GCAAGGGACTGTTAATCCCTGGGTCGTGGGTTCAAGCCCTACCTCGCCAGCCATGTTGATTATTGATAACTATGTGCCCATAGAAGAACAGGGGTATCTGTATGAATACTTTACCGACCCTCAAGTTTCTTATCGGTTCTATCGTAGCCATATCTATCACGAGGGTGAAATGTGGACTCATGCACCAATGCAGATGTCACATCATCTGTATGAATCTGAATCAGATATTGCCTCTAGTCATCTACCTGCAATTGGCAAGCTTGTCGGTAATCTGGTAGATAGATTTGGTAATATTAATCTTTTGCGGGCTAAGGTAAATGTAACCTCTCCATACCCCCCAAAGATGAACTATGAATCTCAGGTTCCTCATATTGATTTACAGTACGACAACGGAGATCCTGTTGACCATAAAGTTCTTCTATATTACATAAACGACTCAGATGGACCAACTTACTTTTTTAATGAAGCATGCGAGCTCCAGGACACCGTATATCCAAAACCAGGGCGGGCTATCATCTTTGATGGCAGCAATATTCACGCAGCCTCAAACCCTGTTCGCTCTCCATTTAGGATGGTTGTTAATATTGATTTTCAAGGGGGAAAATGAAATACCTACTCATGATATGGGTCGCGTTTATTGTCGTTAGAGGAAGTGCTTACTTCACAAGACAATCCCGAATTCGCAGAATGTCTAATCGTGACGCATGGATTAGTTTTCGCAAATCATTTGATGAATAAATCGGGCTCTAAAATGTGGGCTCCGAAAATACTATATGCTTTATATGCCCTATATATTTAAAGGGTTTTACTTGTTTCGCTTTGCCAGGAGTGCGTCAAAGTCTTTGATTTTGGTTTCACCCATATATCCCCAAGCATAACCCTCATCAATGAGCTGTTCGTTAAGGGAACGGGTATCGCCATCAAGATATACCCAACCAAGAATACGCCCGTACTTTTCAGAGCTATCAGGAAGCTCGGTTTTTACCACAACGGTTTTTGCGGCATCAATGGCTTTCTTTACCTTGTCTTTTACCTCAAGCCCCAATGCCTTCTCTCGTGCGTCTTTTGTGCGAGATTCAGGGGTATCAATTCCCGCCAGTCTAACTCTTTGGGTGTAGGAGATATTAAACCCCAGATCAATGTCCACATCAATGGTATCTCCGTCAACAACTTTCAAAACCTTCTTAATTCTATATTCGTACATGATATATTATATCATGTATAATTTATGAGCTATGCCACAGTATGATTATAAGTGTTCCAATGGACATCCCTACTCTGAGTTTAGATCCATTCTGGAAGAAATTTCAAGCCCGAACTGTTCGGTGTGCAACGCTACGCTAAAACAAATCTATTCCCCGCCGATGATAGAGCTCAAAGGCAGTGGATTTTACCGCAACTCTAAGAAGTGATATAATACTTATGGCACCCTAAAAGTGTCAAGCGGCAATCGTGATCTGCACTATCACCAGAGCAGAACGAATTTCGCTATCTTAGGACCGTTATAGTTCACTGAGAGGAAAGAGAGACCGCCCGCAAAGCGGTCTCTTTTCTATTCTCCCGCATTTTAAACCAGCTCCCGCCCAATTCCCGCCCACGCCCTTTTTTAGAAAAATTGAGTATATATTAAAACAGTGTTATGCCGTATTTTACGGTGTACCTAAATTGGTATGTTGGGTATGGTCAATGCCCTACAAGGTCAGAATGAACCAATTCTTCACCCAATTCCGAAACTATTTCTAAACAATTCATAAAAGCCTTATTTTATAAGGGTTTTAGATGAGGTCAGTGCTTGCTATGTGTATCTATGTCCTGTATCTTTTATTACATGAGGTTGAGCAACGGGCTCAACACCTAAGCGAAAGGCAAGGACATGGCAACACCAAAGGCAAGGTTCACCTACAAGGTGAGCACCGAGGCAAAGGCTCTAGTAGCCAAGAGCCTCAAGGCAGTAGAGGCAGAGCGTACCCGTGACCTCAAGGCAGGTCACAAGGCTACCTATGTGGACATGGTGCTACTGACTGCAGTAGCAGAGGCATGGGTACAGGGTAAGAGCGTAGAGGCTCTGCAGGCAGAGGTATCGGTAGCATACGAGGCAGGCAAGGCAGTGACAGTGCCTGCAGTATTGCGATACAAGCACCTACAGGGTAAGGCAAGTAAGAGCCCTGCAGAGGTCAATGACCGACCTGATAACGCCATACAAGTACGCCTAGACAGTCTCGCCACTGTCAAGGGCATGGCATGGGTGAAGGCAGTACAAGCCCGCCGAGGTCTCGCCTACGGTATGAAGGTCAAGGCTACCGACCCCGAAATAGCCGACCTCGTGGTATTCGCCAAAAGGTAGGCGAGAGGGGGGCGAAAGCCCCCCTACCCCCCCCCTCGTGGGCGTAGGGGGATATCGGGGGATAATTTAGTACATGATTACACACAAACAAAACAACAGAAAAGGAAAAACCATTATGAATACCGAAATTAGACCAAATATCCGAATGAAAGGAATGCCCGTAGCAGTAGTAAAAACAGGACATATCCTGACAATATGGGTCTCAAGCCCTACGGGAGATAGTTCAGATAGTCACCTATTTACCATGCCATGCATGAATGAGGCTCAAGCCGAAGTTATCATGGAAACTTGGCTCAATGTCTGGGGGCTTGCGTGAATTGGTTCGGACTATTCACCATGTTTCTCATGGCAACAGGCGTAATCGTATGGTTCGCATACGAGGCGGGTTATGAGAAGGCGGTCAAAGATGTAACAATGTCTAAGACCTGGCTAGACCTAAACAATAAGAAATAAACGGGAATGAGCCCCCTGAGAAATCGGGGGGTTTTTCCATGCACCAAGCAAAACACTGATACCCCTTTATCCAGCTTTAATGCGTACAAAAATTACCTTTATGTAAGTTTAGAAACCCCCCATTTTTCAACTTAAAATTACACGCCTGTAAAATTACACGGCGGGCGGGTGTGGAGCTGCCCAAGAATGTAGCAGACGCACACCCGTTGCATAAATGCAACACTATGTACCATTTTTAGTATATAAATGTAATTGCAATTCGCTTTATGAAAACATGCAAAAAAGTCAATAAATACAGGGGTTTTTTGATGCTTGCGTAGTGTTACACGCTTGCGCTAGTATTTGTGTTGTCAAGTAATCCGCTTGGCACTTACAGATTAGGAAAAAAAATGGCACAGAAAAAAAGCAAAGCCGATGCAACCAAAGTTGTTGCATTGGAAAAGAAACTTGTTGCAAAGTCGCAACGCAATTCCAAAGCCAAAGTAAAAAAGTTCTATACCGATAAAGGTACAACTATTTTGCTTGAAGCAATCACAGTTGCAATGTCGTTGCCAGTAATGCCAAAGACGATTGACAATGCCGAAGCCATGCGCCAGTGGTGCATTGCAAATAATGCACCATCAGTTCAACGAAACTTGGTTTGCCGTAAAGCAACCAACTATCGTGCAGACAATGCAATCCGCCAGCGTTTGCAATCGTTGCAGAATAACAACATCATCACGGCAAGCGTTGATGTTGTTTGGGCAACCAACAATGCAATCGCAAAGCGTGAACCATTTTCGGTACAGGCAGAAAAGGTGTTCATCGTTCGCAAGTAACGACAAACACAAAAAGATTGCGGGGGCAGAAATGCCCCCGCTTTTTTTTTGCACACACTGTTGCAAATGCGCAACATCGTGTACCATTCATTGGACTTCACCGTTGTTGCAAATTCGCATCAAACGGGCGGGTGTCTTCCCCAGCGTAGCGACCCCATACACCCGCAGTAATATTACACAAGTGTAAGATTAGTTTAATACCTTTATGTAATGTAATATTACAAAACTCATCCTTTATGGGAATGTAATAATACAGCTCATTTTATAGGTAAAAAATAACCCTAAAATTACCTAAACTTACATAAGGATATGGGGTAGGATTTGTTTGTTGGGTAATCCCGCCCAATAAGTTAGAAAGGCTAAAATTACAAATGTCATACCTTACCTGTAAGATTAGGAATAGAATAAATTACCGAGATGATCTAGCCCATGAATATATGTTCATTGGTACAGATTCAACCGAGACACAACACGGCAAATATACGATTACCCAAATACACGCAACCTGTAAGTATTGCGGTATTCTGAATACCACAACACAAATTGAGGATAGTGATCATTCATATTCATCTACTTTGGGCGAAACCCAAAAATAACAAGGGAGTAAAATTACATGAACACATACGAGGTATCTTGGCAGTTTGAGAATGGCACTCAGGAATGGTGCGATAGTTTTCTCTACTACGCTGAAAACATAGAGGAACTAGGGAAGTTACTACGCTCTATCAAAAACGATAAGGCGCAAGATGACGACACTGACATGAGTGTAATTTTTGCTCAGAACATAGACGATGATGATGCGAGCGCAGACGAGCGAGACATTACAGACGAACTACCCGAAGATATATTGGCTAACTAAACTTACAGGAGTGTAACAATGAACATACTAAAAATAATCTATGGTGTCTTTATTCTTTGGTCATGGATAATTATTCCAGTAGCGTTAGCGTGGTACATGGAACAAGACTAAAATTACACAGCAGTAAGATTAGCCCCCGCCAAAAGCGGGGGTTTTTCTTTGCGCCTGGTTTGTAAAATTACACGCATGTAACAATACGGGCGGGCGTAACTTTACATAAAGCTAAAGTTACGCCCGCTGTAATTTTACACACATGTAATAAAAGTTTAGTATCTTTATGTAATAATACAAGGCGAACCCTGAAAGTTACCCAGATGTAATATAAGGCTGTATCCTTTATGGGGGTCATGTAATAATAGACTTTTTCTAAACTTACACCGAAAAATAGGTTTGTAACCAAATTGTAACAATGAGCGTGATATATCTCATATGGGCATTGGGTTTCCCGACATTGTTACATTCTCATTACCTTGCAATTCCTATTCCTATCCATTACCTTTACATATGTCAAAGCAACAACGCCTAGACAACCGCTTAGGCGGTACTCACGCAAAGGTAGAAAAATGAAATTCCAAATCATTGAGGAAACCGCACTGGAGTTTACTCCACGAGGTCGCAAGTCAAATGTAGAACCTGAATTGGTAGAAGCACTAAAGACCTTGCCAAAGGGTAAAGCAGTAAAAATTACAGACATGAAACTAAACCCAAAGACCGACACATTCAAGACAGACAAGGCTCGTGTCTCCGCAACAATCCGTTCGGCAGGCAAGCAAGCCAAAGTCAATGTCAAAATTATGTGGGCAACAGACGGAACTCCACAGGTAGTCGTTGCCAAGTAAACTTACCTGCGTGTAAGAATAGAGTAGCCCTTCCCCAACCCCCTGGGGAGGGGCTCTCTTTTGTTACAGCTGTGTAATTTTACACGCCTGTATTATTACAGGCAGGTGTAACTTTACTTTCTGCTAAAGTTACACCTGCGGTAATATTACACAAGTGTAAGAAAACTTTAGTATCTTTATGGAATGTAATATTAGATACATGTAACTTTATGGAATTGTATTCGTGTAACTTTAGGGTTTATGTCTATGTAACTTTAGGGATTTGGTGATATATCAGTCAGAGAATATCTTTATGTAATTTTAGAATTAGCCTATTATTACATAGAATCTTTGATATCGTCATTAGTGCTGGTTGACCCCAGCCGAGTTCCCCATTAGGCGAGTTCCCTGTAAAATTACAGGTGTGCAATTTTGGCTCTCGGTGTCCAGCCTAGAAGTTGCGGGAAGGGTTCGGGTGTACGATCCAAAAATTACACCGAGGCTACTTTAGGCATAAGGTAGTTGTCACTTCTAAACTTACACAGAGGTAATAATGGCTGATAAATATCAGATCATTGACGAGTCTGCGTTAGAGTTTGTACAGCGTGGGCGCAAGTCCAATGCTGATCCTGAGTTGGTAGACGCATTGCGTAAACTTACAAAGGGTAAGGCTCTAGCAGTCGCTTCTGAAAAAGTTGACATGACTTCCCCAGCGGAAGTTGTCAAGACTGAGAAGGCTCGCGTTTCTGCGAACCTACGCTCGGCTGGCAAACTTGCTGGCGTGAAGGTTGCTATCCGTTGGTCGCCAGCAGGCGTACCGCAGATCGCAATTTTGTCTACTTCTAAGAAGTAGGTCTCGTTGGATCTCATGCGAGTAAAGTCGCAGGGCTGTAAAATTACAGCCTCGTAACAGAAGGGGACTAGTTGGGCATAATATTCCAGCTCTGTAACAATAGGCATATTGTTCCAGGCTGTCTGAATAACCCCAGCCAGTCCCCATAATTTTTGTTACATCCAGGTAATATTACACGCCTGTAATCTTACACGAGGGTGTAATATTAAATTCATGTAATATTACACCCTCGTAATATTACACATAACCTTTATCTAATTTAGTACATAATTTCTAATCCAATTCCCTACCTTTATCTCGCTGCAAAAATGAATTCATATCTTTATCCTAACCTTTATGAAACCTTTATCTGAATACAATTCTTAACCCCATTTATATAAAAAAATAAGGGCTAGGTTTTACCCTAGCCCTTATCTAAATCGGTAGTTATTTGTTTAGTTTATTTCTTAGCCTTAGGCTTATCTATTCCGAAACGAATTGCTGGAACAGTTTCCTTATGCCAACGGATTTCTGAAGAATAACCCAAACGCTTAGCCAAACCCCGAAGCATTGCCGAAGTTGTAGCCTTATAGTTTTTCTTATCCTTATCGTTGGTCAAATCTGAAGGGATAGCCAATTCCGTAAGTGTAAGGAATTTCTTACCTTCAACCATTTTGTTAGCAATAATCGTATTCTTAATCTCATTCACAAATTCATCTGAAAGATTAGATTTACGACCACGCTGAACAAATTCCAAATCATTTTCTTCAATGATTTCAAATTTGATTTTTTTTGATTCTGACATTATTTTTTCCTATTCTATGTTTGATGTTTTATCCAATATTTTATTTATTTGGTAATTTCATTACCGATTTAGAACCCCATTCTATCGGCTAATTCAATAGAAACCAACCTCACACAAAAATTAATAAAATAAAGTTTTAATTCCTTATCCAATTATTCATTCAATTTTTGATCGGCTGCGGGGATGTAATATTACACGCCAGGTGCTAATGCTTTAGATAATACTTTACCTAAAACAAAATACGCTTGGTGTAATATTACACGATTGTAATGTTACATAGAGTACACAAAAAAAATTAGAAAACGCTTTATGTGAATATTTAGATAATGTAATACCTTTATGGGGCGGGTATTAGACAACCTATTAGCTGAGTCAATTACCCTATTGTAATTTAGACCCTATTCAACATAAGATTTCTAATTTAATCCCGCCCCTAATAGGCACACCTAACTGGACACTAAATTTTTTATAAATATGCTCTCTAATTCCCTCATTTAATTTTCGGGGTATTCAGATATAAATATGTTTACCTTCTCTATAGGGAATAGACACACAAATAACCCGCCTTATATTTTGGGGGATTATATTATTCATTCTACTAGTTCTTTATTCTATTAGAGAGAGAATACCTTTATGGAGGAGCTAAAACGATACATTTTATAGCGTTATATAAAAATCCTAAGGAAATTAGGTGTTTTTACCTTATTTTGTACTGTTTTTACCTAATACACCCAATAATTTATTATATTTATACCTTTATTTGAGCGTTTAAGACGAGACTTTAGGTATACGGTATACGGTAGGTATACGGTATACAATATTTTAGGTATACGGTATGCCTATCTGTTGGCAAACCACCATTCATCTTCAATCTCTTCCTTTGTCTTTACTCCAGGTAATTGATCAACCTTTCCCTCAATTCTATTCAGAGTCCTTATTACTCTCCTATGATCTAGGTAATCTTCTATAAGATCCATCATAGTAGATAATAGATATACCCCGCCAAAAAAGGCAAGGTATGAGATAACCATATATAGAAACAATTGCTTACTCATATCCCTATCCCTTCTCAATCGTAAAGTGAAGACTATGCCCATCTGGATTCTCATCATTAACCATCATATGATCTATGACCTGATCCAGTTCTAATTCTGTATTGCATCTCCTACAATAAACCAGAACCTTTTCCCCAGCTTTTAGGACACTCAAAGGGAAGTTCCCATACAATTCCAATGTCTTATTTCCCATTTTTATAATCCCATTCATCCTTTACATCGGTATATAGCGTTATGCCCAACGCACAAATAGCCAATACCGCAACTGTTCCAAATATAATATATAACCCAATTCCAATAATATTCAGCATGTCTCACCCGCACTCATGTCCGTAGCCTAATTCGTTCTCATCTAGTAACATTTCACACTCATCACAAACATCATAATAAAGCGTACCTGTTTCTATATCCTGAAGAGCCTTAATTCCCGCAACAAATATGCGAGCCATATGCACTGCGTCAGCTTTATATTTAACATTAGTCATTTTTTGCCACCTGGTCTTTCTCTATGATTAATTTCATTCTTTCCACTATTTTCCTACATTCTGCATAATGCCATAATGGTCTATCAATATGACCATTTTCTAATTGAAATAACATCTGAATAGCCCAATCCATTTCCTGTTTATTAATCAAGATAATCATCCTTCCATTGCTGGACAAGGATTTTGAGGTTATCAAGAATCTTATAGATTTTGCTAAAGTCGGGGTGATCTTTTATAATAACCCCGATCCTGGTATTTTCCATATCTTCAACAAAACCCTTAATGGTTTCAATCCCTTTCTCCATCTCTTCCAGGGTCAAATCCATAATCATTCCCTTATCTATTCCCTGTTCCATTTAGCCTCTTCTTTCCATTGAGTTCCATATTTATCATGGCTTTTAATTGCTTTTTCAAGCACAAAAATATGAAACTTAATACCTACAATTACTCCGATTAATAATGCCAATATTGTTCTCATCTTAACTTCCTATAATAATAAACATAACAAAGATACCAATAATTCCTAACCCAATCCTAACCATTTCAAATGTCAAAATTCCTCCTTTTTAAAACCCAATCCGTATGTATTATCAGATTCCATAATGCGACTAAACCCATCTTTCATAACCTTAGTCTGATGCAAACCGCAACAATAGTCTTGGTTATATCTACTTAGTTTAGTCGCACAATTAACATAACAACAAATACCAGTATTAAGCTTTGATGTATCAAAACCAATTTCCATTAGTTTTCTAATGACCCTGGCTTTTCTTGATTCATTTCTCTTACGATTAATCGCAAGGCGAACTTCAGGATCAACCTTCATCAAAGCTTTTTTCTTTTCGTATTTTACTTTTCTTGCTTCTGGACTATAAGCCATCTTTTCCCTTTTATATATGTTAGATATATTACTAATATATGACATTAATCCTAATGATAATTATAACTCAACCCTGGGATAGTTTCCGAAAACATATTCATCTAATTTCAGTGAACTTTGAAACCTTGTTAATGTCTGAGCATAAGGCTGAGCTGATTCTGAACTCATTATTGATCTACCATCAAACTCATCTATAATCTGTTGTCTGACATATAGGAAATTACTTTCCCATTTCTCAGGATCAACCATATCGTGAATCCTTTGGAGAACTTTTAACATACCTAAAGAGTTATCTGTAAACTCCCAATTTTCACAAGATACTTTTACAGCATCAATTACAAATGTATTATCAACAGTTTGTGATTCTAATTGATCATCATAAGCCTCATCACTAATGATATGACCAACGGCACACTTTAGGGTATCAATAATTTCACCGTCATCGTTTCTTATAAAACCACGATAAACGCAATCTCCAGTATATTCATATTCATTAGTATCATAATTCATAAAACTCTCTTGTGATTTCTTACCCTGTTTCAAAAGATTTGAAACAACATAATCCATCACCTTCATATCATTGTCTAAATCACTCAATTCAATAGCCATTTTAAAATGCCTCCATTTAGCTCTATTTGGCTCTATTTTCGTTTTTAAAGGTTAAATCGTACTCTTATCGGTTAAGGCATTAAATAGAAATTCGTAACCGTATCTCCATCCTCGCCCAATGATTTACCAAACATACAACCTGGACCATTACCTTCTTCATCACGGGAAGGGTAAAGTACACTTTGATCTGAAAGCACAAGTGCAATTGGAGCTTTATACATATTCAAACCCCAACCTTCCTTATCCATTTCAAACTCAGTCATTTCCCTAGCCTTAACAATTGTTAATCCTTCGGGATAGTTGTCCTCATTAATTGGCATTACTATTCTCCTTTTGATCTTCTTGATACATTTTGTGGATAGATTTCCAATACTTCTTCAATTGTGCATTTGTAGCTTCAGATGAATCTATGCCATTAGACACAGTGTATTCATAATTCAAAAGAATTATTGCATACTCATCATCACAGCCAAGTGCATCTTTAACCATACCTCTCCAGTATGGATTAAATTCACTCCATTTAATATTGCTTTCATTCATCACACTACCGCTTCTTTCTTAATATAATACGGTTCACCATCAATATCAGCTAAACAAATTTCTTCATTTAGAATTCTTGTTAATACATCTACTGCTGTAAGGTAATCAATAGTCGTAAAGTCAATTATAAGATCTTGATCATCCCATTGCATACCGTATTCTTCAGCCTCTTCTAATGATCCATACTCTTCTACTCGCAAATCAGAATATTTATCTGGTTCCATATACATCAACCATTTCCAAATAGAAGCATCATCACCATAATAAAGATTTCTACCCTCATGATATGTGAAACCTAAAAATTCATTTGATGTGCTTTCAAAACCTTGAAGCTGAGCTGAATGATCATCAATTGTCAACCACTTAGGCGCTTTCCATTCATTTGCTATTGCTGTAGCAAATCCTGCAATACAACCCATTGATGTACAATTAAAGATATTTGTACCTTCTTCAATACGAAGAACTCTACTTACAGGATATTTACTTGCTAACTCACCATCTTCAAATATATATTCTTCATTTCTATCATCATTTAGCTTACCAATAAAGGCAGCCATATTGAATTTCTTTTGTCCATCAAATTTGATGGCATCAATTACTCTCTGTAGATTTTCCTTATTCATTTCATCTCCTTGTAATTTCCATTTGCTGTTTCTTTTAGGTTTGTATAAATAATAACTTGACCTTCATTATCTTCATCAAAAGAACAATTAGGCAAAAGCTTTTCTATCTTTGACCGCAACTGATCTCCGTCTATTTTACTCATTTTCAATCCAACCCTTATTATCATCTAATGTTTGCACTATTTGGTCATATATTATCTCTTGAGGATATATAGTCATATCATCAAATTCATTGACTACTATTGACCATACATCTTTTTTTATTTTTGTATCAAATGCACCTTCAAACAATTCTTTAGCCCACCATGCAATACAAATTTCTTCATCTTGGTCTAAATGATCATTTAGCATTTTTATTGCTTCTTTTACTGTTGTCATGCTATAAATTCCAATGCATTCTCTACTCTTAGAAAATCTAAAACCTGGAGCCATCTCTCATCATTAAGCGCACCCAAATCATAGAAGTCTTTTTCTAACTTATCATTCAACCCAAGCTCAGCCAATTCCTTAATATAAGAAACAAACTCAGGCTTATTAGTTTCAAAATGAGAAATCTTGCCTGTAACTGGATTTCTTACATAAATAAATTTTGTATCTTTGCAAGGAATCAATAAACTATAATTTCCGTTAATTGCACCTTGAATTAATTGTTCTTGCTCTGTTCTTTTGTCTACTTTTACTGCAGCCTTTTTAGTTGCCATTAGTTATCTCCAATTTCTCTTGTAGTAGTTTTAACATTCTTGTATCATCTTCCATGATCTTACCGCTATCCAATTTCACCCATTTTCCAGTACCCATATTGAAAACTGGGGTTGGATAAAATACTTCAACATTTTCTAGATCCAAATCAAAGTTAATCTTGTCATCTTTATCAAGCCAAGCTTTTACGATAAAGTGATGTTCTTTTCTATGGATATCTCCGTGTCTAATGTTTCCTGTCATAATCTTCCCTTTGCATTTTAATAAGCATATCTTTAGCTGTTTCCATAGCATCATAAATATCATAAAGAACAATATCTAAATGTTCCCCATCTTGATCATAAAGATCAAACCAGGGATTCATTTGAACCTTATTTTGATCGTATAATTCATTTAAATCATCATCGGTTTTAATATCACTGTTGATCAGCTCAATATAATCTGCAATCTGTTCTCCGTTATGATTAATGCGCATTTCACCATCACAATAGATATTAATAAATTTATCTTTAAGATCTGCATTACTAACAGTAATTACTAAATTAGACCCCAAGCCTTCACAAAAGAATTCTGGATTCTTTTGATCCTCAGATATATCAAATCTAGTCTCATACATTGTTATTGCGCTCATTAGTTATCCTTTCAACAGCTTCATGAAATGCAATAAGTTTTTTTGCAACTGCTTCTACTTCTTTTTGATTCAAGGTTTCAATAGCTTCATTGAATGATTCAATCAATCTGTCAGAATCTTCTAAAAAGATACCGTCACCTTGATATTCAGTTATATACTCTTGATATTTAAAATTGAATACTGTTTTACCTTCCATAAAATCAGATTCAGCTTCAACATTATGAAACCAAGTATTGTCACTAGTATCGTAACCTAGAATGTAATTATATATTAACGACATAATTAACCTGCCTGTATATATTCATTGTTTTCGTTGAAATAACTTTCAAAGTATTCTAATTTCAAACTCCATTGATCAGGATCATATTCATCATGAATATGTTGTAATTCACCCAACATATTTGAATTTACTTCCCAATTTGGAATTGAACCCGCAACAGCTCTTTTAACATCTTCATTACTTGCAGAAAGATTTTCAATCTTTTCCGAGTACCATTCGTCATCTATCAGACAACCAATAGCACACATCAATACTTTACCGTCTTCTTTTTGTGAAAGATATTGGCATTGTAATGACCAAGGATCTACTGATTTTTCATTTTGTTTTAGAAGATGTTCTTTAACATAATTAAATACATCATAATCAGTTTTTAAACTTGTATGTATCATAGCTTAACCTTTCCATATTTAATTTTTGTAACGATATCATTAGCCCATCTATTAGCGTCAGCTTCAGCTGTTTCACCAAGAAATGCATCTTCCCAAAAATTACCAGTTAGTCTGTCAGTAATTTCAACTCTTTGATATGCACCACCCATAATCATTTTCTTATCTGAAGCATATGTATATTCAGCATCTGCTTCAAAATAAGCAACTTCAATATGCCATTTATCAAATACCGAATTTTCTCGGTATTCAATAAAATTAGTTTCATACCAATTTGAAACTCTTGGATACATATTTATTTGACCTGGATTGATAGTCATTACGCTACCTCTTTCTCAAACTGTTCTTCCAGCTTCTTCAAACGATATTGAATTTGTGAATGTGAAAGTGTTACATTTTGATAACGCTTTACATTCTTAACCCATTGACCTCTTGTAACCGTTGAATGATTTGTTTTCAAACCAATATATTTAATCAATTCTTTTGCCTCTAATGGCTTGTCTACATAATCCATTCCATCTTCTGTGAGTTCTCTTGTAAGATATGTGTTATACATTTCTTCGCACATTTTCAATCTTGCATACCATTCACTTACATTTTTATAAGTAATTGATCCAAGCGCAACCATACCACCACTAAAAATCAAACCTTTAAGGAATGGTTTTACATCCTTATAAGTATCTCCAAACTGTTTGTATTCTGTGTACGCTTCATCATAGTTATCTTTGTACATTGCAATATCTGATATATCGTAATTCAATGGCATTTTATTTTCCTCTTCTTTCAATTTGGCTTACTGCACCGTTCAATATTGAATCAATGCTATCTGTTTTTATAAAACTAACCCCATCATAATCACCACCGTTTGGCAGAAAATCACCATGAGTATTTGCTAATAGCTTAACTAAATTTCTTGCTTCATCTTTTGTTGAGTCAAAAGTGCTAACCCCAACAATCTTTTCATTTCTATAAAATAACGCTGCATAATTACTAATGTCTGTCATTTATTTATTCTCATCTTTCTGTGTAAGGATTCTATATGCTGTTACAAATGCTTCAAAATCAAGAATTTCATCATCAGTTAGTGAACATTGCTCTCCTTCATCATCTGTTCTCATATAAATAACATCACCTGAAATAAAGTCATTAAAGCCTTTCAGGGTATCTCTTTCTTTAAGAATATTCCAATACCACCATTTACTAGCAAGTTCATTCATTCCCTTATTAAATTTCCCCTCTTCGTTAACATAATAGCCAGTGCTATTCTTAGCATCAATCGTAACCCATTCAATATAACCACCCACTTGTTTTTGCAGTTCTTCAAGTGTCATTTTCTTATTATTATAAAGCATTTCTATTTCACTATTTTCTTTTATTAATATTGATTTCATCTTTATGATGCTCCTTATATTTGTGCTTATATATGACAAAAAGAGTTAGGCAAGAAACATTTGCAAAGCTTAATGAACAACATGCTTCACATTTAACATTTTCTATAGAACATAGCTATAAACAAATGCATATTTCTCTTAAACCCGAAAGGGTGGGCTTAGCCTAACTCTTAGCGTATCCGATAGGATTTGAACCTATAACCTAAACATTAGAAGTGTTTTGCTCTATCCATTGAGCTACGGATACATAAACATATTGGTTAAACTCGGCTTTTGCATATGTCAGACAAATAGTTTTTTCCAGGCTTTAACCAAACCTGCTTTTAATACCAGAGTATAATCAGATATGAGGATTATACATACTATTACAATGACCAAAAAGAACAGTATTTCCTGATATTAAAAAATTGGTATTAGAATACAACCCTATACAAAGGTTATACCAGAATAGTAACCCCGTTCCCACTAGAGTTACTATTCTGTTTCTAATACCAAATCTTTTATTCAATAAAGCACCAGCGTTATTTTATTCAATCTATTAGCTAAATTGAGTATGCGGTGCTAGTTAGATATTTTCCAATTCAATAGCTTACCTTTTGAATTGTCCATGATATATTTTGCAACACTTAAGTTGCAATCTAATTCCAATAGACCATTCAAATCCGTACCGCAAACATTTTTAGTTACTGTTTGCCATGCACTATTGATTTGTAACAAACCTCTATCAATTGATCCATTCTTATTTAATGTCCAAATGACCTTTCCATTTGAATCAAATTTTGCATTTATTGCTTTTGGATTACAACCACTTTCTCTCCAAGCGATATATGAAAATACTTGTACAGGCAATCCATATTGTTTAAATTTAGAATTGAACTGAGGACAACGCTTACTCTTATCGTCAGGAACTCTATGATCTAACCACTCAGGTTTATCAATAGCCATTGGCTGAGTATTAATCTCAGCTATATCAATAGCAACTGAATACGAATTTGCATTAACAATATTCATATCATTACTAGAAGCATAAGCTATTGTGCCTACAATTCCTATATATATACTTATAATTACACTTATTAAAGAACTTTTTGTCTTCATTTTGCCTCCATAGTTTAGGTTTTGCGATTTATTCGCATTAGCTTAGCTTTAGATGCAAAACAACGGCAACCTACAAAATTAAACCATTGCTTTACAGTTTATTTTTTTATAAAATACCTCCTTGTATAGGCTTATATAGAAATCTATCTAAATAGACGAGTTATCTATTGTTGATTAGGAATTCTTATCTAGTTTCCTAACCTGTTCCTGTAACACTTGTTCTGCAAAAGCTGGATGCAATCCAGCAACATTTTGCAAGTGTATTCTTGTTTCGGAATTATAACTTAATGCATACATCTTAAAAGCCTCTTTTACAGAAATATCATTTTGATCTGCAATCGTAGACATAAATAAACCCATGTGTATCATGCAACCATATAGTATTCCTGGCAAAAACGATAATTGTTCTTGCTTATCCAATTCGTATGAACTCATCAATTCAGCAACTGTACTTTGATCTTCATCTAAAAACGCAGAGAATAATTGTAATGCGTAATCCGTAAACAACTCGTCATCTTTTGCGTGGTTATTGCTCATGATAAATCCTTAGATATATTATATCACAAATCATTACTAGTTGCCTTCTCTCTGGCTAATGCCCCAAGTATATACAGAAAAGCATCTCTTTTCTCTTCTTCAGACAACGAAATTGTGAAATGTTTTCCCGCAGACTCAAGTAAATCCATAACGAAGTCTGAATCATTACTGAATCTATCCAATTGAAACGACAAATCATTCACCCAATGCTGGATGTATTCTAATCCATATCCTTCATATTCAGCTTGCGCTGACTTTTTCCCAAAGCGTTGTGTAATCTTTGAACTCTTCCACATATTTTTCATCTCCTTCTTGGTGAACAGTTGTATGGCACTTATGACATAATGAAATCAAATTAGTTGCTTCATCTGTTCCCTGCTTTGAAACTGGAACAATATGATGAACTTCTAACCGACCTGTATTGTTAAAACAGAGCAGACATGAATTCCGATCTCTATCAAGAATCAATTTACGAATAAAAGGTTCAACACCTCTCCGATGTGTTCCATTCTCATATTTCCTACGCTGTTTTTGATAGTTATAATGCTTGATTTTATTATCAATTACCTCACGGCAACTGTCTAATCCACAACATCTTTTATTACGATAAAAATCTGTTGTTTCCGCTGGATATAATTGACTACATCCAGCACATATTACTTTCCTATTTCCCATACTAGTTTTCCTCTATAAGCGCTTGCATAATTGCATTATTATTTTTTTCACTATCTGGAGACAAACCTTTATGGACAAGCTCATTGAAATAAGATATATTCTTTGTTATTTCACGATATGTAGATGAATTAGGGTTGTAAAAGAATTCTTTTACATGACCAACTTCCCTTACTCCAGTTACATATTGAAATATTCTTGCATACCAATTGTTAGGTTTAAACCCAAATTGATTTTCACATATTTGTCCTGCTCTACTAACTGCTTCTTGAACAGAATTCACAGAATCAACTTTAATTGGTATTCTAAATTCAACAATATAGTATTCTCCAAATTTAGGCATAATCTCCTCAGGCTATAATAACGGCTATTATTAGCAATAAAAACATTGGCAATATGATTACCGCAACTGGCAATACAATCATGAATACGAGAAGGCATGCAAATCCAATTGCACACCACCCAAAAAATCTATACAACATGATTAATCCAATCTATCAATACTTATAATTCCAGGCAATGCAATGGTGAATACTTTACCAGATGCTGACACCTCAGCACATCCATTCTCCTGATAATTATTTCCATCAATAACAACCTTGAATACGCAATTACCAATTGTCATAAATTTAGAATTGATTTCATTGACGCTTACTATTGAGTAATTAATACCGCCAATCTCAGCGATATTCTTAACATCAAGAATAACCTTCTCATCAACCAATTCTACGAGCAAAGGCTTATAGAATTCAGTCATCAATTTGCCAATCCTACGATCAGCTAAATCTCTAAACTTTCTACCAATCACATCTCCATCTGAATAGCCAGTTTCATAGTGATCATATTCATGAACAACAGTAGCAACTATTTCATTTAGCTCACCGTTAAGCGCATGATTTCTATCAATTAAAATTTGCTTGTCATCTGTATCTGGATTAATTACAACACCGAGATAGTGATCTTTTTGCTTAGGAATAAAGCAAGCAATTGGCTTTTCCAATTGCAATAAGCCTGGTTCAAATCTTGCTGCAATTTCAATTGCCTTGATCAGTTTTGGATAATTACTAATATCATGATCAATATCATAATTAATAGCTTCTCCAGCAATACTGTCAATTGTTTGAACTCCAGCCTTCTTCAAAACCCAAAAGAAAAAGCTAGAGCTAATCATCTTAAAGTCAAGACCTTTTTCTTTAATGAAAGATACATACGCTTGATTTATAGATTGATCAGGTGTAAGCATAATGCATTTCTCACCATAAAGTTCTGTCCAAGCCTCATGCCAAGCATTATCAACATCATGCATTGAACCAGTAAATTCAAATTCAACATAATTCTTAGTAGAGTTTGATAACTGAATAATCATCTTTACAATTGATATATCATTACACTCACAGATAGCCTGGGCAATTCTGTAATTCATTGTCCATTCATCTGACACTGTACGCATTTCATTTAGTTTGATATTTTGAACTTCATAATCAAACATTGATGTATACTCTTCATTTTCATAAACCATTACTTGCTTATGATAAACATGAGTATTTTTATCAAACGGCTTGTAAAAGCTGATTTTATTATAATTCGGTTCGTTAGTATATAACGCTTTACGATTCTCAAGAAAATACTTATCGTGATCGTTATAAATTTCCATCATACTTGGTGACGCAGTAATATAAACAGAAAACTCATTCAAGTTAGAAACAACATCTTTTGCATCAACTATTTCACGACTCCATGTCGTTCCTGAAGTTTTAGCTTCATCCATAGCATTCGCAATTGCTTCTCTATAAATTTGGAATTCATCTTCCCAACTCAATACACCAGCATCAACCGTAAACGAAGATGATTTCTTATAGTCACCGTAATCGTAAACGATACAGTCAACTCCATCTTCTTGCTCTACCTTATACTTAAGGATATACTGACCCTTATCATCTTGACCAGTAAAAATCCAATCCAATCCCATACGCAAAGCTGCAATTGGAGCATATTTAATACCTGAACCAAATTGCCCAATCGTATCTGGATCATTTCGTTTAGTAGATAGCCCTAGTTTTTCCAGGGCTATCCGACTAACATTCTCCGATTGATTAGAAATTTTAATATACTTTGACATTTTCAACCTTTCTATTTTTCTGCTAATCTTGCAAGGACACGATTCTTATTGTATTCAGTATATTGAAGACCATCTAGAACTTCAATAATTTCTTTCATGGTAAACGAACGAAGAACAATTTGATTATCCTCAGTAGTTGTTACTTCAGGAATAGCATTTGTTTGCTTCTTCATATAGCCTTCAATAATTGATTCTACTGATTTGATATATAGACTACCAGTATGGCAAGGACTATCATAATTAAAAGATGTAAGCAATTCTTCAGCTAATGCTATAGCATCAGGTTCATCTAAATAATCTTTGACTTCACGAGCAATATCGCTATAATCAAGGCTTTCAGTTACATTGTCTTTGATAGTATCCATGTCCAAATAATCTTCTACCATGATATCGCTAAGGACATCTGTAACCTTATCGTTCCAGTCAACATTGTCAATTGCTGATTCAATTACGCTATCATAATCGTAATTACCAATCAATTCCTCAACCTGGTCCTCAGTCATTGTGTAGTCTTTAAACATTTCAATTAACTGTTCTGCGGGGAATGTCATTGTTGCAACGACATCTTTATTCTTTGTTTCTACTGGTTCCATATTTATTTTCTCTCCTGTTTTAGTTGTGTATATTTGATTTCCAGCTGCATCTGTTTTTTCAAGAAATTCCATTGTCATTACATGTACCTTTCTGCTTCCCATTGAACATACCTAAACATTGCTGAATCTTCAGAGATTTTTCTTGTTGCACCATCAAACCAATCTAGAAAGTGATATGTTGCTGATTTCACATATCCATCTTCATCTATAATTGCTTCTATATGTGAAGATGGACCACCACCACTCAATACAATTGTTAGAAGTTTTTCCATACTTGTACCTGCAGCGTATTCATGAATTGTTCCTTCATCAATGCCATCATCTTCAATTTCTTGCAATTGCTTCTTATCATCTTCATCGTCTTCATCAAACTCATAGTTATCCAATACCTTGAACATAAGCTCAATGTAATCATCAGCTCTACGATATTCTTCTTCAATACGCTCTTTGCAACTCAACTGTTTACTCATAGGCTTTCAATCTCCTTAACTAGTTCTTGTAATTGTTTTTGTGTTGTTATTTTTTGCATTTCAATCAAGATCATCTTATGCAATTGCTTCACATAGAATGAAAATGAATTAAATCTTTCAATCAAGATAATGTCTTTCAAAGGCATATCTGTTTGACCATTCAATGCTGGAGGTTTAATATAATAGAATCGCTTACCATACTGATCATCTGTATAAAAATTACCAGGGCAAGCCCAACCTTCACTTCTACCTGAAGCCTGAACATGATCGTAACCACAAGCGTAACCAATTTCTTGAACTTTATTCCAAAAGCTAGAATGAAGCCAATTATAAATATGTCCGCCTAATTCATCTTCAATGCTTGGATGAAAACGCATTGTATGGTTTTTTACATTTACACCACAATTTCCTTCTTGTGTTATAAACGCATCAGGAATAAAATCACAATTAAAATTCGCATTCCTAATCCCTTTAAAACTAATTTCTTCAGTTATACTCATACTTTTACCTCCCCGATATAAAGCATCGGATAATCGTTTATATAATGAAACACCAACAATTTTTTAACCAATATATTGCAAATTTGAGTATGCATTATTCACCGTGATACGCATCTTCTTCATAACCCTTTTCACATTTAGGACATTCAAAGTAAACTGTTCCTCTAAATTCTTCTTTTAATATTTCTCCAGAGAAATCACAATCTTTCTCAACCGTGTTATCTGAATGGTAGAAACTATTCAAATCACGCATCAAAGGTTTTAGCTTATTCTCAATCCACCACTCACTAATATTTCCAGCCCTTTTGAATTCATTAAACAATGACAAGGCATAATCACTGAGATAATAGATTTCTCTTTGTGTAAGCAATACATACTCTGTAGTTGCACTACAATCAAAATGCTCTTCAAATTCGTTACCGCCAGCAATTTCATATTCATTGCCAGTAACCCCAGGTGGATAATTACTCATAGATTTCTCCAATCTTTCCTTAATGGGGTTAGGTTAGTGATCAGCCTAACCTAACCCCAAATCTATTAAACTGACGATACCTCTGTATAAACAGAAGTCATTTTCCCAAATGTTGTTATTTGTGATTCTCTAGATGCAATCAAATCCGCAATTTGTTCTGCCTCTTCAATATCTCTAAGATTTACATAAATATCTTTAACAACACGCAACCTAAATGATTTTTCAACTAATGAGTTTGTTACCATGTTTAATCACAATCTCCTTTGCAATGTCTAGGTTAATAGCTTCTTTATAAAGACGATGATATTTTCGGCGTTCTCTTTGTGAAAGACCACCCCAAACACCATAAATTTCTTGATTCTTTATTGCTTGCACAAGGCAATTAGATGCTACTTGACATTGACTACACATTATTTTTGCATTTTTAATTTCTCTAATCTCTTCAGAAAAGAATTGAATATGATGCACTCCTTTGCAAAGCGCATTTTCTGTCCAACTATTCTCCATCTGTTTCATCCAAATCCCAATATGGAAGTGATGATACTTCATCTTTAATTTGTTTCAGAACATCATTCTTAGTGAAATCAAAATACTCTTTTCGGCTTTCATCTTCCAATGAATTAAGAATATTTACAGCATGAAAAGACAAAGCAATAACAACACCATTTACCCGATCAGATGATAAACCACCATCTTCACCGTAAATAATATTCATTAATTTCATCATTCCATGCATTCTAGACACCATATCGTCATAATCAATTTCAGATAAGATGTCAGTTACCTTCTCCATATCCTCATAATAATCACTAGCATCTAGCAATCCATCAGGCATTGTATCCATTGAATCTTCTAGCTTATCAAAATCATCTGCGTTAAACATTATTCTCCTATTTTGTTAATTAATACCAAATTGCTGAACCATCACAAAACTCACCTGCGAACTCTAACCACCAAGTTGCGTACATCCAATCCTTAATTAACTCTTCATAATTATCTGGATGTAATTGCTTAGCATTAAATGCAAACTTTTCTGTGTTATTTTTCATTATATTAGCCATAGAAATACATTCATCTGAGCTAATACCTTCCTCACCATTAGCAAAACCTTTTCCATAAAATGAAATGCCAAGCGAAGATTCATGCCACATATCATCTACACCGTCAAGCATAGATATTAGTCCATTCCCATATTTTCCTCTATACCAACAATCAGTTCCCATAATTCCTGTTGTTGGAACTGAATCTTTAACCATTGGATTAGATTCATATTCATTCTTCCATGTACATTTACCACAAACTTGTGTTTCAATGCAATCAATACGACCATCTTGATCCTTAATTGCAACATCAATACATGGATATTCTTTAGGTATATTGTCTAGTCCCATCTCTATTCTCCATAAAAATCAAAGTCAATATCTGATACATCATCTGGTGTATAATGGTATTCCCATTGTTCATCGCTAACAATTTCTCCATTTTTAAATATTAATTGTCCAGCAAATCCCATTCCTGGTTCTTCATATGCAATAAATCCTTTTAGATTAGGGAATCTATTTACAATTGCATTTGCTAACTCATTGCAACCTGGAGCCCAAGCAGTATCATAAGTAAAATGAATGCTTGATTCACCATTCAATTTTTCAACTGGATTCTCATAATCAGTTTCACCATTTTCAAGAACTGAATACTCGTATAATTTTAGATGAGTAATGCCATCTGATGAAATACTATAATCGCCCCATTTAGTTCCCCAATTAGCATTGCACCAGTCATACCAATTATCATGTCCATATTTATCAATTAAATCTACATTCCCTTCTTTTGATGGTGATGCAGTTCCTTCCAATTCTTTTGGCATTGGTAGTAAGTTATTGAATAATTCATATTTATTTTTATCTTTATCTGGACCTTTATTCGTTACTAGTTCAATGAACTCTTCAATATCTTTTTTTGGTCCAGTAATACCCAATGTATTATTGCAATGGTTTGGCATTAGTATTCTCCTTTGTGTGCTCTGTCATAATGTGTATATTTTTGTTCAATAATTGCTTTGAACTGCTTTCCAGGAGTTGAACCTGGAGTATTTATTAATTTATTAAAGTCATCTACATATATTTGTTCATAGTAATATGTAGTGCCAGTTTTAAACATAGCTGATAATTCACCATACATTGAATCGTTATCCCGTTCATAAGTTAATTTTTCAAGCATTGATGAATTAAGATTTGTTACTGTTACTATCATTCAAACTCCAATGCTGGTTGAGTACTATCATATTTAGATATTTCATTAGCAGTAAATGGAGGTCGTTCTAATTCATTATCATCACAGAACCGATACCATTCCATAAACTTTTCTGGATTCCAATATTTAAGATTATAAATAGCCCGAATGACATCTTCATCTTTTGGAGTACCGTGATCAAAACGAACTTCAATATTCATATTTACTTCTAGTTCATAAAGAATATCCGAAGCCCAATATTCAGATTTATTTGTATCAATAAACCCAGGATTTAGATAATTCCAAAAATCTAGGCTATCTACATTGTCACTATCAACCATATCTTGATATGTATCTTCATCAGCAACTGGATAGTCATCCAGTTTGTCTAACCATTCCATTGCCAAAAGAAATGGCAATGCAACAGTCTTTCTATCTTCTTCATAGATACGACAAACTAATCTATCAACTGAACCTACAGCCCAATGATTATAAGTTTCAATTCTATAATCTTCAGGGAATGACCCCATCAAATCTTCAGTAATATATTTAAAGTTTGCTTTTTCTAATACATCAGAGTCTCTATTTTGATCAATATTAGTGAAACCCCAAGTATCAAACATATCTGAACTGCCCCAATAACCAAAGTCTTGAGGTTTTTCAGTTGCCATTTTTGCATACTTTTCAATATTTAAAACATAATCTCCCATTAATCCTCAATCCCTTGTTTGATCAAATCTTCAATTGCTTCTGCAAGTGAACCTCTAGCACCACCATAATCAAAAATTGGATTTTCTAAATCATCATTAAATGTAATAGAACTACCAAATTGAAGTGCAGTATTAGCTGAAACCAAAAGGCGAACTCTACGCTTCTTTGGATGCTTAGACGGAGCTAAATCGCTATACTCATCATTATCTTCACTAATAGGTGCAGCCCAACCACAAGTTGCAAATGTAAGAAAATCATAATTCTTAACTTGAGATGAAAGCACTGGGTTATCGTAAAGCATATCGTAAACATCTCCATTTGACGCAATCTGTTCCATTTGCACAGTCAAATCATTATTTACTAAAACACCATATGCAATTGCTTGACCCATATCAAAGTTAGGATCAAGCGAATTTTGAATATTTTCAGTAATAATTTCTAGTGTGTTATCGTCTATAGTTTTCATTTTACTTTCCTCCATTGTTTGTTAAGTTTAATTCTTTAATTGCTTCTTGATCCCAATTAGTTGGGGTATTCCATTCAATTTCAATTGCTGTTGCAGATTCCAATTCGTTATCAGCATCATAAGTAATTACAATTTCTCCATATGAACCAAAGTCATGTGGAAACCATACTTTTTTGAATTGCATATGCTTATGAGTTTCTAAACCTGGAAACATACGCTCAAGCTGAGCTTTATATGCATCCAATTCTTTATTAGCCCGATTTTCATAATCAGGACTACCAACTTGAGCACAATCTTCATCTGAAGGTGTACATCCTAAATTAAGATAATCTAACATTTTATTCCTCTCCAATTTCTATGATTTTCCAATATTCTTCTGGCATATCTTTTTTATTATTCCAACCGTTTTCTTTAGTCCAATAATATTGCGGTTCGGACTTTACTTTTACCCATTGCAGTTTCTTTACTTTTTTCTCTTTCATAACTTATCCTTAATTAAAATTGTGAATATTAATAAAAGCATTGCTAAAAGTAAGATGTGATCCATTTAATAACCGTCTTCCCAATCGGTTTGAGAAGTAATAAAATCAACTGGAACTACAACATCACTTCCACAAATAGGACAAGGCATAACCCCATCTTCAAAGAATTCAAAACATTCTTGACATTGAAAATCCATTACCAACCCCATCCACAACACATATCATCATCCTTATCTGAAGGGTGAAGTCCAGTCAAATTGTTTGTTTTTCTATAAAACAAAGAAAACATTTTTGCTGCACAGTCATGACAAGCATTTATTTTAATTACATCATCTTCTGACATGCAATCAAAAAACTCACCATAACCACCACATAATTCAAAAGTTAAACCTTGACTTATTTGCTCTACAATAAGTTCAGGCTCTCTACCTTCAAAAGTAAATTCCATAGTTTCATCATTTGAATATGTTTTTGTTTCTTTATTAAATGTTCTATTCCAGAATACGGGAGCGATTTTTTCACCACAACCGTCACACTCAACCCAATCATTTTTTGTTAAGATTATTGTATCCATTACCTATTCCATCCCTGATTTCCAAAGTATTCATTTATTTCATTCTGCCATACTTGCCAATCTGGATTCATATCTAAATCCAAAGCCCAGTCGTAAATTGAAACTTTTTCATGATTTTCACGAGTAAGCTTATTTGATTTCTTCATTGCAGGGTGATTATTTTTGCTATCGTTTTCTTCAAACCAATTCATTTTTAATCCTCTTTCTGTTCTAGTAAGTCTGCTCTAACATTCAATGATTTTAGTTCTGTTTTCTTAACCCAAAAGTAATTACATTTGTGAAGTAGAGCAGGAGTATAAATCTTTCTAAATTCCCGTTCTGAAACATCAAGACCAATCTTTTGGCATTTCTCATCTAAACAGTATTCATAACCTGCTTCATATCGTTCGTTAATATATTCCGACAAGCAATATATACAGTTAGCCATTAGTTTCATCTTTCATTAGTAGTTGACAAATGCTAATTACTTTTTTTATTTTTTTATCATCCGTATTGTTTATCGCAACATTACGCATAATCCAACGATAATCCTTTCTACGAGCAAAAGGAATATCTAAAAGGCTTGATAATTTCTCAAGCTCATTCAATAGTTGATTTTTATACTCCACTCATTCTCCAATCTTTTGATCAGCGTATATAATAAAATTAGCCTCGTGAAAGATAAATTCTTTCACTAAGGCTTCAGCGTATATTTTTTTCAATAATCTAAACTCAACAATTTCGTCAAGAATAGCAGTTTTGTTTTTGTTATTCATACGAATAACTTTTATTCTAATCAAAGACTGGAGAAACTCTTGATCTTCATTTGTCCAATAAGTTCTATAAGTCTTTTCTTTTGACCAAGTACCACCGTCAAAATTAGCTTTTACTTTTTTCTCACTACGAACAGTAAGAATATCTGATTCGTCAATAATTTCAAATTGCATTATTGTAACTCGCTTTCTATTTTTAACAGATGCTTTTCTTGAATATCTTGCTTAATCTTTTCAGTAAGGTTATCTTTGATCCCATTACTAAATGCAAGTAAAATCATTTGCTGTTCTGCATAGAATTCTAAATGAGTAATCAAACCTCTATTCTTTTGCATATACAAACGATTTAGCCGATTGCTAATGTAATAGTAAAGTGATTCCATATTCACTTGTTTTCTCCCATTGTTTGCTTATTATAATAGACTGGATTACCTGAACTAATATGTGAAGTGATATTTATTGTCTCATCACCAATAGTTGCCGTATTGTTTATATTACCCGTAACACAAGGTGAAACAATACGCTTACGCTGAGGACCAAATTTAGCCTTAGACACATGAGCATCTTTAGTGTAGGCATAAACAATATAATCACCATCACGCTTGAGTAAATACATATCCTGAAGTGCAAACAATTTAGCAACAGTAGAAATATGCATTGCTTTACCTGTATCTAATACAGCAAGAATAAAATGTTGATTATTTTCGTCATACTCAACAACTTCAGTAACCTTACCATATATCTGATTTTTATCTTTTACACTATACCCAACTAATGAACCAAATACATTACTAGACATAAATGCTAACCCCATTCCGAATACAATTATTTATCTGAATAAAATGCGCACACATACGCCAAAGATTAGCCAAAGATAATACTTTGGCTAATGTATTAGCAATTAGTTTCTGATATGTGTCACCCATTGAGCAATAATTGTATCGGGGAATTGTTGCGAAAAAAACCTTCGGAATTACATTTCTTCGGTATTTTTTAAAAAAAATAATGGGTCAAAGAATGGATCAAAAATTGGTTCAGGGCGTGTAATATTACAGCCATGTAACTTTAGGGAAGCCCAATATAATTCTTTATCTAAATTATAAGCTAATGTTACACCACATTTATTTTAGCCAATATTTTATGGAATTTTAGTATATTTTATTTAGCCTACTATTGGCTTTACTTCTTTTTCCTTTTTCCAGTCGGTTTCAACTTTTCAGTTGTATCTTTTGCGTTATCCTTGGATATACTCACAAGGTGCTCAATCATATTACCTTCATACAAATATCTACCTAAATGGGTAATTTCAATAGATGGATCAACCCAAATTTTACCATCAAGCTTCTGCCAATATCTACAGAATCCATAATCCTCAGACACAAACCTTTTATCTTCATCTACAAAAGAATTAAAGAAAGCATAAGTATAATCTCTCTCATCACCCTTCATGCTACCTGTGTCATCAATAAATTTTAGATCAGGATATGCTTCAATCATCTTTTCAAATACCGATCTTTTAATGCACATAAAACCAGTACCCGCATCATGAACTGAAATAGCACCATTATCTGTAGCAATTGTATTAGCACCAACACGAACAGGATTTACTACAAATCTTGTTGATTTCTTTGCCAAATCTTTTGCCTCAACATTATTATTTACATTGGCAACAACTTTATCCCAGTTGATATCCTTAATCGGATATGAACCAGTAACAACATCTTTATCATGCCAAAGTAGTTTTAAAATATCTTCTTTTTGAAACCCAAGATCAACATCAAGGAATATCAAATGAGTAAAGTTTGGGTTAGCCATAAACTTGGCTACCAGGTTATTTCTAGCTCTATTAATAAGAGAATCAGTAATCGTACTCGCTGCGAACTTCAATCCAATTTCTTTAAAATACATTGCCATCTGAACAAATGACATAAAGAAAGGTTCAGTCAATTGTCTGTCATAACATGGAATACCAAACATAGGCACCCATGATTCTATATCTTCACCCGATATTTCAATTTGTTGTGGTTCAGTTGTAAGCATAACTATTATATTAACATAAATAAAAGCCCCTCGCATGGTTTGCGAGGGGCTTTATGGAATTAATTTTTGGTAAAATTATTTTGTCTTAATCTTACTTGTTGTCTTAATCCCAGCTACTTCTTTTGCTGTAACATTTGTCTTGCTTGTGGATTCAGTGGTTGCTGTACCTTTATCTGAACCGCTCTGTGAAGCCTTAAAATAAAGAGTTTCATTAACTGAATCAAAACGAATTACAATCTTGTAACCCAACTTCTTAGCCTGGGCACGAACTCTTTGTTGCATTGAATTATAAGCATTACCAGCTTTAATACCTACAATATTAAACACTGCATTAGTATTAGCTGACATTTTAAGCGCATCAATAATTGCATTCAATTCTTCAGATTTACGACCTGCTCTAGAAATTTCAGGAAGGCTATCTACTTTATTTACTTGGAACATATTACTCTCCTATGTGTTTTAAGGTTTATGGTCAGTGGTCAATTAACCACTGTTTATTACAAAAGAGAATCTATCAGACATAGAAACAAAAAACTCGCTCTAGGCGAAAAAAGTTATTTCTTTTCAATAATTTTTTTAATCCTCAGTATATTTGGAGATATTATTTATTACGCTATCATTAAGCACTTGCTTCAGCTTATCATTCTCAGCCCTAGCAACAGCCAGGTCAAACTGAATAATAGACATTTGTCTTAACAAATGCTGAGTAACTTCCTCATGGGTAATTTGAATATTATCTATAATGTTTCCAGCCATTTTTCTGCCTCTATCGTTTCTTTACTATATCCAGGACTAAATTGCCCAACCTCGCTATTATACACTCTTACAGTGCCAAATTCAGGAATATCCTCATTCTCTTCATAATATTTATCTGGTGTTAATATTTCAATTTCCACTTCGCCATCAATAACCATATTCTCAATACAAACGAATGTCGCACCAGTAACAGCATCAGCTAAGTCTTTTGAACCACTATTAGGGTGGTCAATTTTATTATTTCCAAATAATCTTAATTTCAAGAGTTCTTCTTCAACCAACAACTCATTCCAATATCCACGCAATCTTGTATCATAAATAGCAGTCATTAAAGTGTCATAATCCGTTTTCTTTACGGAATGGAAATCAGCATTAATACCTTGAGCTCTTAGGCTCTGAATCATTTCAATAGATTGCCAACGGTCAAATGTAACCTTAGCAACATCAAATTTTCTACACAAATCAACAATCATTTGCCTAATAGAAGAGAAATTAATTTCTTGGTTAATACTTGCTTCCCATGAATAAACTAAGTCAACATTAACCACAGGCAATTTTTCAATCCCGCCCAATGTTTTAATCTCTTTAAATCCTGGAGAATGAACCATGCTAAGTGCAGCTCTATCTCGCTTCAAAGCCAAGTCTATATGAATAAATCTAACTTGAGCATCAGTGCCATTAAACCAATTTTTAAAATTACCATCTTCATCCATTGGATCTTCGTTATACATAAATGCTTTTCTAACTAAATCTGGATCTCTAAAGTAAGCATCTTCCATGTTTGGAGGTTCACATTCAAAACGACTTCTTGCTTCAACTGGATTTCTAATATATTCCGATTCCAATTGTTCACGCTTAATCGTAGGGTTTACTTCCCATGTTGCAGCTTTAATTGACCAAGTTTTTGGCTCTTTCTTTTCTCTAGAGTTAATAAATCTTTGTTGAATAAAGTCACCTTTATAACGAGGGAATGACAAAAGAATTACTTTACCTATTTCTGGAAAGCGAGACATAATAGAAAGCTTAGACATGTTATAAATCGCAGACGCAGAACCTTTTGATCTTGTTTCTCCACGCAATTCCGCATCAGTTTTAAAAGCTGCAATTTCATCCAAAATGATTGTCATTACTTCATAACCTTCCCAACCTTCAGATTCAGAGTGACCAGAAAAACATCTAACAGGGCGTGAAAAGAAAAATATTTCTGATACTCTTGGTTCAAATCCAACTCGGTTAAAGTAAGGAGATCTCAATAATAAGTTTTTAAATGGTTCAAAAAATACTCTTTGTGCTTGCTGAGCATTAACAGCTAGGTTTAGCAAGTCAATATAAACACCATGAGCCTTACCGTAATAAATTAACGGATCTCTAAGGCAATGAATTAGATATACTGTATAAGCCATTGATATTCTTGCGCAATGGTCTTTACCAGAACCTTTACCAAGCATACAAATAACTTCATTATCAGTATATTCTTTATACCATCTCTTTCCTTCTTCTTCACCATACATTGCAATTAATGTACGCTCTTTGAAAATCTGTGTAGAATGTCTTACAATTTCCAATTGAATATCCGAAAGTGGAGGTAAACCCAGGTATTCTTTATCTTGTACAAATGTTTGAATATCAACAGGTGTTTCTATAAGATCATCTTGACGCAAAAGACGATCAAAATCTTTTAAGTCAAGATTCATTCCAACGAAATCACTCATGTGAATCACCACCTGTATGCGTGAGCTGTTTCTTCATCTGGCTTTCTGTACCTTTATGTGACGGTGTAAAAAAAAGAGGTTTTTGTACCTTTATGGTAGCGTTAAAAATAAACATTTTTTAGCTCTCATCTGGATTCATAATTGCAAATGCTATTTCAAGTTCTTTACGAACTTCATTAGCAATTTCTGGGTGCTTAGCAATAACATCCCTGAGTACCTTAGAAAGCATCTGATTAACATTCTCTGCTTTCTGCATTCTTTCTATGTACACATTATCCGCTTGTGTACCACTCAAAAGCTTATGCAATTGAGCTTTCTTAGTAGCAAGCTCGCCAGCTAATTTAATAGCCTGAATTCTTGCAGGAACCATGCCATGATCTGTAGCAATATTTACAGTTTCCCAGGCTTCTTTACTTAGTTGATCAAACTCCTGCAAAGCCTTGATTGTATTGAACTGCAATTTCTCAAGAAAATATGGGTCATCCTCAGCCTGTCGGTTGAGTATTTTCTTATATTCTTTTATGTAATTTTTTGTTTTTTCAATTGGTTGCGAGAGTAATTGAGCTATCTCAGAATAAGAGTAGCCTTTTACATAAAGAAGACCGACTTCTTCCACCTTCTTTATTTCATCAATTAATGTTTCGCCTTGGTATCTTTCAATATCTGACATAATCTATTTGTGTAATCCTTTGAGACATCTTCCCAAGTCATATTTTTATTTATATACTCAGCACTAGAAAAAGTCTTTTTTGAAACCTTATCGTAGTTGTTAACTACATATAACATTTTATCACATAAATCATCAAAATTTGGCTTTGCCCAGAATCCAGCGTTCTCATATATGCCAGACATTTTATCCTGAGACCATTCATAATCTAGCGGAACAGACATATAAGCATACTCTTCACAGGCTGTTGCGTTAGTGCAGATAGTAGGGATGCCTTTAGCAATCGCCTGAAATGGAATAATTCCCCATCCCTCTCCACTTGTTGGATACAATAAACAGTCTGCCTCGTCATAAAGTTTTGCTAGATCGCTATGAGATAGCTCTTCATCAATTATCTCTATCTGGGGATGATCAAGCTCCCCCAGCATTACACCATTGGCATAATTACGAGCGTCTGGAGCACCATTTGATTTATAAATAAGACGATACTCATCATTCCCATTAAACAGCTTTAAAAAAGCGTCTACGCTCACCTGAGAGTTCTTACGGGTAGATGGGGAGCCAATGGACAGAAATGTAAATTGATTATGAGCATATCTTCTTGACGGGAAATAAAGATCTGGATCAATGCCTAGCTTAAATCCATGAACAGGAACATTAACTCCTGATTTAACAAAAACATCCTGCATAAACTTAGAGCAAGTCCATACTTCATCCATTTTGTTACAATCCCGAACCCAGCTCTCTGGCAGTCTGTTTGTTTCCCAGTATGTAAACCCGATTGAATAAAGAGATGATTTAACAAATGCTTCTGGCATTGAATGATTGATTAAAATCTTATCACTACCGTATATTTCAGAAAAGTATCCTAAACTAATTGTATTAAATAAATCAGTAAACTCCTCTGGTGTTTCTGGAGTTCTTCTTTCAATCGGCAGACCAGATTTTTTAAGGCAAGGATATAAACGATCTGGTACATAACCATAACCAACACTTACTCTTGAATGCTGATTATCCGACCAAACTATCATTACTTTGTTTCTAGTTTAGGAAACCTTAATGGGACACCGATAATTTCTGCTTCTTTTTCAAGAACATCATGATCGTATCCATGCATTTTTATATACTCAACTCGGTAGTTAACCCATCCATCAACAGCCTTCCAGAACTTCGGATCAGTTTTATCCTGAAGATCGTAGAGCTCTTCTGGCTCAAGTAAGAAACTTAATACACCTAATGGCATATAGACGGTCATATCATAACCATTGTCTTTATCTCTTGTATACTCCTTAAGAAAATCCTGGAACATCTTGATTATTTTCTTTACGCCTTCACCACTAAAATAGTCAATTGAGCCTTGGGCATTTCTAATTCTTGGGCAATAATCATCAACTGTTGTTATTGTACCGAATGTGCGGCACACCATTGGTCTGTATCCATAGATAGAGCAACCACCTTTATAAAATGCGCACAGCCTCTTTGATTCACCACCGATTTGCCAACTGTCGTCATACATTGCAGCCTTAAGGTCTTCGGTAACGCCATCAATCCAGTTATCAGCGAACTCGTAACCCTTATCTTCAAGGTATAGATAATATTGTTGTCTTAAGTTGAAAGCGATATTGGCACACTCTGCCATATGTATGGACAGACCAATATGACAGCACTTACCTGAGCCCAGGCACTTGTAGTCTGTTTGATTCATCTTGGCTTCAATAACTCTGACCTGATTATAAATCATGTTGAGTTTTGAAAAAGAATTAATATCTTTGGTAGTAACCGACCTTCTCATCTTCCCCTCATTTTCTTGTTATGCTGAGCTCGTTTTCTCATCTCTCGTTTCCTTCTCTCGGACTCTATTTGCATTGGTGACTTCTCACGCTTTTGCTGCTGAGTATTACCACTAAGATTTCTTCCTTTTCCTCTAAACTTGAGTAAGTCATATTTCTTCACCCAGTTATAAATAGCCTGAGGAGTAACCTCAATGTTATAAGTATCTTTTAAATGCTTGCAAATATCAGTTAAGTTCAATCTTCTTTGAACATACATTTCATACAAAAAAGCTTTATCTTTATAAGGCTCATTTGCCATTATTGACCTCTCGTATCTTTTTTAAAGAATACCATAATCCAATACCTGCAGCGTCTATAATATCATCATCATCTATATTAATGTCGTCTGTAGCAAAATAATTTCTTACAATATCTCGCACACGCTTCTTTCTCTCATTCTTTTGTTTAATCTGGAGAGAACCCTTCTCTCCGTTGTTAATGAGAGCTTCCGCATCCTTCTTGCCCAGATTCTTGTATCCAATTCCAGATTTCCACATTAAAGGATTTACATCCGAAACCTGGCATCCTCCAGCGCTGAGAACTCCCCAACTGTAGCCAATAATATACGAGATAATCCTGCTCGTTTCAAAATTCTGTACATAAATTGACTGTTCAATAATCGCATGCTTAGGTTTAAACTCCTGTACTAGATAAGTAAGACCACTATCTATAGCTTTAAACTTAAGCGATATGTCCTTATCTTTTTTATAATCAATCTTGCCAGAGGCAACCAGATTAATCTTATCAAGACTTACATCATAAATAACCCAGGCTAGAGAGTGAGAGGCGGGATCAATTGCTAAAACCCTATCCTCTTTGATAGAGGAAACTAAAGAACGAAGCGTCATTCAACGCCCCTTCTAACTTCTTTCTCCGACCAGCCCCAGGACACAAGTCTTTGGACAAATCTTTCTTTTTTACACTGCTCACAAATATTTTCTTTATTATATCTTGAAAGCACTGTTGTGCAATTTTTAGTTTTACAAATTCTTTTTTTATTTTTATTATTTTTCTTTTCGTAATAGCTAGCTAATAAATTTCTATTAGTTACAACTTTGCGGCATTCTGCAGAGCAATAAATAGCATTATACACTTTTGCTTTAAATTTTTTATTGCACTCTTCATAGGCACAAATCTTTGTTTCTTCATTAACCATTTACTCATTTGCAAAATCAGAACGGGGTGTCCTCACTTTCATTTTGCTCTCCTTCTGCCCAGCAGTGCTTTGCCAAATCACAAGAAGAGCAGTTAGCCGAGCTTCTCTTGTATGGCTGTACAGGAATTTCTTTGCTCAAATAAGCACCATGAAACTTCCTATACTTTTTAAATAATTTATCAATAAACGGTTGATCTCTTTCAATAAAGATTGGAAGGATCTCCTGATTATTTTTGTTTTCGTAAATGACAAAACCTGAATCCAGGTTCAAGCATTCCATGTAAATTTGGGCTTGTCGGTAATGTTCGTCTTTTGGTTTGTTATGTAATTGTCTATAGTGAAAGCCTTCTTGACTAATTGATTTTAGCTCAATTAGTTTTTCACCATACCAATTAATTATACCATCTGCAGTACCTTCAATTGGCGGATCTTCATGAGTTACACGAATTTCTTCTGCTACAAGGATACCCATGTCTCTCAGATAGCTATAAAGTCTTTCATGAACAGCATGTCCATTATCAAAAATACGATAAGTCTGAGGATTAAATGATGGAGTTACACTAATTCCTTCAAACATGTAATACCAGTATCTTGCACACTGATTGGTATAACTAGGATGAAACCCATTAACTTTTTTAAAAGATGGGGTATTTCTCAGGGCGAGATGCTCGTTAATAGCCTCAACCAGGTCTTTCATAACAACTTCTTCACTCACTGGCGCTACTGCTTTAGGAGCCCTTAATTGCTTTAATGCCTTCATTTAATTTACTCCTCTTGCCGCTAATTTAAGGGCATTGATATTTTCTGTTAGTGCTTCGTACATTGTCTTCCAAATATCATTAACAAACTTATCTTGTTCGCTCATAATAGTAGATCTTCTTTTAAAGGCTTGTGATTTAACTATCATAAGCGTTCTGTAACCTGAGAGGATATTGGCATATTTAATAGCTTGCATACCGATGTAATCCTGTGGATTCTCAATGATATCTTGAACTATCTTGATGCATTCAATAAACTCATCAGCTTTTTCACCCATTTGCTCAGCAAGAACCGCTGTATCAACAATAATGTCAGGCATCTTTCCTCAAATCTTCTGTAAAAATAGTCGCTTGATATGGTGGATAAACTTTTGCAATACCAATCATCCAAAAAACAAGATTGACCCCAATATAAAGCTCATCATGACCAAGTGTTAGACCAATACATTTATGACCAGACAATCTGTCACAAAATAATTTAATCTTCATAATCACTTCCTTTCACTAAATCTTGGAACACTTCCCAGTCAATTATAGCTACTTTTGTCTCGGAATTCTCTCCGAACACAACAGAAATGCATGGATATTTATAGTTAGCATTAAAAGCATCTTTTCTCATCTTAGTCCAAGCTTTTAATGTAAGCGTAAAAGTTTTAGCATTGTGCTTGTAATCAACCAAGAATTTATGAAGAGAAGCATCTCCCTTCCTAATTCCACGACCAGAATTCTTGACTGCTTTTGCACCATCACGCTTAATTTCTTCTTTTTCTGTTCTTTTCACTAATCATCCTCTTCCACACCTCTGTCACCACATTCTGGCTCCTGAGGAATTACTTTTTTACACGGACACTTATATGCTCTGGCACCTATCACAACCATGATCAATACCTCAGATGCTAGCGATTATCGCCAGATCCACCAATTACATTTCTATTCTGGCGATCTTCAAGCTTAGAGATGTTGCGCTCAGCTGCGTATCCTAGTGTGATGTTTAATTCATCAGCGATCATTGCACAATACCAAAGAACATCACCAAGTTCATCAATCAATTGCTCATGACGCTCTGGACTAATCACACTCTCGTCATCACGGATAATCTTTTTAACCTTACCAGCAACTTCTCCAGCCTCTGATACGAGACCAAGGGTAGTGTACAGAAGACCTTGAAGGTCTTCTTTAGGATAGATAGCAGTCTTCGCTGCTCTAAATTGATAGTTATTAAAATCCATGTCACTCATTATAGCCTCCTAAATGTTTAATTATTTCTTCTTCTGTTGGTTTTCTAAAGTTGGAATTTATAATTAAAGAACTATATTCCGCTTCAGTAACTTTTTGAATCGGTTTTTGTCTAGTAAATTTTACACCAGACTCTGTGCTGTACCCTGCTCCATTCTGGAAATAAATATATTTATTTTTGAATATCTTTCCGATAGGCTCAAACATATCAGGACCAACACGCTTTATTAAAGAATTAAGCATCTTGTTGCACTGGTTCTGCCAGTCATAATCTTTTATAACTTGCGGTGCCTGCTTATAATAAAACTCACATTGTGAGTCAATATTGTCAACTGCATTTCTCATCAGATCAAGAAGCGAATCAAGTTCTGGAAGAATGACATTGCCTGTGTGATATCCAGTATGTTGCGTTTTACCGAGGGTTGATTCAATAACATTGTCACCCAAGAATCTTTCATAAGAACACCATCTTCCCGTTGAGATTGTAGGCATACCTGTTGCCAGCGCCTGGAGTGGGATTAGACCGAACCCTTCGCCTTCGGATGGGTAAACCAAAATGTCATGATCGTGGTATAGCTTGACCATATCTTCTTGCTTAACCGTTCTATATATCCTATTAATATTCGGATGCTCTTTGTCCTTGAAAAGCTCAAGTACGCTATATCCACTAGCTTCACCCTTGCTGTGGTATTTTAAAGTTAGCTCAACATCATCTCTTCCCTCAAAGAGCATTAAAAAAGCCTTCTCAACGAGATCTACACGCTTTCTAGGGCTATCTGAGTCCACATGTAGGAAGCGGATCTTGTTACCTTTTCCACGCATCTTAGGTGTCCACATCTTATCAATGCCTAACTCAAATACATATGTTGGAGTCTTAACACCAGAATTAGCAATTGCTTCAACAGAGAACTGATTACCTACCCAGATCTCATCAAATGTTTTCATGGTGGGAATCCACCAATCCCAAGCTCTTGTAGCCTCTAGATATGTGCCATTAATCTTATATTGATGGTCATAATGCTTTTTAAATCCTGGCTGACGGAAATCCTGACCAGTAACAGGATGATGCCATTCAGGTTCCATATAAAACATTTGAATCTGCGCAGCAGGGTTGTTTTCAAGAACTTCTAGCTGTTTATCGCCATAAGTAAATTGATTAAAGTGCTTTACAATATTGGTATAACCATAGGCATAGCCAAAGATATTTACCGCATCTTTGATATGCTGATCAGTATGAATTGAAAAGATCATGCATTTATGCGCTTGAGTATTTCCTTCGTCTGCTTGTCAGACAACTCAATTGCTCCCATGCCATTCCATTTACTTTCTTCATAGGAATACCAGGCACCCTTGCGCTGAATAATATCCATCTCAATTGCAATATCAATAATTTCACGATATTGATCAATTCGCCCCTCTTGTGGGAGAACATAATAATAACCCGTTGCCCCGATTGTGGGAATCTGTTTTGTTTTTTCAACAGTCCAGGTTGCTCGTTGCGAGGTGATCATATTGTTCTCCTCACGCTCCATTTCGCTCTTTGACATTGAGAGAAAGAGTTTGACGATGTTGTGCATGTTATGGTGAACCGTGTTGCCCATCTTGGCTTTTGTCACCGCAAACATTCCGCTCAAGTCAACTGTTTGGTGAGCAACAAACAACATGATGTTGCGCTCCTTATGGAGATAGTTCACCAGCTTTTGTAGCAGGTAGCCTTGCGAGCGTGATTGCAAGCCCATTGCTTTCCCACCCTCAGGCTTATCGTAGAACTCTTCCTTGATGATATTAGACAATGAGTCAAACAAGAAAATATGTTTTTCTTTATCATCCGTCAGATATCCAATCAGATTCTTCATGATATCTTCCACAATCGTGGATTGAATGATTACGACATCTTCAATATCAATCCCGCATTTGGCAGCATACTCATCATTATAAGATGACTCCGAGTCAATAATGACAGGGCGATACCCAAGCTTTTGGGCTTCGGCAATAATCCGAAAACACATAGTCGTTTTGCCCACCGATGGCGTACCCCAAAACAAGTGAGTCGCACCAGTATTTAAACCGCCACCCAAAGCCCGATTTAAACCGATACTGGGGGTTGGAATAACATCGTGAATAGGCATTGTGTCGCCTTTTCTTTTATCTACAATTAACATATTTCTCCTTTATTGGAACATTCTATCTAAAATTCTTGCTTTAATAATTGTTGTTGAGATTTCTTCTGTATACGGTACGAACACAACTTTGATGTTATGTTCATCCAACCACTCCTGGGTAAAGCCCATTTGTTTGTGATAGTCTTTATTTTCCCAGTCGGAACCAACAACGATTAGATCAGGTTTTGCCTCTAGAATAGCAGGTTTTGAATCAGCTCCACCTGTATTGATGATAACTTTATCAACCCATTTGCATGAAGCGACCACTTCCATTCTTTCAAGCAAATCACAAATTGGTGGTTCTTTATAGACAGAGACAAATTCACTTGGGTTTACAGAGACAACAACTTCTCCATCAATACCAGCCAAATCCCTACACTTCTTTAGCAACCTCACATGACCTGAGTGAAAGAGGTCAAATGTACCGCCAGTATATACAATCATTTTTTCTCCAATGAGGAACTAACAAAGTTCCATTTATTTGCATTATAAAATGTAAATCTATTTACTCCGTTAGCATCAGCTAAAGCATCTGAATATTCAAACATTACTGTATCAAAATCTTTAAATTCATATGAATTAGTATCATTAACAAGCACTGTCGGGATGTTGGGAATAGATACCGTCTTACAGTTAATACCAGACCAAGCTAGAACATTTCTTGAATCTAGATTCTTAACCCCAATTCTGTAATCCATCACTTCTCTTTTCCATATATTCATACTTGCAAGCGTTGTTGCAATTAAAAACGATTTATCATTTAACTTATTTATCAATTCAGCCATTGTACCAGAAAAACCAGGTATTACTTCGCCAGAATATGGCGCAAACTGCATAATTCTATCTACACCATTCAGCATTGGCATAACTGCATCTATCGCCCCTGGAAGGATAATGTCATCATCTCCAACAACCCAAACATACTCTGATGTTCCAGCAGTTATTCCATATAGACAGTTACCATCGCAACCTATGTTCTGTTTTCTCGCTGAATACTCAGTAACATAATTTCTATATTTAGAAACTATACTACTTGCATAGAAATCTTGGTCATTATCTGAGACAATTATCTCTAGATTTGTATTAAATTGAGAGACAATGCTGTTTAAACAAGCATCTAATGAATCTCTCCTGTATGTTGGGATATAGATAGTTAGATTCATTAAACTATGCAGTTGCCTTTACTAAATTTTTACGCTCAATATAATTTTCAATTGAGATTATAGCAGAGTCAGAATCCACCTTGTATGAATCCAATCTACCTAATACATCTTTTTCTTCAATTTTAGAAAGCCTAGCTGCATACCATTGTCCCTGTTTAATAACAGATTTCAATTTCGCATACGGTCTAGGGAATATAACAACTTTAAATATCTGCTGTCCATCCCAACAATACAGGTTTGCCATTGTCTTATCTTTAGCCGTAGTAAACACTCTAGAGTGCATAATATACATAAGAGTCTTTTCCTCACCGATATGACCCAGCCCAGTATCATACAGCCAGCTATATTCGTGATTGTCACCCTTTTGTCTTAGCATAATAAACTTATGCAAATCAGTATCAACAAAATTGTACGCATCACAGAATGAATGAAGCGTTCTATCTCCAATTAGTGCATAGACATAATCCCTATTAGCCAGCTCTGTATCTCTACTTGCAAACACAGTTGATGAGCCAGAGTAATCTTCAAATTCAATTCTTAGATATTGGGGTGTTTTCTTTGTTGATCTAACAATTGCTTTAATCAATGTCAGGGGTGAGTTGATTTCATGGAAATCAGCAAGGTTGCCAACGAACTCATCCATTTCATTCTTTTCTTCACCAGCCTTAATTGAAAATCCCAGGATTGGTAAGTAATATCTTTCATGTTGAAACTGAGAGACATGACCTAGTGATGCATAAGCTCCGACCTTTTCAAGATTTTCTCTCAATGGTGCTTTAACAGCAGACTTGGAGCATTTATTATTAAACTCATCAAGGCAGGTAAATGGTCTTTTTGCTTCAATCTCTTTAATAGCAGCCTTACCACATCCAGCGATATTCGCAAGACCGAATCTAATCGCATCAAGACCAGTACTGCTATCAGTAGTAAAGTATTCTTCTGAGTAGTTGACATCAGGTGGAAGAATTGGAATACCAATTCTTTGAGCTTCCATCAGGTATGCAGTAATCTTTTCAGCCGAATCTTCGTTATATAGAAGAGACCAAATAAATTCAAGTGGATAGTTAACTTTCAACCACATTGTTTGATATGAAAGCATTGAATACGCTACAGCATGTGATTTATTGAACATATATAGAGCAGACATTTCAAACTCAGACCAGATCTGCCTTGCCTCTGCTTTTGGAATGATTGCATTATTGACAAACTTATCTTTAAACTCTTTAAATTCCTTAACATCTCTTTTCTTTCCGATGATCTTTCTTAACTTATCTGCATCCGACCATGTAAATCCCGAAAGCTTTACTGACATTTGCATCAATTGTTCTTGAAAAATCACTGTCCCATATGTTTCTTCCAAGATCTCTCTTACTGATTCATCAGGAAAATATGGCTGAGTGACTCCCTTTTTGCAGTCAATATATTTTTGACCCTGAGAAAGAAGAGCGCCTGGTCTTACCAGAGCATTAGACACAACAAGGTCGTTAAAATTGTCAATTCCCATTCTCTCAATAAGGTTTCTGTAGGCAGCCGCATCAGTCTGGAATACACCTACGGTATTACCGTCATTAAAGTTCTTAAAGACCAATTCATCGTCAAGCATTAGAGACTCAGCCTCTACATCCTTGCCTGTGCGCTCTTTAATCTTCGCTAGGCAATCTTTAATCACAGATACGGTCTTTAGACCTAAAATGTCAACTTTAATAAGACCAACAGCTTCTGCATCGGTCATGTCAAAAGCAGTAACCGTTACACGCTCACCACCGTCTGTTTCTTTTCTAGTTTCAATTGGGCATACTTCATTTAATGGAATAGATGAAACAACCATTCCAGCAGCGTGTACGCCTGTATTGCGAACACGACCCTCTAATCTCTTTGCAAGCTTTGGCACATCAGGATATTTATTACAGAATGCTTTGCCCTTTGGTGATTCAATCAATTCCTCAATTGTCTCAAAGAACTGAGTAACATTGTTTGTTTCATCGTAAGGAACCTGAAGAACTCTAGCAACATCTTTTACAGCAGATTTAGCCTTGAATGTCCCAAATGTTGTAATAGCAGCAACATTGTCTTTGCCCCATCGCTGTCTAAGATATTCTTTAATCTCACCTCTGCGCTTATCTTCAAAGTCTAAGTCAATGTCGGGATAGTCATTTCGCTCAGGATTAATAAAGCGAGCGAATAATAGATTGTATTTGATCGGATCTACTTTTGATATCTTTAGCAGGTACGCAAGTAAGCTACCGCCAACAGAACCTCTACCAGTACCACGCCCAATGTTATTAGCGTCAGCCCATGAGATTAAGTCCCATACCATCAAGAAGTAGTCAGAGAAACCCAATCCTTTAATAATCTCTAGTTCTTCATTAAGTCTTTCTTTGTATTCATTGCTGAGCCCAAGCTCTTTTAATCTAAATTCAGACACTTCTCGCAAGTAATCATCTGAGTCAAGTGATTTAATATATTTCGGAAGCAAGTTGCGCTTCTTTGCGATTTCTGCACTGCATTTATGAGCGACTTCCAATGTATTCTCAAACAAATCTGTTCTGTCATAACCAACTTCTTTAAACCAGGATTGAACAGTAGTAGCGTTTGCGATGTATGGATTAATATCATCAAATCTTAAAAATCTATTTGGATACATGTGATTAACCTTGCTCAACACATCAGATCCAACTGTATTGATTGTTGCAAGACTATCTTTAGCCGCATTTGTAGCGCTGGCACCAAGGCTTGGATACTGGGAAATAAGAAGAAGAACTTCTTCGCACCCCTTATCTTCATGCGTAGGGAAATGGCAATCAGCAGTTGCTAAAGCTTTCTTTCCGAATGTAGAGGCAAGATCAAGTAATCCATCGTTAATCTCCTTTGGATTCCACGCCTGCAGTTCATAATAAAAATCATCTTTAAATATCTTGATGAATCGCTCCGACAACTGCTCCGCCCTGGAGTAATCACCAGCCTCTATGGCTTTTGATATAGCGCTTCCTCTGCAGCCCGACAATGCAATTACATCATCATCAACCAAGTCCTCAAGAAGTTCAAAGTCAATTCTTGGCTTGTAATAGAAGTTATCCTGCCATCCAATTTGAGACATTTTGAATAACTTATTGAGTCCTTGATTGTTCTTGGCAAGAAGAATCAAGTGAAATCTTTCGCTCTTATCATCACTATCACTTTTAACTGATGGTACAAAATACGATTCAACACCAAACAATGGTCTTACATTATTTTTTCTACATGCATCCTGGAATCTTAGAACACCACCCATTGTCCCATGATCAGTAATGGCAGCAGCAAACTGACCATTTGAGCTTGAAATCTGTGCAATCTCTTCGGGCGTTGACATTCCATCCAGTAGCGAGTGCTCGCTATGGCAGTGCAGGTGAACAAAATCTGTCACTTAAATCTCCAAATCGTAGAGTGTTTCAATACAAGGTACTTCATTCCAGAATGGCTTATTGTACCATGCTTTTCTGAGGTAACAGTTAATCCCATGATCTCTTAGCGAGATAACTTCGTAAGGGTTATCTTCAACAGCAAAGATGGGATCTATCTTAGATATAACTTCATGCTTCTCGTTTATTTTGGCAAATGTAGGTATTAATGTATTAATACCCCATCCATCAAGCCAGGGCTCTGTCATGCTTACTGAAGCTTCTGACCGCCTTGCAGTTACAATGTGAATATCAACATCATCGGAAAACCATTTATTAACTTGATACCATGCGTCTTCAAATGGTTTCATATTTTTCCAGAATAGTTTATCTGAAAATAACTTTAGAGCGTTTTCATCTTTTGTATCGCTAATTAACCAGCTACTATAGTCTTCATTGTCTACACCAAATGTGTACCACAAATAATCTGTAATTGCAGTATCAATGTCGGCAATTACGCCATCAAGGTCAAGAGCGATAGTTTTACGCTTCACAAAAATCCTTTGTCAAAGGGGAGGGGTTTCCCCCTCCCCAATTTACAATTTTTACCAAGTATCCTTGCCCAACTCACCAGTTGTCAAGAAGATTTGTTGCTTCTCATATGGAAGTGTCATGTAGACATTTTCCAATTCATGCATTGGCATGTCTGCAACGCCCTTTGGCACTTCTGATACGCTCAGCGGAATAAGGCTGTAGTTTGTATCCGATGCTGATGAACCAGTTCGGGAATACTTATACTCTCGGTCCATAATGGTACCGAATTCCTTAGCGTATTCAATCAGTGTAAGACCAACATGGCGTTGATTAAAAGTGGTGTCAAGGATACGAGGTTCCCATACTCCTGGCTCAATTTCAACTGCGATATTGATAAGCAAGTGAGGCTTGGCTCTCCATGCCTTATCCTTTACTGACTGTTCACTAGCCCAGCAACGATAGTTGTACTTCTCAAATGAAGCGGTAGATGCAACTCTCCACTTCCAGTTGATTGGTGAAGTTACAACTGGAACTGTAATACCAGTTCCGACTTCTTCTGTGAAGTTTGAAGCATCCTCTGTGAGCTCTTGACGAAAGCGAATCCTGAACGAATCGCCTGACTGAAGAGTAAAGTATTTCTTTACTCCTGATTTAGCGCCTTGAGTTGGTGCTACTGCACTCTCAAGGTCTTTTAGGGTTTTAAGTGATTGAAATGACATATTGTCTCCTATATTGTTATGTGTTTGTTAATTATACTGTTATTAATTTGGTTTGCATCCATCTCCCCTGGATCTTTCAATCCATCGGCAATATCGGCAATCCAAATCTCTTTACCACAGCAGGTATCCAGTATAGCATCCCTCATTGCTTTACCAGCGTCATCATTGTCAGAAAATATAACAATTCTGTCAAAATATTTCTTCAACATTGTTACTTGTTGTGGTGAAACTTGCGCTCCAAGAGTTGCTACGACATTAGGGAATCCTGCCTCATGCACCTTCATCGCATCAACACTTCCCTCTACAATAATAACTTCACTGTAGTTTTTTGCATTCTGAATATTGAATAATATTGTAGCTCGTTTAAAACCCGAGTTATAAAGATAACGAGGTTCCTGCTCTGAACTTATTGCTCTTCCAATAAGACCAATCACTTTGTATTGAGCATTTCTTACTGGAATAACAATTCTATTCTTAGCCTCAGAGAAACCAACTTCAAAATGCCTTAATGTATCCATAGACAAACCACGCTCAAGAAATGGCATAAGCTTTTCCTTAGCCAAATCAGAATCGTAATCAATCATTAAACCATCAATAGTAATCTCTTCTGGAGTTATGACTGGCTTTAAAGCTTGCTCTAATTGATTCTTTAATGCTACTGGGTCAAGTGCAGTATCTCTACCGTAGGGCTTACCAGTAACTTGACGAAAGAGCTGTCTGAAGTTACCTTTCTTACCGCACGATGGATTAAAGCATTGCCATAACCCAGTTTTCTTGTTGATATAAAAAGAAGGCGTGTTTTTATTCTTATGGAATGGGCAATAAATGGTTAACTCATTGCCAGACTCACCATGAGTATGGATACCAAACTTATTGAATAAATCCTTTACTTCATTTTCAAAATTCATCTTGGAAAACAATTGAAAACGAGAATGTGTCAGACTGCTTGTCGTAGTCCGTGAATAACTTGGTCTTCCCTGTGTAGCCATACTTTAACCTTGCCTCATCTTCCATCCAGGGTCTAAGCTTCGCAATAGTTTCTATATCTTTTGCAGTTCCAGTTAATGCAGGACTATCCATTAGATATCCCACTCCTCTGCCCACTTACCAGTTTCTAGATTCCATCTAAGATAGAAACCAAAGTGATGGGCTCGTCTAACCTTTCTTGAAACAACCTGGAAAACATCCGAGGATGGTTCTCTATGGATTGCAAGAACTAAGTCAGCGTCATAAGCCAACTGCTTACTCCACGCTACTTCTTCTAGCTCTGGTGGTCTCTCTGAGTGCCCCTCAGACATTGTTACTGCAGCAACATCTATGATCGGCACATTATTCTTAACCGCCATGCGCTTAAAAGCTTTAGATAGGTTCTTTGCTTTCTCAGTCTCGGTCTTTGCACCGCTGGCATCATCAAACAAACCGTGATAATCAAGAATTACCAAGTCAGGATGGTATTGGTCAATCTTTGCCTGAACCATGTTTTGATCTGCTGTCTCAAGACCCTCTGATGTTACGAGATGGATTGCATGCTTGCCTTCAAATGTAGCTTCCGCCCACTTCTCATACTTATCAACAACAAGAGGGTTTGCTCTTACAAGATCGGTGTTGGTAAAGTTACCCTCACCATTGTTAAGCAAAGTATCAAGTCTCTGCCCCTCTTGCATCTTATTCATCTCAAGAGAAATGATTAGAGGTCTGTATCCAGCCTTCCAAGCATTTACTGCAAACAATCTTGCAATAAATGATTTACCGACTCCTGTCCATCCAAGAAGAACAATAAAGTCGCCAGGTTGCCAACCGCCAAATGTCTTGTCAATAACATTGATTCCGCTAGGTAGACCTTGAAGTTCATTGTTATCTCTAGTGGATCGTTCTTTAAGATTTGATGCACGATCTCTCCATTCACCAGCGAGGTCTGTATCTTTCAGACTGCTTGAGAATTTATAAAGACGAGATGTTTCTTCCATAAGATATGAAAGAGAATCTTTAGGACCAAGCTCGCCTAGAATTGCATGCGCTCTGGCAACAATCGTTCTCGTTTGATAAGAGAGCGATTCACGCTTTGCTTCATCAATGTAATACTTAATTGGCTCTGGAGTCAGAACAAAATCAAAGTCGGGGTAGTGATGCTTAACAGTCTCTTTTGACGGAACTTTCTTATGTTCGTCATAATGCCCAACAATAAAATTCCAAATGTCTTTGTTTTCTACAAATACATTTTCCACACCTTGATTGACAGCTTCAACATAACCATTGCTATCAACAATTGCATTCAACAACCTTGTTTCATAATTCATTCAGAGACCATTCTCTTCCTTGTTTCTTCTACAATATTTTTAAAACTGTTCTCGGCTTTTTTATCAAACTTTACCTTATCAACAAATGATTTAGATTCCACAGCGAAATCAAATATTAAAAATGGTCCAGTCTTTGCTTTTACATAAACCGATACTGCACCGAATAAATCATCTTTCTTATAGAATCCAGCAAGAGCGTCAGCTACTTGCTCTTGGCGAGGAGAGTCTGGAATAAATAATTTATTTGACTTGTCGCACGATTCCTTGAAGAACTTTATCAGCTCTGCTCCAGTTACTTCCATTTACTTTTGTAGCCTCCTTCCAAGTAAGCATTAAAAAGTCATACTCGGATATCCCTGCGTTTACACCTACATATGGGTCATTACGAAATGCATTAAGAATGCATTGCTTTCTCACAGTGCATTTAGAACAACCAAGCTTGGCGTATTGTATATCGCTAATGTCATACGATAGCCAAGCTGTTGGTCGTTCATCATTTGCACAGACAGCTTCGTTTAGCCAATCACTTTGGGCTTTCATTATCTAGCTCTTGAAGCTTGGCTTCAATTTGAGCATCAATTGATTCCCAAACCTTTGCCCAGGCTTCAGGATCATCAGGATCTTTAGCCTGAGTCCTTGCACCAGCATCAAGCCTTAGCGACTCATAATTGCCAAGATTCTTGGTAATTCCAAGCGATGCCCAAATTTCTGTACCTTTAATATTTTCACTCATATCATCCTCACTTATGAAGTTTTACTTTTTGCTCTAATGTGTGTATTTTATTTTCTACCGTATTACCTTTTTTAGTAACAGGGCGACCTTGAACTCTTTGGTTAAAGAACTCAACCATTTCATAAACTGCACTTTGATCATAATAGCGCCAATTTGAATAACCTATGTACTTTTCACCAAATTTTTCTGCAGAAGGAATAAGATTTCTTCTTTCATACTTCCTCAAAGTATCTGGTCTTCTCTCAACAATTTTTGCTACCTCACCGACAGTGTATAGCCTTGTAATCAGAATTTCAGATTGCTCATACGGAATAACGATTGTTTCCTTATCAATAAGGTTTTCTAAATAAATCTTATTCTTGTTTCTTGAGATTTTCTTGATCTTGACAATATTACCTGCATATTTATAAAATTTATTTGTTGTTGGTTTCGCTGAGATCATGTCGCTCCTTGATCGTTTTAAAGCCAAGATAATCTAGAATTTTGTTAAGCTTTCTTACCTCTACATCAATTGAATGAGCACACTTGGTACAGGTTACATCAATATAATTTTTTTGAAATGCATAATATTGTTGACCAACAAACAGCCTTGAACCACAAGGTTGACAATATAGACCAGTTGCTTTAACCATATTAATCCAGCCAGCAATTGTATTCAGCAGTAACAATACCCTTTTCAGGATGCACAAACATAAGGGGCTGTGATGGTCTGCCTACAGCAGCTAGTCTCTCTACAGCATAAGTGTTTGTTGATTCAGGGCTTCCTGAGATTCTCATCTGAACAGTATTGAATGTCATCTTTGTAGGAGTATGGAAGTGTCCTAGATAGACATCATCAAAATCATCTTCTATAGCCCCGATCTTCCAACCATAAGCCTTCTTCTGAAAGCCGTAGAATGTTGAAAGACTACCGAACTGATCACCATGACACAATAGACTCTTGTAATTGCCAATCTTATCAACCGCATACCAGTGTCTTTCACCACGACCATCAGGGATTCTGAATTCAATTCTTTTTTCATTCTCAAACATGAGCTGAGTAATGCGATAAAGCATTCTGTCACCATTGGTCTCAGGGTCATGATCTTTTCTAGCCCTACCACCAATTGAACCATGATTTCCAATAACACCGACAAAAACAATCTTCTCAAAATTTTCAAGCATCATGTTGATAAAGTTCTTCATAATTCTTGGACCGTCAACAGTAATCTGTCTGTACAGACCACCATCAACCAAGAATGATTGACCTGGGAAAATAAGCTCTCCCTCAATAATGTCTCCAAGAGCCCAAATATGCAATTCTTTTACTGGGTGATCTTGTCTTTGAATCTCAGTAAGTTGAATAATCTTTTCTGCATACTTATAGATTCTTTCCTCACAAACCTGCGAGTTGTAGTCTGGAGTGATTTTTGCCAACTGCCAGTCTGCAATAACAGCAACAGCGACTTCCTCACCTTTAGTAGCTTTCCCAAACTTTGGCTTTGGTACTGGTACATACTTAACCGACTCAATATCTTCTCGCACCGCACGATATACAGCGTCTGCTAGATCAACATTCTTTTCTTTTGCCTTATTATATTCCTGCAATAACTTATTATAAGAAAGACGCAATTCGCTTTCTGTTTCTGGCACTGTTCCAGTCAATGGATTTTCTCCTATCTCAAATAGACCGTTTTCTTTTCTATATCTACATAGACCATTAATATCTATGGTCTTTCTACATGATTTATCACCATATTTAGCATTAGCCGTTTTTGGTTCAAACTCTATATTACAACCTTCTGTTGCACAAACTTTCATTAGGACTCCTTTGGTTTCCGTCTAGCATACCACAGTATAGTCAATGAAATTGTCTATGGGAGTCTTTTTTTGATTGCAATCTTATTAGAGGCATTTTTCTTTTTTGTATGAGGTTTTGTTTCTTGAGCAGTTTTTCTCATCTTTTGCTTCTGCTCATCCTTCATCCTAACACCCTCTTTATGAAGAGCGCTATGCTCTTGAGGTGTGCATAAAAATAAATTAGAAAGCCTATTATCTATTTTAATTTCATTAATGTGATGAACAGTTTCCCAAGGTTGAAGGTATCTATTTAAATACTGCTCAATCACAAGCCTATGTTCATAAACATATCCACGAATATTTTTAGGATGATCTGGATTTAATACACGAACATATCCCTTATCATCTATATATTTACCACCGCTAAAATTAGGGCTTTCCTCGCCATTAGCAAATTTTGCAGACCAGTCTATATCATCTCGCCTAGATGCCAAACCACCTCTAATAGGATTAGGCTGTTCCACCGACATCTTCAATGTACATTTGCAATTCACCACCAACGGATGCTGGAATGGAGTAAGCTGGGGCGTTAGATGCACTTGCCCCTTGATCTCTCTTTACGCTGACAAAGTAAGATTGATTTGTAAATCCAGCAGAATTGCTCTGGAGGATGATTGAATGAGTACCTGCACCAAATCTCGTATCATAAGCATTGTTCTTTAATGAATGATTTGCAATTGTTGCAGAGTTACCAAGGGTTGATACATCAATGTATGTAAATGGATGAGCAGTGAACCTGTATTGCTGAAGGGTTGTGTTTGCCCCTCCAAAAGTCCCTGTGCATATTTTTAAATTATATGTTGAATCCTCAGCACCTCTTGCATCAACAACAAAACCAGTAAAATTAATTGTTACTCTATAAAAACGACTAGATCCCACAGTCACTCTGTTATCAGCACCACCAGTCCCAGATTCATCGGCGAGCTTGATAATTTCATGATCAGTAAAATCTGACCAAGATCCAGGACTTGATGTAACAGTTTTAAACTTTAAAAGACCAAACGGTTTGTCATCAGTAGCGTCTTTAACCTGATCTATATTTGTGGACATTTGAGCAAGTCGGTCTCCAGTTATTGGGGTTCCATCTGTCCAAGATACAAATGAGTAGTTTTCGTAAGCCATTTATCTATTATACATCATTTATTGAGTTTTGCATAAGAAAACCAGTTAACGGCTGCATATCGCACTCCACTGGTTACTTCCTTCACGCTATGGTTATATATAAAGCTTGAAGGGAATACCAGAACATCGCCCAATTGAGGCTTATAGAAAATATCAAACTCTGGAAATTCAATTTCCCCGCCATCATAATCGTCATTAAAATACATAAGAATAGAAACAGTTCTGCTGTAGGCGGCGCAATCGTCAATGTGATTTTTAAAAAAACTACCAATATCGTACTTTATGATCTGCCACTCGTGATTTTTTAATAAATCACCCATATTATGAATTCCCCTATAGGAGTTAATAACTTCATCTCCTATTTTTTCAATTTGTCTTTTAAAAATATTAACAGGGTCATCTTCATGACATGAATAGGATTGTGAAAAAGAAAAAACACCTACTTTTCTTATATCTGTATCAACAACACTGTTATACTGCCCATTTTCTGAATCTAGGGATACAAGTTTTCCGTCATTAAAAAATAAAGTTATACTGTTTTTTATAGCATCAAGATAGCCAGAAATCTGATCAGAATTATAAACATAAATACCAGGTGCTAATTTTTTTGGCATATTACCACTTATCAAGTGGACATGTCGCTTTCATTAACTTAGTTTTTAACTTCATAACACAACCACATTCTTTACATTGATTAGTAATTTTAAGCAGGCTTGGGCACTGCTCGCATATAGACATTCGCCTCTCTGCTTCTTCTTCAGATGCTTTCTCCGTATTTGGATTAAGAACATCCCAAGGGCGAGTTTCACCTAGACTTTTCTTCCATTCTTGATACGGTGTCATAATTAAAATTCTCTTTCAACATTGTAAAACTGGTCAACAATCTTGTTAAGAAAACCAGCGCCAGCATTATTCACTGTCACATCTTTATAAATATCTGGCACGACTAGCGCTGCCATTTCAGATCTTGGCATTGCAGCAAATTCAGCAGGTGACATTCCATACTTATGAGCTTCATTTGCAACAAATTCTTCCTCTAGATAGAGAGCAATCTGTGTTGCGATTCCCTTTCTTCTGTGGTCAGGATGCACTGTCATTAAAAATGGATGTCGGATTCCATCAGTATCAAAATATGATGCATGAACACCAATAAGCAAACCATCATCATCTCGGAGAAGCGTAAAAATAAGATCAACAGGTGAATCACTACCAAAGACTTTTGGAACTTTTGCTGGGAGTGTTAGCCTTTCATATCCTGGCTCTCCATACTCACCAAATCTATTCTCCCAATTTAACCAGTCATTGAAATTATTATCTGGCTCTGTTGGAACCTTTGGCTCCCAAACGCTATTTTGCTCTGCACTACTCATTTCAAATCTCCGTTCTCAATATTATTTCAGTATATCATAGCAAATAACTATTTTTATCAAAAAATTACAAGCAATAATTTCCAAGCTTTTCATCATAACCACAGACTGCTGGTGGGCAGCATGGCTCTGTATGCGTAGGGCAAGTTGGGCAACCACCGCCTGGTGAAACAGAAGGACTAACTTCAGGAGTAACTGAAGGGCTAACTGCCGTAACTGCTGGGGCTGATCCTCCAGTGCTCAACAGGTATTCCGTAGCTCCATCAATCACCGCATATAGCGCACTTCCTGACCATCTAAAAGCTATTTGATTTGCGCCGTATGGATATATAACAGCATCCGTTTCAACGGAATCAGATGACACAACACCATTAGTGTAAAAACCATATTTATTAACCACTGTTGTGTAGGCTGCATTGTCAGCATCTTCAATTCTAAGCTCTTGCCCTTTTAGTGATGAAGAGACTACATGGTTATCAGCAGGGTCTCTAGTTGCAACCACAATCTCACCTGCAGGAACACCGCCATGAGCCGTAGTTGTTGGACCTAAATTTATGTATCCAAGAAAAGAATTTCCAGTGTATAAATTAGCGCCAACAATATCAAAAGAAGCTATTGCTCCACTAGTAGCCGTTATCTGCCCTGTCACCGCTAATCCCGTAGATGGGTTAAAATAAAAACCACTGCTAGCAGCTGCATTACCCATGACTACTGTACCATTTGCATTCCAATAATTATTTGCATTAATATATAAAGCACCAGCGGTTATTGTTCCTCTAATGGCTGTATTAGAGAATACAGCATCTCCAGAACTTGTTATAGCCCATCCAGATGTTCCTTGAGATGTAATTACATTATTTGCGGCAATAGTTCCGTTAAAATTATTGCTTCTAATTACATTATTAACAAGAACAAGACTTGCTGATAATTCATCTGCGGTGATCGCTCCTGTAGCAATATTATTTGCGGTAATTGTATTTGCTGCAATGTTATTTGAAGTAATCGTATTTGCCGCAATATTATCTGCAGTGATTGTGTTTGATGCAATTTCTACTGCCGTGATTGAGCCAGAAATTATATTTCTGCTGTTAATAATATTATCTTGCAGTACAATACCTGCTGGCTCAAGAACAGTAGAATTAATTGTATTAACAACTAATTGCCTAAAGGAATTATAGTTATTAACCTGAGCCCGCCTTCTCTCTGGATTATCTCCAACGAAACTTGGATTAAAGTCATAAATGGAATATGAGTCTGTCTTGATTAAGGAAGAGGTAGAGCCATCATGAGAGTGACCACCAGAGGCATAGAAAGAAATTGCATTTTCAGATATAGAATTGCTTGTTGCCATTAAACCACCTTCCTAAGAGTTAACTGATGCTGCAGAGTGTCTCCAACATTTAGTGATTGAGATATCACCCAGTAGTCAGCATTAATTATATCAAAAGAGCTCATTGTTGATATTCTTATTCTATCACCAAGTTGAATCTTTGGAATAGCTGTAGCATTAATATTAAGAATTGGAACAGAGTCTTGTGTTTTAGAGATTATAAAATCAGCTAGCTTCTGAGCATGCACTGCATCGCTAATAAATGGGCTTTCAATAATAACATCCTTTAGTCCATACTTTTTGATTGAATCAGTGTTCAATGCTGATTGCTGAGTAACCTGAGTATTCTGCTCAGTGATAATGACTGGAACACCAGCAATTGATGTAAATGCAACTTTGTCTGTAAGAGGGTTGGTTCCCTCAGCAAATACAATTGTTCCACTCCCGACACTATTTGATGTTGAAATTATTAACTCAGCTCCATAAGGACCAGGCAAAAACTTAACAATCTCAATTTCATCTGGATCTTCAAATAGAATTCCAGTTATGAAAGGTGATCTAATATTAAAAGCTGGTGCTTTGTCATACTTAAGGTTGTAATACTTAGCCTCTCTTGCCTTAACACCACTTGCATGAGAAGCGGCGGTAGTCTGAAACTGACCTCTCTCAACATTGTTAAAAGAATTTCTCGTCTTTGAATTATATTTTACAATTTCATTCTCAATTTTTAGATAACCAGAAGTTGGAAATGGTGGATCCTCAGTTGTTGATACATAAATAGTATTAACACTTGAGTTTATATTTGCAGTAAGCGCAACAGAGCTTAAGGTTGTAGGGTCTGGTGCTCTCCATAGAGATTGTGTTCCAGCAGCGGCTGATGCAAGCCCTGCAATCGGTATAACCACTTTATTACACTGTAGCGCAACAGTGTAGTCAGCATCAATAATACTAGAGGAGTCGCTAATGGTGTATTGCACATTGGCATGTTGTGGAATTGATGATTCAAAAAAACGATAGAAATGCTCGTATCTTGCTTTGTTTTGTTCATCTATGTATACACGACCAAGATCAGCAAATGTTATACCGTCAAGAATTGACCTGATTGTTTCATCATTACCATAAAGAAATGGAAACATTGTCAAAGGCTGTATACTTGATTCACTATATCTCTCCGCAACATCTTGATCAGATAGAGCGACATTATATAGTGCGAATTCATCAATAGTAAACGCTCTAAATGCAGACGGGGCTGATTCCCCAGTCCCAGAAGTATAAGAAGCACCACGACCACCAATTGTAATATCTCTACTTGTCCATGCAATAGGTGTTCCTTCTACAATCTCGCTATCTGCAATTTGACCGTTAACATAGTATTTAAGAGTATTGTCTGAATATGTGACAGTAATATGATGGAAAGAAGAATTAGACAGAGCAGTGTTTGAAGATACTGTTTCTGTAACAACTGTTGCATTGGACAGTGTTTTTATTTTAAAACCATGAGATGAGCTATTATTAAAAAATTCAAAACCAGTATTTGGATTTGAATTGGACCAGTTACTTATATACTCCCCATCCGAGGCAAACGATCCGTTATTAAACTTAGTGAACAACTCAAAAGACCAGTCGCCAGTATAGAGGTATGAGTTTGAATTAGTCACATCCAGCGAAGAGTGATAAGGTATTCTAATATAAGAATTAGATGCAAGAAGCACAGACTTATTATCTGGCTCCGATGTTAACCCAGTTGCTTGAGATAGAGATGGTGAGGCTATATAGATACCATTATTCCTGTTAACATTTCTATTTGGATCTGAGGTAAATGCGGCATTCCTTGACCCAATAGAGTCAGTTGCCACAACTGTGCAAAACTCACCAGCGCTGATCAGCGCATCAGCAGATATACCAACAGCTTTGTAGAGTTTGATTGAAAAGCTTGATCCGTTATTATCATCAAATGCATGAAAGAATTCAATTCTTATTTTTCTTGGAGAACCAGCTGTTAAGTTAAGAAGGTCTGATTGGAACCTGGTCAGCGCCCCGCCAGTTGTTGTGTTCATTCTCCATTGATTAAGTATCAGAGTATCATCCAGATAAACTCTTACACCACCATATCTAATATAAACAACAAGTCTCTGCTCACCAGATGTTCTGGGGATGTAGTACCCGTCAAATACGCCGTTAAAGTATTGACTATATGTTATGCCATTTGTTCCAGTAAAAGAGAAATTGGTAATTTCAATTGCCGATGTCACATTGGCTGAGATATCTTTTGACAGAGCAACATAGCTCGGACTTACAAATGATTTTAACCCAAGGGCTAAGTCAAGTGGTGACAATTGCTTGTCTAGCGCATCTGCCAATATATCTTTTACATTAGGCTCACCACCAGAAGGCATTCCCCAGAACCTTGCTCTCAAACCACTTCCAGGAATAATAGCATTGCCGCTTCGGTCAATTGCTTCTTCGTTAAAAGAATAATTGGCAATTGCTCCACGATCCCTAGAACCAGAACTATATTTACCTAGCTTCTTAACATCGGCACTTGGAAAGTTTGCTCTCATCAATAGATTTTTTACAGCATCTCCAACATATGCATTTTGCATAAAGAAGCCTGTATTAATTGTTCTTTCAGTTAAATATTTTGACCAGTCATTAAGCGATACTGATACGGACATTGAAGATGAAGAAGAGGACCACTCATCAACATAGTATGTTCCAGCAGACACATATTCAAATAAATCAAATGTTATGGATGTACCAGACGCATGACTTCTTGCAATAGACCCAGCGTAACCCCTCTCCTCAACAACAACTGTTCTATCATCACTTGACTGAGAACAGAGAATTATTTCTTCATTCTGAGTTCCCTTACCAATTATCAGGGTAAAATGATTACCAGCACCGCCAGATGGAAATCCAGTAGCGTCTACCACAGAGATAGTCGTTGATGAAGATGTGATGTTTGAAGCAATGGTGGATGAGTAGTACTCTGCATTTAAATCTTCTAAATTTTTCTTAATTCTCCAACCTGTAGCAATATTTACTTTTAAATCTTTTTTCATATACTTACCAAACAATGAAGCATTATTAAAAATGCTAAAATTCTTTTCTGTATTATCTAGATTGATAGATGCTTTAGCGGTTTCAGATCCACCAATTGGCAAGCTGCTTTGATGAACATCTCTTGTTCTGGAGAATTCATAATCAATTACATAGTCTGTAATATCTGTTTCATAGATGGGAATTACTTCTTGAATTCTTGCCCTATCTTGAGGGTTCTTTGTTGTGCGAACAGTTACTCTTATTCTTGCAACATTTTGTGATGTTTGTGTTGATATAATGTGATCTTGATAATATGAACCGTCTTTTATCTGCCCCTCTTCCGAAAGAATTAATGCTGAAGCAGCGTTGTAAGCCTCAACTAGATAGTTTGAAATACCGCCAAAAAACTCAGATGTCACAATGCGGATACGATTAACTTTCCTCTCATCAAAAACAGCCTGGATATACGGATTTGTTGAGAAGCCATATCCACTGTATGTAGAATGAGTGTTTGAATTACTAATGCTATTTGACCACCACCCAAATTCAAGAGAGCTGCCCAGTTGGGTATTGCTTAAATCACTGCCCGTCAAGGAAGGCATTGCATGGTAGGTTCCATCTGCTGTAATAACTTTGCCGTTCTCGTCTTTTGCACCAGCCACAGCCCATGTAAAAGATTGCCTCTCCACGCCATTAAAAGCTTGAGTTTTATCAAAATAAAAACCGATACTAGGATATGCCGAATTTGCATGGCTATCATTTGTAGTGACAACCAAATTATCAATATGTCTACTGTCTAACCATTGAATAACAATTTTTGGCTTTACTCTTTGGGCTACTGAGGTGGATGCTGTCTCAAAAGAGCTAGATAAAGTCTTTCCGTAAATATCAGTTGTTAACACTACACCTCCTCTAACGAAATAGAGCAATCAAAATAGTATACATTATCAACCATATCTCTTCTAATTAAATTTTCAGAAAAGTCTTTAATAAAGACATTATAAACAGTTTCTGTATATGGAGTAGCCCCATCAGAATCTTGATTAATAACTTTTAATTGGTGAACATCTGGGTCTAATGATATTTTTCTAAGGTAGTCCCTTGAGTGTCTTTCATCAACAGTGAATTCTCTAAAGTTAGGAATAAATCTCCAGTTTATACTGAATGACTTTTTATCCGCAGATGATTGATTTTTATAATATCTTGAACTATCACCAGCCCAATTTCTATTTTCAATAAACACAGGCATTGAGGATACATTCAAAGTTCTGTTTTGGTTTGTCAATGGCTTTCCATCAAGTATCAATAATGTTCTTATTGAGCTTGAATCAACACCAGTTACCGAGCTAAACTTAACAAACTTAGCACTAACATTTGTATTTTGTAAGAGAACAATTTTGATTGTTGCAAGAGAAATTCTTCCGATAGTGCTTAGATTTACAGACCCAGAAAGGTTTGCTGATGCAAACTTAATTGATGTTCCAGACGCTGAAACATCTGTATTTGATGAAAGCGCTGTGTTTAAATGAGCAAATTTAAGAATTGAAGATACCACATTAGAATTGGCTTCAATGGAAATCTGAGATATACGCAACCCTATGCTGTTAACAGAGATGTCTGAATTTGCAGAAATTGAAGAATCAGAATATGCAATTTTTGTAATATTTGTACTAACAGATATATCGCCAGAAATGCTTACTGAACCATCTTGCCTTTCTGTTGCAACAATTACGGTTGCGCCATCTACAGACAGATCCGCCGCTGCATAGGCTATCTTTGTAAAAGATGTGTCTAGCGAAGCTGACGCAGATATGTCTGAGGCAATATTAATAATATTGATGAGCGAAACAGTTAGACCCGAACTGACTTGAATCTCAATAAAGACATCAGCTTCATCAGCTTGGTAAAAATCTATACCACGGCTAAATGGGTCTGAGAATGAATATAGGCTATTATCAGACATTTAAGCCTCTCTGAACGAGACTTGCACATTGTAATATGAACAGTCTGTTTTAATATCTCTTCTTACCAGCTCTTCTGAGTATGAGTCTGCGTAGACATATGTTGTGAATGGTGGTTCATTTGGATCAATGTCAATTGATAGAGTTATTTTACCCCTGTACGACATTAGAGAGATTAAATAATCTCTGCCAACCCGACCATCAATGGTTTTATCAGTATTGCTTGGGAGATAATAATAGCTAAGGCTATATGTATTCTTTGCTGACTTAATATATCTTTTTTTGTTTCCATTATTCATCATTACATCAGATGAATTGCTATCAACCGATGTTGATAGTGTTCTGCCATGCTCGGTTATTTCAGTGCCATTGAGTTTTATTACATTGACTAAAGTTGGTAATTGATTTTGGATAGCAGGCATTACAGACCCTGGTTGATTCCGTTATACGACCTTACAACTCTAGGTTGTACACCAGCCGCTTTTTGATTCTTTGGCAATACATTAACATTGTACTCCTTCATCATTGAGTTAAACCATTCTTCTTCACCAATAAAGTTATCAACATAAATATTTGTATTCTGTGTTGACATAGTTACATTTTGTCCACCATTTGGTGCTGAATTCCTTGGCGCATTAAATCTCATATTGTTAAGGTTCTGCAGAGTTGCGGCTCCAATACTCTGCACAGCTTTTGCGCTCATAATATATTCACCACCATGAAGTAGCGCTGGTATTGATTGTGACATTGCTTTGTTCAAATAACCACCAGTAGCAAACTTAGGAATACCTCCACCCATCCATTTTGGACCTATTGTTGGGGAAAGGACTGAACTTCTTGATGGAATTATCCCTAGTGCGGTATTAACAGAATTCCAATAGGCAGAACTTCTTGAGCCCATATTTATTCCACCGTATGTACCCCCAGTAAATGTTGCTGAGCCAGGTGTTTCACCGCCTCCACCAGAAGCAGCTGCTGCTTGAGCATCACCAGCGGCTTTTGCTTGAGCTTCAAGCAATGCCCACTTCTTAACTAAAGGATCAAGCAAGTCCTTCATATTCTCAACTTCAGAACCAACACCGCCAACAGTATTTCTAAAGTCATCCAAGATTGCCTTATTGCCATCTTTGATCGCCTTCTGATAAACAGTCGTTGGATCAGCATCAGTTACTGCTTTATTAAAGTCTGCTACGAATCCACTGTAGATAAGCGTTGTGATTTCTTTAAAACCATCAGATGCGTTATCTTTAATACCAGTTGTTATTTCTCCAAAAGTGTCAACAACGAATTGCTTATTATCACCCATAGCTCCGCCCATATCCATGAGCATTCCAATCGTTGAACCAATCACAGTACTGCTGTCAGCAGTTCCTTTTCCAAGACCATATTTATCAACAGCAACTTTGACCAAATCATCAAGATTTGTTGTAAATGCACCAACAACATCATTTGGCATCTTGCTACTTATTGTTGATGCAAAGTCATCAAACATTTTTGAAAATTCAGTTCCACTATCGTTAGCTGTTTTTTTAGCCAACTCGGTAAGTGATGTCATCTGGTCAATATAATCTTGCTTTGTTACTGGAGGGAACTTAAGAATTTCAGAAGCAGCGTTGCCAAATTTTTCAGCAGTGGTGTCAAAGAATTTATCTGCCTCTTCTCTTGCAGTTGTGATTGCACTCTTTAATGCATCAAGGTTTTCTGCAGCAAGCTCTTTCTTTCTTGAGGAATCAATTTCACCAATTGACTTTGCACTATCTGCTGCATCTTTGCGATCCTGAAGATCAAGCATTCTTGCATCATCAATTCTTCCCTCATAAATCGCAAGAGCACGATTTCTAATATAATTCTGAGACTGGAGTGCTCTTTCTTCAATAGCCTGTCTTCTAGTCGCTTCATACTCTTTTGTCTTTGTAAGAGACTCTTCTGCTTTAGCTAGCTTGTCAAGAGTATCAATTTGTGAATCATAAACTGCAAGAGCGGCATCTTTTTGCTTCTTCAATGAAGCTTCAAGATCTTTTTGCAGTTTGCTAAGGGCATTAGACATTTCACCCTTAACATAATCTTGAAGTTTCTGGGCAAGATCTTTTACTGAATCATTAAACGCTTTTCCAGTAGCGTTCTTTACCGATTCAGGTAAGCCATCTCCAACAGTGTTGGTGATTGCTTCATTATAGACTTTACCAACTTCATCACCCTTGGTCTTAGCAACTTTCTTTGATCCATCAAACATCTTTCCAGTTGACTGCTTAACACCAGAGCCCTTCAAGCCCTTTAGTGAGCCCTTAACGGCTTTAGCACCAGCGTCAACCAGCCCTGACATTCCATTTATTGTTGCATCAATACCACCATTAACAGCTCCAGTTACAGCGTCAACCGTTCCCTTTATTCCATTAATTACACCTCTGTATGCATTATTTATTTTGCTTCCAATTCCTGGAATAAAAGATATGGCTTTCATAATTAATGTAACGCCAGCAAATGCAATTTCAATCCATACCTTAATTGCCATACCAAATAGACTGATCATTCCCTTTGCCAACAATCCGACTGATTTTAGAATTATTTTTATTCCAAGAGCAATGCCATTAACAAGAAGCTCAATAAAGAATCCAAATGCAGCTTTTACATAATCAAACGCCTTGCTCCAATTACCCTTGAATGCTTCAACAACAGCCATTACGATATTGATAATCATATAGAGATATGGTTGTATAAATTGAGTTACGAAGCGATGAACCATCTTTGCAAGGAACTCAATAACACTAGCTATTTTATTAAATGCAGCACCAATTCCTTCAGCAGCGCCAGCTCCACTTTCTCCACCTTTACCAAATATTGCAAACAGGTCAACGAATGGTCTAATTATCTCCATAGCTGCGCCTTTTAGAATCTTAAAAGCTACTTTTACCTTTTCTATTCCGCTACTAGCAACTGCCTTAAACTTATCAAAGTTTTTCATCACAGCATAAATTGCTACACCAATTGCAAGAAGAACAATACCGATTCCACTACTTACCATCGCTACCCTAAATAATTTAGCTACAACCGTTGCTAGCTTCTGAGTATTCATAAAAGCCATCAATGAAGTTTTTGCCTGACTGAAGGTTGAGACTGCACCTTTACCAAAAGCTGCCTGGTCAATGCGCAATTGCTTTTGTGCCTCAGCAACTCTTGTCAATGCATTTTTGTATACATCAAGATCTTTTACTTTTCCAATCCCAGCAGTTGCCAATCCTTTTGCTGATGTAAAAGGTTGAGTCATCAATCTTCTTTGACCAGCCAACACTCCTCTACCAACACTACCAGGCGTTGCTCCAGCCATAGCATCTCGTGCCTCTTTACCTCTTTGGAGAACACTGGAAATACGACCACCAACACCACCTCTTGCTATTCTAAGAGCACGATCTTCACTTAATGCACGACCTCTTGCATTGAACAACTGACCACTACCCGCTCCTCGTGTAATGCCAGCTCTGTCAAATGCAGATAGCCTTCTTTCCATTGCATCATTAACAACTGATGTAGGAATAAATGATCTTCCAGGCGCTGCTCCAGTGCGTAATTGTCTAAATCTGTCTCTGATGCCGAGAGTTGGTGATTGCTGAAATCTTCCTGTTCTCGTTGTGGTAATTCCAGCCCTATCTGTTAAAGCCATCTCTTCTAATGCATAAGCTCTTCTAGCGGCTGTGAGACCTCTTGTGCTTCCTGGCATAGCTGGTCCAACACCACCAGGAGCAGGAATACCAACACCACCGACTTGAGTAATAACACCCTTGACTCTTGCAAATTTAAATGGGCGTGATGGCGGAGTAGTCCCTGCGGCTGCTGCGGCTGCAGTAGCACCTGGTCCCATCGGCAAGCCAGCAGCAGCGGCTATTCCAGAAGTGCTTCGTACAAGGAGCCCCTTCCCTTCAGTAAAAGAGTTATATAGTGCATCAAGTTTATTTCCAGACTTACCAATAGCGTCTGCTAGTCCAATGAAACCACCTTCAGCATTTTTTAGACTTGGTATAAACTTAAATATTCCTCGCATAGCAATGCCAGTTACAGAACTCAATGTACCAAAAGCAAGAATCAATGGACCAATCGCTGCGAGCGCTCCCATGATTGACATAACAAGAACGCCTACAGTTTTCTTTGTTGTGGCTGACAAGCTATTCCATTTATCAATCAACTTACCTGTCACCTCTGCAATCTTTTCAATTGCAGGTCTTGTGCTATTGAGCAAGTCAGCGGCAAATATTTTAAAATTATTTTTAATTTTTGAAATAGTAACATCAAGAGACTTTAATGAAGCATCCAATTCTCTTTGCGCCAAAACAGATGCGCTCGCAGAACCAGCAAGTTCAACAATCATTGAACGACCAGCCTCAGTATTGATCTCAGACATGATGTCACGACCTTCTCTGTTCGCTCTTAAAATCTCATCAGCAACCGCTTTTCTAGCAGCGTTAGCATCTTTAATATCTTTTACAGTAACAACACCAAAGTTTTCAACTTGTTGACCAACTTGTGCTGTTGCTACTCTCGCAATAACTCCAATATCAGTAAAATTTTTAATAGCAAGCTTGGAACTATTACTTGCTCCGTTAGCAAGATTAACGAGAGTCTTGGCTACGCTTTGACCTAGAGGATCTGCTTTTCTTAGTTCATCATTGAATTGAGCAAGCTGCTGGATAGCAATCATCATTCTTGGTCCTTGACGGACACCAAAGATTTTTGCCATCATCTGCATTGCACCTTCCATTCCAGCAGAAGAATCTTTTACAGCAGTGAATGATTCAACAATTCCCAGCAAACCAGTAAGACCAGATCTTGTCGCATTATTAAACGCCTGCGATCCCTGAGTAGTATTCTTGTAAGACTCAGAAAGAGAAGCGAGCATTTCAGCATTAGCTTTTGTCGGAGCAACTATTCTCTGCAAAGAGACTTTAATAGCGTTAGCTGAAGCGCCAACCTCAAGACCAGCAGCTTTCATTGGCGCTAACATCGCAGCAGCCTCTGTCATTGACAAACCAAATGTTGTTGCCATTGACGCAACTTCTGGGAATGCATCACCCAGGTCACGCATTGTTAGCGCTGTAGTGTTTTCAATTGCGTTAAACATTTGCAATTGAGCAGTGCTTGATTCAATAGCTGCTTTTTCTTTTGCTGCAGCGCTAACAAATGACCTACCAGCTTGGTCAAAAGCCCTGATTGACTGGAAGTACATTGCCTGAATCAGGTCTTGAGATTGTGATATATCCATACCACCAAGTTTTTCAGTAGCCGCTGTTAACTCTGTAATGGCAGCAACGCTTTCTTTAGCGCCGATACCCAGTTCAGCAAAGTCGGCTGCAAGCCCAATAGTTAGCGACTTAGCAATGCCATACTTAGCACTTGTAGCAGTTAAAGCATCATTCAACTCTTGATAGTTTTTAACTAATTTCTGAACTAGTGGAGAAGATGCGTCTTGACCAGTTTTAGCCATTGCTTGTTCAATAGACATAGCAACGCCATCCATAACTTTTGTTAAACGAACCGCTTCTTTATCAATATCTGTTAGAGCCTTAAGCCCATAGCGAGCCATTAAGGTAAATGGCGCTGTGAGGTTAATCATCAAGCTTCTACCAACGAACTGAGCGTCTTTGCCAAGCTTCTTTAAATTCAACCCGATACTTTGCATATCAGAGCTAAAAGCTCTCAAACGCATATTTTTCAATGTCGTCTGTAGTGTCTTAAGGTTTGCTACGGTAGCAGGGTTTATGATATCAGTTGTATGACCAGCCTTGATAATGGCGTTCATTGCCTTTATATCTTTGGTCAGGTTTTTAGTTTCAATGCTTAAGGTCTTTTGGTTTTGTATTAAACCCTTAAAGGATGTAGCGTGTTCTTTAGCACCCCTAGTGCCCATACCAAGAGCCTTATTCAGAGCTCTTGTGTGCGAATCAAGCTTAGACATTGGCACAGTAATACCAGAAACATTAGCCGCAAGATTGCGTAAAGAAGCACTAAGATCAGTTACCTGCTTAATGCCATCGGTATGTACCGCAATAATTAGATCTATATCAGCCATAGTTGTACCAATATAATTATCACATTATATGAAGAAAAAAGCAATAAATTAAACGCTTGACTCATAGCCAAGACCAATTGCCATCTGAGGAATATCCCAGGCTCTGATAACATCCTGTGCTTTAACAGAAGGTGCTGGGTCATACCAATCGTCATCCCAGTCAACCTCTCCTCCAAATGCAACCGCACTACCTTTCACATCTTTTGAGAAGTGATATGCGCATGCACGATAAAGTAAAAACATCTCATGAAGGATTAAAGAGTCTTCTAACTCTTCTAGACTTTTCCAAGCACCAACTTGAGTTAATATTTCTGCTTCATACTTTAATAAGGGGATTTCATCCCAAACGAAGGGCTCATCGCCCCCATCCCCTACGCTAGGTTTGGGTCTGTACCCATTGCTGCAGCCATAATTTCACCGAAGCAACGGAGGTCAAGAGCGTCTTCTAATGCAGAGAGATTGCTAGCAAGCTCTGGGTCAGCTTTTCTAAGAGCTACCGATGCTGCTTGCACCATTCTGTCAATATCTTCATCCGTCATTCCAGATTCATCAGTTGCCTTCATTTCGTTAGCAACCTTCATGAACTCTCGCAAGTGACGAATTGTAAGAGGCTTAACAACTCTTGTCTTTCCATCAGCGAATACAATTTCTGTACCCTTGAAAAGATCAATATTTTTTGCGTTCACTTAATACCATCCTTGTAATTTAAAATAGGGAAAACCCCTTGATTAACTATGATACCACAGTCATCAAGGGGTTCGCCTAAGTTTGGTACAACTATATTTTTATATTACGATTGATCAATAATCTTGCCGTACTCATAACCCGTATCTACTGGGTTAGGGAGAATACGGAATGAAACAGCGAACATCGTTGCCTCTGCTCTCTTCATTGAAATCATTGACGATTCAAACGAAACTGCTCGCTTAGTGTTAAATTTACGAGTCTTCGTAACCGATGCGGTTGAACCTGGTGCGTTTCCAACGATCTGCAATGCATACTCGTATGGGTACACGCTCTGTGAACCGAACATGAAAGTCTTAGTGTTGGCACCATCGTTATTCACTTTGATATCAGCACCATTGTCTGCTCTGTCATAGCTCCAAGCAATTGCCAAGTTGTTCAGCGTTGCTTCAGCCAATGTTGTCTTCAACATAACTTTAACCTTTGATTGAATAACCTTAGCTGCGTCACCGTACTGGTCAATCTCAATGTCAACCATATCTGGTTCCCATGAAATTTCAACACCACCTTGGGTTGCGCCAATGTCACTCAATGCATCAAAATCACTATTCGTCATAGTAATGTTTGAAGCACCGACTTTAACAGCTGCTTCACCTACGACAATATTTGCAGTTGTAACTGCCATAATATTTCCTCCTATTTACTCAAGGACAAATATTTTCTTGCCCCTTTTATCCCGCCATCTTGCGAACTTAATGGCGTGATCAATTTTTACTTCATTTGAACGGCTTCCGATCCCGAGACCTTTCTGCCATTCAAACTCATAACTATAAGAACCTAATCTTGCGGTAAAGCCAGGGGTTTTACCGATGTATGTAATTACATTATACTTCATATATATTTATGATACCACAAATGATAATTCTATTAACTATAATCCACAGATAATATACTAAAATCTAGATCCATTTGATACCAACCCAGCTTTTCAATGGGTTCCATAGATGATGCAGTTACAAGTTGAGTTGACAAAACTCTCACATTGTTTGGAACAGGACCACCAGTCTTCTGGATCTGATCTCCACGACCAAGTAGATAAATCATTCTTTCACCAATTGAAAACAATCTATCCACATCAGTATCATAAATTGAATAACGAATAGTATCCCTTCTTTGCCAATAAGCCTCAACAGATGGAATTGAAGGGCTGTAGAAGTAAATTACAAATGGGGCTGTTTCATCCCCATACCCAACCACGGGAAAGAAGCTCATAACCTTACCAGCGGTGTTAGCAAGCGTTGAGTCGCTTGTTAAGTATGTATTTATGTCATAGACGCTAATAGGCATTTTTAGAACTCCTCAGCTGTTAAAAAATCTGGACCAGTTGGTGTTGACCCTCTTGACCCAAAACCAACATACTTTAAATGAGCATTAATTTGTCTTGTAACCATATCTCTCATCTCTCTTGAAATCTCTTGTCTTTTTGATCTAATTGGAGAAACCCTTGAAGCACCATAAACCCCATCTCCACCATGAGTAGAAGTTCCTTCTCGGAAGGAAAGGGCTTGCTTACCTTTTGGTTTAATAACGGTACCGCCTCTTCTACCACTAAGAAGAATAGCTGCGCCAATAGCCGCATTATAGCCATCACTTCTAGAAGCAACTTTACCGCCAGTTGCAGGAGACATTGTTAATTTAATTCCAGATGCCCCAGTTCTTTGAACAGCAAACTGAAAGTACTTAGCGGCTCTACCAAACTTCATAAGAACTCCTGGAGCCTCTTGGGCAACTGCTGTCATAGCGCTTGCCTGAGCAGCTTGAATTCTATTTGGAAATGTGTCAAAGAATAGTGCAGCAGCCTCTGTCTGTATTGAAGCAGATTTGTTTACAGTCATCCTAAGCACCTTCAACCACCTTTCTTGCTGTGAGTAGAATGTGATTTAACTTTCCATTAAAGCCCATTTTCTTTTCAATGTTAATAATTTCAAAAGGTCCAGTCTCTATAACATTTGAGTATCTATCTCTAACATTCTGAATTCTATTTCCATAGTCGGCAAGTAGAGAATTTGTGTGAGAAATATAAAACTGAAATTCATCAATGTTTGCGTTATACGGTGCAATTCTTCTTTCGCTGGAGACAGATTGAAACATGGCTTTAATATCAGAGTTATACACGAATGTTGTAACTCTTTGACCAGCGCTATTTATTTCTACAGACTTAGTGTATATCCCTATTTTATGAGGAAATCTAAGATAGGTTTTCTCAGCCATCTGTTATACCACATAATCCATCACAAACAATGTATAGTCCATGAGTAGAACATCGGCATCAATATTCCCAGTAGATTCATAGAACTTATCAGAGAAGTGCAAGTCAATAGCATCCATATCGGCTCTCTTGATTCCATGCGACCTGTATTGATTATCATCATTCATATGATCAGCAATTAAAAGATCAGCAGCTTGCTCAATATTGTTTGGAACAAACTGCCATCCATAATCACCACTAATTGTATAAGCGCTAGTCTTATAAAACTTATTTACAAGCATAAGAACATTTGGGCTATCAAGGGTTGATCTCTTAAACTTAATATAGTATGTTGCTCCAAAGCTATGAGGCTCTTTAGCCTTTTCCACATTGTTTACAGTTGAATCCTGGTAGTTGTGAATGGTGGTTTCATCACTCGTTCCGACATCAGCAATAATTGTTCTAAGAGTTGTTATTGGAAATGGAAGATGCAATAAATTTCTTCCAGAACCAGAAATCTCTATCGTCTTGTTCGGGTAGTAATCAAATGATTGACCACAGAATGTGTTGATAATATTTCTTATCTTCTTTTCAATCTTATCAAATTTATCAAACCATTCATCTTCAAGTTCTGGGTGATCTTCAAAGAAGCTAGCTGCTGTGATATAAGGGGTATAAACATTAAAGTACTGAGACTGAGTGTACGAAACAGCACTCACTGTATAAGTAAAGTCAGCTCGGTATCTCCCCGCAGCATTTAGAATATAGATACCAGATGCCTGTTGACCGTAGGTGATGGTATAAACTCCAGCACTTGATCTTGTTGCATTTGTTGGACCAGAAACAAGATTCCCAAACTCATGATATAGACTTACCGATACAACATTTGAGGCAGGATCGCTCGGCAATGTTAAGGTAAGTGTCTTGCTTGTTTCAATCTTTACATCATCCATAATTCAATTATAACAGTAATACTGTTTTTCAGCCTTTAAAAAGTCTGCATCACTAATGACACTTCCATATAATTAATTTTATTAGAAACCTCTTGTGTGTCTTTAATCCACTTTTCCCCATCCCAAGACCAGATTTTACCATTGACAGAGTGAGTGTCGTTAATATTGGGATTGGAAGGGAAATCAATAGCAGCCATAGTTAGTATCCATTATAGATTATAAAAAACTTTTTTACGAATTTTCATGTTTATTTTGCCTTTATTCACTAAATAAAAGGATACTGGTATTACTCAACTGCGCTTTCTAGTGCTTCAATTCTAGTTTTCAACTGCTCAATAACCGCCTGTTGTTCCTGAATAGTCTTTACCATCAACCAAGTAATTTCTGTTGCATTGACAGATTTAATGTCTGTAGTTTCTTCATCTTCGGGATTGAGTTTGCCCTCATAGGTGTGAACCGTATCTGGAAGCACTAACTCAATCTCATCAGCAATAACACCAAGACCTTTAAAACCTTCTTGTATCCCACCTTTGCCGTTGTGTTCCCACTCACGAACACGAACTTGCATCAGTTCGGCAGTACCTTTTTCATAGTCCCGCACATTATCTTTGAGGCGGATATCTGATGGTGCAGCCCATGATCCACCGCCAGGCTTATATGCTTGACCACCAGTATCAAAACTGATTGTGTTTTCTCCTCCAGAAGAATTCATCATATAGAAAATGATGTTTCCGCCTTCATCAAAACGAATCATTTGAGCAGTAATACCAGTATTAGGTCGTGGAAAAGAACCACTTGTATTTATTCTATTTCTTGCTATACCACACCCAGTCCAAGTTGCGGCTGGTTCACTAATCCAAGAGTGAAAACTTACTTCACCAGTACCTAAACCATTTGCACCAGCCTGCAGTCTCAGTCTGTGTACGATTCCGTGAGTAAAATCTTCTGTTATGTTTCCAGTAAAAGTTGGTGACGCTAAGTTTGCCTTTAGGTCAAGAGCAGTTTGTTGTGCTGTAGAAACAGGTTTAGCCGTATCCGCTGTATTGTCCACAGAACCCAAGCCAACCATTGATTTAGTTATTCCAGAAACTGTTCCAGTAAATGTTGGATTAGATAGATTAGCTTTTAAGTTTAAAGCGGTTTGTGTAGCGTTTGAGACTGGCTTTTCAAGGTCTGTGGTATTATCAACATTTCCAAGACCGACCATTGTTTTTGTAATACCCGAAACATTACCTGTGAAGGTAGGGCTTGCAAGTGTTGCAAATCCAGAGATGGATGCACCAGCAGGAATTGTTACTGTTCCTGTAAAAGTTGGGCTTGCCAATGGTGCCCTTGTAGCAATTGAGGTTGTAAGTGTTGATGACAAAGATGCATTATTTGCCAGAGATGTTGCAATCTCACCAAGAGTATCTAATGCCGCTGGTGCGGAATTTATCAAATCACCAACAACAGCTTTTACATAAGCAGTAGTTGCAATTTGTGTTGTATTTGTTGTGCTATTAGCAGTAGGCGCTGTTGGTATTCCAGTAAAATCTGGAGAAGCAATATTGGCTTTTAAAGAAACGGTATTTGAAAGAGTGCTTACATTGCCAGATAGTGTTGTAACAGTGTTTGAAAGAGTGTTTGCATTGCTAGAGAGACTTGTTACGGTATTTGATAATGTGCTTAAATTAGCAACTGTTGCATATACTGTTGGAGTTACCCATTCCAGCCCGACTTCGGAAGATGAATTTGCAGACAAAACTTGTCCGTTTGATCCAGCAGCAAGTCTTGCAAGATTAGAAGAGTTCTTTGTTAAGATGTCTCCTTTTGTTGTTAAGGTTATACTTCCGCCTTCTGGACCTGTTGATCCATCAGCTCCTTGCAAACCATCAACACTGGACATCTCTACCCAGTAGCTATCGTAATAAACAAATGTTTTACCAGTGTCTGATTCAAACCAGAAATCACCAACTGCTGGGGATAGCGGTGCTGTTAAAGAAACACTTATGCTTGCATCACCTTCACTGGTAGCAAGGACAATCCACTTCTGTCCGTCATACCTCCACTTTCTAGATCCGACAGTATAAATCTCACCATTAGACGGTGAGTTAGGAAAATCAATTGCCATTAGGACTCCATTCTTCTGCGGTGTTGCCTTCAGCAACCCATGCTAGGTATTGCTGGTAGTCAGAGTTGGCAGGGTCGGTTGGGATGCACATTACAGACCCATCCGCTTGCTCAACATTGATAGTCATGATTTCATTGGAGCGTGAACGCATGATTTTGTACATTAGAGTTCCGCCGATGCTGTTGCTGTTGCTGCGTTGATAGCCCAAATGCTGTTGCTTCCAGCATAAATGTTGAACATATCTGTTGTGCTGTTTGTTGTCCAAGCATATATTGGTGTGGCGTTGGCGTTTGATGTGTTTCTGATTGCGTTAGTTGATGACGGCAGGGTCACGGTTGGTGCGACTCTTTTCGTAACCCTGTAAGAGAGTGGCAGATAGATGTCTGTTCCAGCAAGTGCAGACGCATAGTAGTTACCCCAACTGACAGACTCGTAGTACCTTTGGCATTTTGCGAGTGTTACTTGGGCATCTTCAAACTCAAATGGTGTAGCAACAGCACCAGCCTCCAACTGAACTTCTGCAACTTCATACCAAACACCAGAGTTAGATGCAGTGTTGCCCAAACCACCAAAACCAAATGTTGCGTGAATGTTGTTCAAATCAGAAGGGCATGTCCCAGTAACTGAATATTTTGTCCAAGTGGTAGGCAAAGACCCGTTAGTCAATACCAGTGTAGAAAATGACTGTGCGTCTGTCGTGGCAGTAGCAGAATCGGTTGTTGTATTAAAATACCCGATACCAGCAGTCCAGTTTCCGTATGCAGTTGCCGTAGATGAAGAACAGGTAGCCGCAGAAAAACGCACCCAAAAAGACAAAGTAACTTGCTGGCTTCGCAAACGATATGAGTTCAAAGACTCAACTTTTTGAGTAAGCCACATACGAGTTCCACCACTATTTTCGGCAACACTGCTGCTGGTGACACGAATCGCATATTGAGTAGAACGACCAGTAACACGCTCATGTCCTGCATTTTGGTATAGATGAGTGCACCAACGGTCGGCAAGATATGAACCAGCGTTCATATAGGTGCGAGCATTACCTCGTTGCCACACCTTGAAGTCGCCGTTAATAAGAAGGTTTCTACTTGATGTAGTAGCCGTAGTTGCTGTCAGTTTTGAATCCAATTGTGTTTGGATAGCAGATGTTACACCATCAACATAACCAATCTCTGTTGAGCTAACATTACCAATAGAAGTGTTAGCAGGTAAAACAACTGTTCCCGTAAATGTTGGAGAAGCTGTTGGAGACTTTGTGTCTATCTGTGTTTGAATAGCAGAGGTAACTCCATCTACATAACTAATTTCGGTAGAAGAGACATTGCCAATAGAAGTATTTGCAGGAAGTGTAACGGTACCCGTAAAGGTTGGGTTAGATTCAATCTTTGCTATAGTTACTGCACCATTAAGAATCTTTGCGGTTGTAATAGCATTAGAAGCAATCTGTGTAGCTACAATAGAAGCATCTGGGATGGATGGAACAATACCTTGAAGAACCCAGGCTGTTCCGTTATATTGCCAGTTTTTACCACCAGCAGAATAGGTTGCTCCGTTAGAAGGGGAATTAGGAAAGTCAATTGCCATTATGAAATCAACGCTCCTCTAAAAAATGTATGATTGCCATCTTGATACAATGTTCTTGCTTCAGCATTTGACCAAGAAGTTATGCCTACAGTGTCGCCTGTTGTTAGGTAAACAACATTGCTTCCAGTCAAAATGTTGTCTGCTGAACCAGTAAAAGCAAAAGTTCTTTCTCTGTTGCCGTTTATGATGAACCATAGTTGGTAAACTCCACCACTTTGATAGACGCTTGCAGAAAATATATAGTTACCAGAGATAGGTGTAGTGAATAATCCAGTAGAAGTACTGTAATATGAGCCAATGTTATACGAAGTTGCATTGTAAACAAGAACATTTCCACCAGTAAAAGACAAGTTCCCGCTTCTTGTTGCAAGAAATCTTGGTTGAGCAGTAGCAGTCAAAACACCAGAAGCAGTAGTTGTAGGGAGTGCAACAGTTCCTGTAAAAGTTGGTGATGCTGTCGGTGCTTTAGTATTTAATTGAGTCTGAATTGCAGATGTTACACCATCTACATAACTGATTTCGGTACTGGAAACATTACCAATTGAAGTGTTTGCAGGAAGAGTTACCGTTCCAGTAAAAGTTGGGTTAGATTCAATCTTTGCTATAGTTACTGCACTGTTGGCAATTTTTGCCGTTGTTACAGCATCAGAAGCAAGGTCATCAGCAATAACAGCACCAGAAGCAATCTTAGCTGTGGTAATTGCGCCATCAGCAATTTTTGCTGTTGTTACAGCATTTGCAGTGAGCTCAGTTTCTCCAACAGAAGCAACACCAGCAGCGGTTCCATTAATCTCCCAAATAGACCCGTTCCATGTCCATGTGCGGGAGCCAACAACATAGGTTTGACCATTAGATGGGGATGAAGGAAATGTAAGCGGCATATTAGATATTCTCCTCTGGATTCCATTCTTCCGCAATGTTGCCTTCAGCAACCCATGCTAAATATCTCTGGTAGTCAGAGTTAGCAGGGTCGGCAGGAATAGAAACACTTTCATTTGGTTTTACGCAATTAAGTTTTCCTTCAAAATGTACAGTCCAATACATCACAACTCCGAACTAAAAGTAAAGTAATTTCCATTGTTTGCTGGAACCGAAATAGTGATTGTCCTACCTGTAGTTAATCCAGTAAAGTTTCCAACAGCAGTTAAATACACAGAAACTGGGCTTGAAAAGTTGAATGCGCCAACAGAACCACTTGATTGTGTTGCGTTAATTGCACCATCTCCTTGAAGGTTTAATGGACCAGTTACAGAAACAGTAGGAGTTACTCGCATCTCAGACAACAAATGCCCCCAGACAGTACAAGTCGTTGATGAAGCCGTATATGCCGTAAATTGTGCTCCAGTTTGGTAGTACCGCTGGCATTTAGCAAGCGTGGTTCCGTAGTCTTCAAACTCAAATGGTGTTGCCACTGAACCTTCTTCAAGTTGAATACCAGTAATTTCAAAATAATCAGATGCACCAGCAGTACCAGTTGGTGAAAAAGCAATTTGTAAACCAATTTGTGTTGCTGTTGAACCTATTGACACAGTTGTGTTAAATCTTTGCCATGATGTAGTAAGTGTTGCAGCAATACCACCAGTATTTACGAGTCCAGTAAAACCATTGGTAAAGTTATTTTGGTCCACACCAGTTCCAGTGTAAACATTCATGCTCAAAGCGGTTGCGCTAGAGATACCAGAACTGGCACGAGCATAAAAGGACAGGGTAGCGTTTTTACCAGCAAATCTAAGTGAGTTAACGGTTTCCTGTGGAGAAAATAAAACCATAGCCGCTGTGCCAGTCTGACCAGAGGTGCGCTGAATACGGGCGCAATATTGAAATTGCGGCAAAGTAGAACCACAAGACTGACGACTTATAGTTGAAGTGAAACCGTTGTTATACCACCACCAACGGTCAGGACCAACATAACTACCACCACCCAAAGCAAGTGATGTACTTGTTCCTCGTTGCCAAACATTCATGGCACCATTGATAATTGCATTGCGATTAGATGTAACAGCTGTAGCTGCTGCAAGTTTAGAGTCTAATTGTGTTTGTATAGCTGAAGTTACTCCGTCTACATATCCAATCTCTGTAGAACTGACATTCCCGATTGATGTATCTGATGGGAGAACGACTGTTCCTGTGAATGTTGGAGATGCGGCTGGAGCGTAAGTAGGGGTAAACCATTCAACCCCCGTTGCTGTTGAGCTATTTGCTCGTAGCAACTGACTGTTACTTCCAACACTTACTTTCCCAACAGTGTTATCTGCGGTTCCAATAAGTAAATCACCTTTGGCATCAATTGCCTGAAGCATGACATTTACTGGAGCAGCACCAACTTCTACCCAGGCAGAGCCATAATAAACATAAGTACCACCACTATCGGAGTTAAACCAAATCTGACCGCCGATAGGTGAGTTAGGCGCAGTAGTGGAGACCGTAGCGCCCATTGCTGTTGCACCAATTTCAATCCATGATGAATCATAATAAACAAAAGTCTGTGCTGAATTAGAATTAAACCACAGCGCACCAGCCTCTGGAGCAGACGGTGCAGTTTCTGAAATTGTTGCACCTCCAGCACCAAGGTCGGTGAAGTTAGTTCCGTCATTAGTAAATTGCCATTTATCTGTTGTCTCATTCCAACGAAGTTGTACATTTGTTGATGTACCACGCTCAATTTCAACACCAGCATTTTCTGTTGGTGAACCTGTTGCGTTATTATTTAAAACAATGATGTTGTCATCAATTGTTACTGTTTCAGTATTTACTGTTGTAGTTGATCCATTGACTGTGAGATTTCCACTAACAATTAAATTATTACTTACTGTCACATTTCCTGTAAATACAGGGGAGGCTAGAGTTGCTATTGTTGAAGTGTTTACAGCAACTGTTGGAGTTGTTCCTTCACCAGAATTATTAGAAAGGGTAATCCCCGTTCCAGCAACAAGTGACTGTACATAATCACCAGCAGTATCGCTTCCAAGAGCAACCGAGTTTGCTACAATTGTTGCATTAATTGTTGCGTTACCAAGATTTGTTAAAGTTGCAGAACCACTTAAATCACCCGAAAGAGTGATGACAGGTGAGCTATTAGAGTTTGCCTTAGTATTAATTTGCGTTTGGATGGCAGAAGTAACGCCATCAAGATATCCAATTTCTGTGTCTGAAACATTTGCAACACGAACCTGTATTGCCGATGTATCAACAGCGATTGTAGGAGTTGATGATTCCCCAGAATTATTTGAAAGCGTAACCCCTGTTCCAGCAACTAATGAAGCAACATAATTCCCTGTTGTATCAGTTCCTAGCACAATAGAGTCTAAACCAACTCCTGAACCAGCACCAATTTCTACCCAGAATGAATCGTAGTAAACAAAGCTTTTACCAGTATCTGATTCATACCATAAATCACCAGCGGATGGAGATGATGGAGGTGTGTCTGATACCGTTACACCTCCAGAACCACCTGAACTGCCAAACTGAACAATTGCATTGCTTGAGTTTTTATAAAAAATCTTTCCGTCATTATAGTTAATAGCAAGCTCCCCTAGCTCAAGTGAGGTAGGGGCGCTATTTGCCGTTCCTGAATTTTTAATTCTAATTACATTAGCCATTTAAGCCTCTTAGTTAAAAAGTACCACCATCAATTATAGCAGTGTTCGCAGCAAGAGCTGTGAGCTGAGCACTATAGGCTTGAACATTTGAACCAATTGCAAGACCTAATGCAGTTCTTGCATCACCAGCAGTTGTTGAACCAGTACCGCCATAAGCGATACCAACAGCAGTTCCCTGCCAGGTACCAGTAGCAATTGTTCCTACTGATGTAAGGCTTGATGTAACAATACTTGAACCCAAGGTTGTATTTGAAAGTGCCGCCAAGCCCCCAATGTAGAATGACTTACCAGCAAGAATATTGAAATGCTCAGAAGATGTCCAAGCGTCTGTAGCATCAACCCAGTTAAGTGTCTTATCTGTTGCGCCCTTAAGAGTGATACCGCCGCCATCTGCGCCAGCATCTGTTGGGCTTGCGACTGAACCGAGAGTAAGATTCTTGTCATCAATTGTGATTTCTGTTGAGTTAATAGTCGTTGTTGTACCGTTAACTGTTAAGTCACCTGAAAGAACAAGTGATGTACCAGTAGCAGCACCAATGTTTGGTGTTATGAGTGTTGGTGTATTAGCAAATACTAGAGCACCAGTGCCAGTTTCATCTGAAATAATTCCAGCAAGTTCTGATGATGAAGTAGCTGCAAAATCCGAAAGCTTATTATTAGTAAGCGCTACAGTACCAGTTGCGTCTGGAAGACTTACGGTTCTGTCGGCTGTTGGGTCTACAACATACAGCGTTGTTTCAAAAGCATCATCTGTCGTTCCCTCAAAAATGATGTTATGCGTTGCTGGAAGCAAAATACCATGAATAACTGGTGTTTGACCAACTGCCGTAATGGTTGGACCATTGATGGTTGGCGTAGTAAGAGTCTTGTTTGTAAGTGTCTGAACATTTGTAGTTCCAACTACTGCACCTGTTGCACCATGAGCTTCTGTTGCTCCTGTATGAGTTGTCAGATTCCCTGCAACTGTTGAGGCTGAACCATATGCATCGTAAGTATTTGCTGTTACTGAAATTGCACCTGTTGAGTCAGTATAGGTAAGACCTGTGCCAACTGCATTCCCTACAGCATCTTGTGCTGCTTCAGTAAAGTCAGTAACTGCGCTAGATGCGATTGAAATTGATGTAGATACTGCGTTGGTCAAACGACCCTGTGCATCAACAGTAAATGCTCCTACAGAAGATGCGTTACCATATGTAGCGGCTGTAACAGTGGTATTGGCAAGATTCAAAGTAACAGCACCAGATGTTCCACCACCAGATAATCCAGTTCCAGCGGTTACTGATTCAATATCACCAGCATCGTTGGTAAAGCTGATTACGCCAGTTGTAGTATTATAGGCGAGATCTCCAGAAACACTGATTGATGCTCTTGTATTTGCTGTAAAATCACTAACTTGTGAAGACAAGATAGAAATTGTATTGCTAGTTGCTCCTGTCAAACGACCTTGAGCGTCAACTGTGAACACACCAACAGCAGATGTGTTGCCATATGTGCCAGCGATAACGGCTGTGTTGTCAAGATTAATTGTTAATGTATCGGTATTGCTTCCTACCGATGTAAGACCAACACCGCCAGCAATATTTAATGTATCTGCGCCAGATGTAATAGTTTGGTTTACACCGCTGTCTCCAGAAACAGTAAACGCTGTTGCTACATTGGATATTGCGCTATCAACATAGAGCTTGGTAGCTGCATGACCATTTGCGGTTGGGGTTGCAACAATTGTGTTTCCACTAAATGTTTTATTACCGCTAACAGTTTGATCGCTCGTAAGCGTCAAGAAAGCGCCATAACCGCCAATTACTTCAATAGTGGTAGCGGTACCGCCTGCTCCACCAGTTCCTTTACCGTAGTAAAGAATATTATCTACTTCGTTAAATGCTAATTCTGCATTCTCCAAACTTGTAGGTGCGCCAGCATTGCCAGTCGCCCTTCTCTTAATTCTCAGCGTATTCGCCATTAGTAATTTCCTCCATCCATTAATAAATTAGCTGCGCTATGAACATGATCTGCTCTAGCCGCTAACGAACTCACCCCTACGCTTGATGATCTTGCAACATCGCTTGGCGCTGATGTTGCAAAAGCATTTGGCATTGCAATTGTTGCTGGGACTGCATTTAAAACTGAAGTTGCAGATTGTTGTACAGTCACAGAAGTAATATCAGATGCAACTACTAAATTAGAAGATGCATTAGAAATCGTTAACGCAGTGATATCACCAGTGGTGACTCTTACGGTTGTAGACTCAGCTGGCACGAGTAACATCTCCAGTAACAGTTACATTACCTGTTACCAATGTTGTTACAACTGAGGCATTTATCTCTTGAAAATCATAAACATAGATACCCGCAGATAAGGTAGATGTTTGCACTGGGGTTAGAGAAAAAATAACCACACCGTTTGCAGCGTCAGTTATTTGTGTCGTGAATTGAGCTAAAACAATTTCAGAATTTCTTTTTTTTCTAATTTGACCAGTGTATGTTCTAGAGTTTATATTTATAGCAGTATTAGAACTATTTTTTAAACGCAGCTCATGCACATAAGTATCACCTTTATAAATATCAATATTCCTATTTGCAGCCATAATATCTCCTATAAGATATTATCAAATTTTAGTTATATCAGCAATTTACTTTTTAGATGCAACCCATGCACTAACTGCTTCAGGAACAGCATCACCACAAACATAACGCAAATGCCAAGGCTCTTCAGGCACTACTTCCCAACTGAATCCAAACTTTTTAACATTAGCGATTAACCAATTAAGTCGTTTTGGTTCTGCAGCACTATGAATATCAACAGCCAAACCGAGGTTATGCTGTGACTTACCAGGTGTAGCCAATGTCGCCATGCCCTTCTTCAAATACCAAGTCTTGCCTTCAAAAGTTTTTGTCTTACCCGTTCCCGTATCTTGAAGACTGTATCTTTGTAGAAATCCTTTTTTTTGCAACTCGTATTCTCTATATGTGTCCCCGCTGGAAGTCGGTTTTAAAACAACTCCTTCAGCAGCGGCTGCCTCAACCATTGCATTCCAAGCATCACATGCACGATGATGAAGCTTTCCACCGCCAGCTGCCGCCTTCAAAAGATTTGCTGGAAGCTTTCCAGGCTCTACACCTTTAAGGTCGGCTGGAAGTTTAACTGGAACAATATAATCCCATGCTACTTTATTCATTATTTAGTTTCTCCTTCTGCGGGTTTCTTTTTATCAACTTTAGAAAACACCGCATTAATTTCATCTAGACTAAGTTTACCATCATCCAGGAATGCTCGTGAGAGTCCTTCCACAACCACGGCAACGCCAGCTATACCTGCCATAAAGCAGGCTTTCCATAAAGGTACATTAGCTATAGCTCCAGCACCGATTACACTTAAACCCGATGCAGCAAATGTAGCCAATATCCTCAAAAGAATATTCTTAACTTGTGCCATTTAAACCTCTAAACTTAATTTAGTATTACTTGGTACGACCAAATGCGCTATCGTTTGGATTCAACCAACGCATAATTACTGGTGCAAGAGCAGCAACACCTGCTGTAGCAATTGCTTTAGGATCGTGATTGCCTGTCATGTAGACAGCAAGCGCAGCTCCAATAAACGATCTCGCCCAAGACGAAACCATTTTCTTATTTGACTCATTCAACAAAGTAGACAAAAGACCACCTCCTTGCCCCAACGGGCGTTGATAATAGTATATCTAAGAGTTATTTATTTGTCATTCTTTAGAATTTCATGTACATAATGTACAAGAATAGCTGTAAGCGTTGCAATTCCAGCAATTTTCTGCGTTACTCCAGAAAGAGTTACATAAACAACAAGGCTTCCTGCGAGGGTGAATCCCAATCCAGCAGTGATGTCCCAAACTTTTTTGCTAAAACCAAACCAATTAAACTTTTTCATTTCTTTACCCTCCCTTGTATAATACTTGTATATACTATTTTTTGCAAAATCCTCATTGTCATCTTCGCCTGGACCAGCAATTTCTCCAGAAAAACCATCTTCCGATTCTTCTTCTCTCTTGGAACGACCTTCTGTACCACCAGAGCCTCCAGATCCACCAGAACCTCCAGCTGAGCCTCCAGTAGTTCCACCAGATGTTGCTGTACCAACCGCAGCTACTGTTGCCATAGCTGTTGCTGCAGCAAGAACTGTTTTACGAGTACCAACATCAATTGAAGAACCTGTTGGGGTATAATCATCAAACCCATCGCCATAGATGTCAATTTCTTCTTCAAACGCTTCCTTAACCTCAGTTGGGGCTTCTGTAAGTACGGCAGCAAGTTCTGACTTCTGTTCTTCTGTAAATTGATTTGGTTCAATCGCAGCAAATACTTCTGTTATTTTATCAATCGGTATTTCATTAAAATTACCATTTGCAATAACCGCAATTGCAGTGTCTGGACTAATGGTTTCTCCACTAATTGCATCTACAATGTTTTCAAGAGCGTCTGGAGAATCAATTGATTCAATTAGATTTATAACTTCTTCCGCAGGTAGGTTGTTAAGAACTTCAGTGAGTTGCTCAGCTGAGATATTTTCAATTACAGCCGTGACCTCTTCAGTACTTAATTCAGATAGTACAGAAACAATTTCTTCAGCAGAAGCGTTTGTAATTTCTTCTACAATCGCCGCTACCTCTTCTGGAGTCACTTCTTCAGGTGTAGTATCAACTGGCTCTGTAGTTGTAGTCACTTCTTCTGGAATTGTAGTCACAATTTCTGGCTCAGTGGTAGTCGTATCCACTGGCACACTGGTGTCAGGAACAACTTCTTCAGGAATTGAGCTTGTGGTATCAGCAGGTATTTCCTCAACAATTGGCTCTGGATCTGGAATTATATCTGGGCTGGGCTGTGGAAATACCTCCGCAGGGGGCTCTGGGAGCGTTTCTGGTGGATCTATAACCTCTGGTTGAGTATCTGGGGGCTCTGTTGTATTTATAAGAACTGTGGTCGTTGTAGTGTCTGGAACTGTAGTAGTGGTGGTGGTCGTGGTGGTCGTGGTGGTTGTACTAGTTGTGGTGGTAGATGTAGTTGGCTCAGATGTTGTTATGTCAATAACTTCTTGAGGACCATATAGACAATTCCCATTTCCCTCCCCCACACATGGGGCAGTGCCTGCTTGAATTTTAAATCTTACAGAACCGTAACCAGTTTGTGTAGATGTGTTAATTGTGTAAGTAGTATTTGTAGCATATGTCCAGACACCCCAGCCACCAGATTCAACGCCATTATTCAAATCATAAAAAAGAATGTTATACATGTGTGGCTGTGTGTTGCTTGCGCTAGGTGCATCCCAATCTAGAGTTACACTCCCATTTTCATTTGCTGTCGCTGTTAAATTTTGAATTGAATTAAAATATGGCGCAACAGTAGTAGTTGCGCTTGGTATTGTTGTAGTAGTTGTAGCTGGCATTGTTGTGGTGGTATTTGGTGCTATCGTAGTTGTAGGCGGAATAGTGGTAGTCGTTGTAGTAGATGGAACTGTTGTAGTTGTAGTGGTTGTAGGTGGAATTGTAGTAGTTTGTGGAACTGTAGGGGCTGTTTCATTATTAGCCTCAACTCCACCAAATGCTGTGCATGTTCCAGATTGAGTGCAGGTCTGAGTTGTACCTGTTTCGTTATCAACGAGCAAGACTGGTGAAAGTGCTGTATCATCTAGGTTAAATACAGCAAAACCAAGTTTATAAGTTCCAGAAACAGAGACTTGATATGTTGAAGTTTGCCAGCCAGTTGAGCCGTATGAGTTTGTTGAGTAATCACCAGTTCCTGGATTAGTAAAACCAAGAAGGGCATAAGGTTGTACAAAATTATTTACAGTTATGACTGGAGTGGATGCTGTACTTACAGCGACTAGTGATGTTATAGAACCGTCATTATATGGAATATAATCAGTTGCAATATAGTTCCATGACATTGTATAAGTTATTCCTGCAGTAAGATCAACCTCACGAGTAATCCACGCAGCATCAGTTGGATTTCCTCCGCCAAATCCAGAAGCAGAAGCTTGACTTGAAAGAAGTGCGATTATTGCTGATGCCTGTGTTCCAGAAAGACCAAGCGCAGCAGTTGCTTGACTGAATGTTTGTTGACTTTTTGGTTGCAGAGCAACAGCATAGGTTCCACCTTTCGGAGAGAAGTTCCAATTTCCAGCTGTTACTGCAGGTGCATAATATGGGTTTTCTGTTCCATTTGAAAGTGTTGGACTACCCATCGCTGAATGCGCACCATGACTAAACAATCTAGAGCCATTGAATATGGTTACTCCAGTACCATTTCCATTAATTGATGCCCCAAGAGATCCTGTCTGTGATCCTCTTGACCAGCCAGTAAAGGTATTGTCTTCAAATCCCGCATTTGGAATAGAAACAGAAGTTGCAGCTGCGTATGATGATGATACAAATGTAGATACAAGAGATATAATTAAAGCAGGGAGTATTGCCCAAGAACCTTTACGAAAGTTAATCTTCACATAAAGATTATAAGCTATAAATTATAAATTTAACAAATTATTTTATAGTTATGTTTATATTTAATACTCTTCTATATGGAGAAACAATAGGGTTTGTACCAGAATGCCATGTTTTTACGGGAAAGATAATCATTGCATTTTCAATAGGAGTCTGTTGATAAATTATCGTTTCTTTATCATCATCAAAAAATACAGTATCTCCATCAGCCTGATCAAAGTATAATATGGCAGTAAACATTTTATCAATATTTGGCTCGTCTAATCTTCTGTCAGTATGAGGTCTCTGAGGAGAGACTTTATTGTAATTCTCAATTAAGTTTACATGCATAGAATAAATTGTATCTATCTCCGCATTTAATAAATCGCACACCCTCCATGCTACTGGAACAAATAACTCTGTAGAGTCAGAGTTCTTTTGATTATTTTTGATTAAACAATGCCTGAAGCCATGATATGAGGAATCGGTGCTGAAGCCAGTTCCGTATGTTGTATCTCTCTGAAAAAACCACGGGAATTCCCCGCTAGATATTACATCTTTTAGAATACTGAATTGGGTTTTACCCAAAACATCTCTATGTAAATTAAATTTCTGCAACAACAATCCACTCCAGTCTTGATTCATCCCAGGCATGACTTACACCTTCAATCTGAGGGTGCGGAACTGGAGCATACCATTTCCCATCATCTTCATTAAGAATAAATGAAGAATATGGTTTAGGTAAAATAAATTTACCCATAGATGCATTGTAATAACCACCATTATAGTTTTCATCATCAAGAATCCAATCACCATCTAGCTGAAGTAGCTCAATAAATTGTGAGAGCTTTTCTGGTGTATCTACATCATCATCATTGACAATGATGCAATCAATACAATTATTTTCTTCATCTATTTTATTTAAAAATTTCATTATGCAATCCTGTACCTTATCATAACAACACCAGCTGCTCCAGAGCCACCGCCTCTATCATTATATCCAGCATTAACAAATCCTCCTCCACCACCTGCGCCGTATTGTGAACCATCACCAGCCCTGTTTGAGTATCCGTCACCGTTTCCACCACCGCCTGAACCACCAGTTCCTGGAGTAGCGTAATAGTTCCCTCCACCACCACCACCGCAAATCGTTATTGTTCCTGCTGAACCATAAATGGTGCTTGAGAGTCCGCTTGCCCCATTCCCAGCACCAGCACTACCAGAAGCCGCTCCACCACCTCCACAGAGATAACCACTGTTTGCACCACCATTACCACCTTGACCAGCTGTTCCAGCTCCAGCACCACCACCTGCACTACCTCCACCAGCACCGCCAGAACCACCAGCTCCATCAAGCCAGTAAAAACCTCCTTTACCACCGCCTAAAGAAGTGACACCGTTAAATGATGAATTACCACCATTTGTTGCATAAATATTAGTGCCTGGATAAGTGTTTCCTCTACTACCACCACCGCCAACAGTTACGCCATAAGAAGTTGCAGAAACAGACATTGCTCCTTCTGTACCGCTACTATTTCCTGAAGTATTTCCTGCGACATTAGTTCTAAAACCACCAGCTCCACCACCGCCTCCAGGATTCGTTCCACCACCACCTCCACCGCCAACAACAAGGTATTCAACGGTGCCAAATGAACCAACGGTTGATACTGTAAATGTTCCACTAGAGGTGAATGTGTGAACTCTATATGTTTGCCCACCAACTGTTACATCTTGCGTAGATCCACCGCTTGCAGACATAAATATTGGGTTTGTAGTAAATGAAAACCCAGCAGATTGTGGACCAATGCCATAAGCATTTTTTGCTCGTAAATATACGACATATCCAGTATTTGCTGTGAGTCCAGATAAACCTAGAGGACTTGATGATATGCCTGCATTGGTCCAACCAAGCACTGGATGGAGGTAATAGTCGTAGCCTGTTATGGCGCTACCGCCAGCACCCGTAGAAAAGTTTACAGTTGCTGTTGTTGTACCAACGCTCACTGAAGAAATTGTTGTAGTGCCTGTTGGTGGTCCAAATGTAGTAAACCCAACGCCAGTTGAACCAGGACCAGATCCATATGAGTTAACTCCACGAAGGTATACAGTATAAGCAGTGTTTTGTGATAGTCCAGATATAGTCACAGGACTAACCGCATCAGCAGGGGATAGTGCTGTCCATGAAGAGTTGTTAAACGAATACTCGTAGTTCGTCAAACTTGTGCTGCTTGCTGCGGCAGTAAAGGAGATAGAAACAGATGTGTCTGTTTGGATTGCTGAAAGACCGCTTGGTGCAGATGTTGGTATTCCTTGTGTCGTGAATGAAACACCCGAAGAGGCGGGACCAGAACCAATAGCATTTACCGCTCTCAAATAAACAGTATATCCAGTATTCTGAGTCAGACCAGGAACAGTTACAGGGCTTGTTGCATCTGCTGGTGAAAGAGCAGTCCATGTTGAGTTATTAAATGAGTATTCGTAGTTGGTGATTGGTATACCACCAGTATTTGTTGGATCTGTGAACGAAATTGAAACAGAAGTATTTACAGGAGTTGCGCTTAGAGATGTTGGTGCTGTTAGAGGTGCACTAGCTCCTCTTGTAAATCCAAACTTATTTGAATTACCTCCACCAAATTTAGCAAAAAATGGCATAAGAACTCCTAACCAAATCTTGATTGGCTGGCAAATACAGTATAAGTATTTGCTGCTGTTTTAAAAATACTTAATGTATATGCATCAATAGATGAAGCATTACCAGAGGTTGGGGCGATAGCATTCTGCCATTTAGGACTTACTACGGTGCTATCAATTTGAATTGCATTTGCATAATACGGAGTAGCACCATTTGTTGCAAGAAATACAACAGTAGCAACATCTCCAGTTGAGATACTATTATTCATCGTAGTAGAACTATTACCACGAACATTCAAAGTCCAGTTTGCGGTTGAGTTTGATGTGTAAAGCACAGTCGGATTTGATAAGTAATCAATTGTAATAGTTCCAGTTGCTGCAGTAGCAGAAACAAGTGCTGGCTCACTAACGCTTGTGACAGCAAGCTTGGTTGAAACATTAGCATTAGCAGATGTGACACTTGTAAGACCAGCGATTGTAGTATTACTTGACCCCAGTGAAATTGCTGTTGAACCAATTGTTACAGATGTATTAACAAGCTTAGCATTGGTGATAGTAGTGTTTGCTATATCATTATTAACAATAGTTCCATCAATAATCATTTCGGAAGAAACTGAGTTATTGGAAATAGCCTGCACATAAGCTTGCCATTTAGAACCTGTCCATATCCAGCTTCTTGCATCTGATGTAAAAATATCATTGGTTGCAGGTGAGTTGGGAAAGTCAATTGCCATATTTTCTAGTATATCTTAAATTTGCGTATTAAACAATAGGCACTGCTAATTCATCAAATAACTCCATAGCCTTAGAGTAACTAGGGGATTTGATCATTTCATTAATAATTACTTCATAATCACTCTTGTCTTTTGTTGGGATATGAAAATCGGTTGATAAATCAAATTCTATGTTTTCTACCTGCCCTAACCCATAAAAATTGCAAACATGGTTGATACAAAACATAGGTTCTTTTACTAATTGCTCAAATGAGATTATAAAAACATTAAATTTTTTACACGATTCATAGTAGGCGCAATACCATTCAAGAATTTTTTCTGTCCTGTCTGGGCGGGAATCTTTTGTAAAGACTACCCAGCTGGGTACGCACTCCAATGGGTTACGAATTGATACAACAACATTTTGTTCTTTTTCAAGAGAATGAATTGTGTGACCAAGCCATTTGCATTTTGTGATATTTGTAAAGAAATGCGATCCTGAACGAGGGAATGCACCGAATCTTAGCGCTTCCATATCTTCTCTGTTTCATCCCATTCCCAATCACCATCTGTGGTTGGTTTTGGGAATGGAGGCTCCCAGTCATTGTTTGAATTAAGAATCCATGAATCATAAGGTTTTGCTAAAACAAACTCATCTTTATCTGGATCATAGTAACCACCTATTGATGCATAGTTTTTTCTAAAGTTATTGTTATAAGAAGTTTGAATCCACTTCCCACCAAATAATGATACACAGAATTGGATTCCTTTTTCTTCCGACTCAACCCCATTAATTAAAAGTTCTTCATTTGCTACAACAATCACTGTTTCTACAATATTATTTTCGTTAAGTTTTGCAAAATGTGCCATTACCAAGTAATACTCCCTGAACCAGTCCATGTATAACGCTTGTATGTTCCATCATTACTGAATGTTGGAGATCCAGTTGTAGATGATGCAGTTGGTTGTGTTGCTGCATATCTGATAATTACAACACCAGAACCACCAGTTGCGCCGACACCACCACTTGAATTTCCTGCTCCACCACCGCCTCCACCCTTTCCGTTAGTTCCAGCAATTCCTTGGTCTGATCCACCACCTCCGTCACCACCACCATATGTCCCGTTATTATTTCCTGGCAAATAGCCGCTACTAGAACCACCGCCTCCACCACCTGCGTAGTTAACAGATGACCCAGTAATACTGCTCGCTAGTCCAGCACCACCATCTTTATTTGTTCCACCACCAACGCTTGCACCACCGCCTCCACCACTTTGCACACCACCAACAGCATTACGACCATTAGTTCCTTGATTTCCTGTTCCTGCACCACCAGCTCCAGAAGTACCACCACCACCACCGCCTGAACCACCAATACTGCCTGTAGCATTTCCATTACCACCACGACCACCACCTGTAGAGGTGATTGTATGGAATGCGGAGTTTCCACCATTTCCTTGGTTTCCACCACCGCCAACAGTTACGCCATAAGTATTACCACCACTTGTGACGGTTATTGCTGATTCAGCACCAGAGTTTCCTCCAGATGTTCCTGCAGATGTTCTATAACCTCCAGCACCACCTCCGCCACCTCTTGCAGAACCACCTGAACCACCGCCAGCAACAACAAGGAAGTCAACTGCAAACTGAGCAAGTGTTGTAAATGGATATCCAGCAGACTGTGGACCAACACCATAAGCATTCTTTGGTCGCATGTATACCGTATAACCAGTATTTGAAGTTAATCCAGTTAAGTTTTTTGGACTTGATGAAACACCAGCATCAAGCCAAGATGTAAGGTAATAATCATAACCAGTTATGGCGCTACCACCAGCAGTTGTAGAAAAGTTTACGGTTGCTGTTGTTGTACCAATTGATGATACAGAAGAAATTGTTGTTGTACCTGTTGGTGGTCCAAATGTTGTAAAACTAACTGCTGTTGAGCCAGGACCTGAACCATACGAGTTCACTCCACGAAGATATATATTATACGCAGTATTCTGAGACAAGCCAGAAATAGTTACTGGGCTAACAGCGTCAGCAGGTGATAATGCGGTCCATGTTGAATTATTAAAGGAGTACTCGTAATTTGTTAGACTTGTACTGCTTGCTGCTGCGGTAAATGATATTGCAACAGATGTATCTGTTTGGATTGCTGAAAGACCGCTTGGCGCAGATGTAGGAACTCCTTCAGTTGTGAATGAAACAGCAGATGATTCTACATCACTAACACCAATATCATTTACAGCTTTTAATTTAATTAAATAAGCAGTATTTTGTGTTAAACCAGTTACCGTAATTGGAGAAATAGCATCCGCTGGTGACAGCGCAGCATATGCGCTATAACTAGAACCACCATTGGTTGAAATAGCATATTGGTAGTTGGTGATATCCATACCGCCGTTATCAGTCGGTGCAGTAAAAGAGATTGAAACAGAAGTGTTAACAGGTGTTGCTGATAGAGAAGTTGCAGCATTTTGAGGTGCGCTTACTCCTACCCATACAGAATGCACTTGCCCCGAGCTAGTACGATTTCCACGAGGGCTTAAATGGGTAGAGACTTGCTTTCCACCTTCTGTTTTCTTATTAAAAGCTACCATAGGAATTATGCAATTCTATTAACATAACCATAAATAACAATTGAAGTTCCAGTTGCAGCCCATGCTCTAATAACTTTAGCCGATGCATTTCCTTGTAAAAGAAGACCTGGTACGATAAGATATAAACCATTTTCCGCTTTAACAGTGTATTCAATGTCATTATCACCAGCAGTTGTACCGCCAAATTGAATTGTTAATTTACGATCTGCTGTATCATAATTAACAGCATATAGCCATACCTCATCAATGGTGCTTGGTGTTGATGAAGCAGTGTGAACAGCAGTTCCAGGACTTGATGTTGCCGTTACAGGAATTCCAAGACCAGTTCCCGTTGTACCTGCTGGCTGTAGTGATATTTTGCTGAATGTTGCCATAACTCTCCTTAACTAAAAACTCTTCCAACTAAAACAATTTGATCATTTTCAACGGAAGACCAAGAAAGACCATTTGTAGCAGATGAGTTAGCTACTAAAAACTGATTATCGCTTCCTACACCCAATCTTACCACAGTATTATCAGCACTACCAACTAGTAAATCTCCTTTTGCATCAATAATTGATAAAAGAGTATTTATCGCTAATGCACCAACTTCCACCCAGTATGAATCATAGTAAACATAAGTACCACCAGTTGAAGAGTCATACCATAATGATCCAGGCTCAGGAGATGTCGGTGCTGTATCTGAAACTCTTGCTCCGCCAGCACCCAGGTCTGTAAAATTAGTTCCGTCATTAGTAAATTGCCATTTATCGGTGGTCTCATTCCAGCGAATAAAGACATTGGTTGATGTTCCTCGTTCAATTTCAAGACCAGAATTTAATGTTGGAGAACTAGTCTCGCCAGAATTAAGAAGGATGAAATTATCTTCAACATTAAGATTAGCGGTATTAAGAGTTGTCGTGTTACCGCTAACAATCAAATCACCAGACACTGTTAGATTAGCAAATGTCACATCCGAGTTTGCCAGGGTGAGTGTACCGCTTGCGTTAGGAAGACTAATAGTGCGATCTGCAGTTGGGTCTACAACTGTTAGAATTGTTTCATAATCGTCAGCTGTTGCTCCCTCAAAATAAATTACATGAGGTGCTGGAAGATATACTCCGTGAATGACTGGGGTTTGACCAGTATCTGTGATAGTTGGTCCATTAATAATTGGGGTCGTAAGAGTTTTATTAGAAAGCGTCTGGGTGCTAGTTAGATCAACAGTTGTATCAACAACCAGAGATTTACTGAGATCAGGCATATTCTACACCGCTAATTGTAAATGTCACAGCGTTAGCTGTTACTTGATCTACATAGATTTTACTATTAGCAGGTACGACTAAGGCTGTGTTATAAAATACAACATTGTTTCCGAGCACACTAATATTGCTCACAACTTTGTTATTTGCTGCTGGTGTAGCCGCTCCTACAAGAATATGTATACTGCATACTGCAGTTGAAGAAGTAGAATTACAAAGATTAATATTTTTAATAATTGAATAATTGCCAACCGTGTTTGCAGTTGTATATACATTAGAAGCAGTTCCGCTCCCTATATAGAAACTTTTTGGCGTTAAATTTGCCATCTTATACCCCCATCCACATTAAAACTTCATTATCATAAGTTGTTGTATTCATATCTTGAATAACAGATGCATCTAAAACATGATCAATAAACGAACCAGAATCATGAGCAACAGCGGTTGTTCCGTCATATCCTCTTTGATTTACAGTAAAAGTATTTGAGGATCTTGAAGAAATTAAAATTTTTTCTTCAGAGATGTAACCACGATCAATAACGATAACAAAAGGATGATTTTCACCAGTCGGATATGTTGATCCATCAACAACATTAAAAGAAGTAGCGGAGTTAGAAAGGCTACTCGTTATAGTAGTTCTAAGAACAGCACCGCTAAATTCTCTTCTCAACATAGTAATCCCCTAGTCAATGCTGATATCAAGATCGCCTGTTGCAATTCTTAGAGTATCCCCAGCATCAGTTGTTTTATTTGTAGTAAGAGTTCCGTACAGCAACATATTACCACTAGTTATAGCATCAAAGATACCGATTGCTACAGTAGTAGCAGCTGGCATTCCTGTAAAATCAATATTGGCATCATTTGATGTTGCTCCGCTTGAGGCGGCAGTGAATGTTGCAACTTTGCGAGCATATGATCCGCCAGTAACTTCTGTTCCACCACCAGCTTCACCTGGAGATACTGTAAACAACCCTACATAGACAGCCGCTGGCTTCGTGTAAGTGGTAGTCCCAAGAAAGTGATCAATCAGCTTGTTCTCAAGATAGTTTGTAAGATTGCCTGCCATTATTAATCCTCCTGATTAGTATAGTACAATTCTTTTTCTTCATCACTAGGTAATCTGAAATTATCTAGTGCAAGAAGCAGGTTTGCTTCTTGCTCTGGTAATTCAGCCATTTTTCTTGTTTGAGAAAACTCAAAACCAGAGCTAGTTGTATATCCAGCACCAGATTCAAAAAGTATAATAATTTTTCCTTCTGGAGAAATATCTTTTAATTCCACTTCTTTTTTAGGAGCAGCTTTTTTGACAGGTGCTTTATTTGGTTTGTTAATATTTTCTGTAGTGATGCTTACTTCTTGTTTAGTCATATTATCAATACTATCACTTATATCTATTTAAATCAATCTATATATGATAAAAGGCGGGGCGTAAATAGCCCCGCCTTTCACCATTTTACTAATTTTTAATTAGAGTGTGCGCAACTTAACATTCTTACCGATTACATATGAATCAGCATTTTCAATGTTGTTTGCTACTCTCATGTACTGTGTGTACTCAATTGTGTCAGTCTTTGGCTTGAACTGGCGGTACACTGTGATGTCACGGTGGATACCGATTACACGGTTGTTAGGGAATGTAAGTTCCACGAAACCATGCGAACCAGCTGTTCCTGAGTAGTCACCAGCTGCCGTTTCTGGCATCAAAGGCACTTCAATGAGGTTAATACCAAATGGTGCAAGACCAGTTGCACCTGGACCACCATTTGCTCTCATTGAACCTTGCAAGAATGCCATTTCACCAGCCGTTGACATTGGAGCAGGTGCGCCTGCTGTTGCGTCAGTTGCCGAGTTTGGATTACCCAAGCTGTAGATTGAGTCCTGAACAACACCTGGACCTGAGAAGAATCTCAGTTCATTACGGCGCTGCAAGTACTTGCTTGGCAAGTTACGGAGAATCTTGTCATAAGTTGCTCTAGAAACATTGTTTCCAGCGAAATCTACAACACGACCCGATGTTCTTGCCAACTTGTTAAAGCCATCAAGAGCCTTCAAGAGACCGTTGTTTGACGATGTGTTACCGTTAATGAAGAGGTCATCCATGTCGTTTGCAGTCTGGCGAGCCATGATCTGTGCGATATGGTCTTCCAACGATGCACCTTCAATGTTGTCTTCCAACGATTCTGTTGAAATGTTCCAGTCAAGACGGAGCTTTACAGTTGAAAGCGAAACCTTGCTGAATGTTACTGCTGCGTTTGCACCATCATCGGTTGCTTCAGTTGCTTTTGCAAGCAAACGAGTACCAACAGACACCTTATCAATGTCCATCTGAGGTGTACGCATACGAACCACTCTTGCGTTCTGCATGAGAACCGACTGATCCACGATGAAGTCCAAGAAACGGTTTGCCTGCTCTGGGTAGAGAAGACCACCACCACCGCTTACTGGGCTGCTATTTGAAACAACCGTAGTTGTTACTTCATTGGCTTTCGCCAAAATTTCTTCTTGTGTTGCCATAGTAGTTATTCCTCCTTACCTTATGACCTATAACCTAGGGAGTTAATTAACTCCTGTGGCAAATATGTATTCTTCCAGAAAGAAGTTGGAGCTGACTTAATAAGTGCTTCACCCTCCTCTTCTTCAGCGTCTTCTGGATCTACGCTTTTCTTTACAGCGCCAGCTGCGGCAAATGCCTCAACTTTTTCTGTTTGCTCTGATAGAGCAAGCTCTGCTGTTTCCAGCTTTTGTTGCAGTTCAGCACTCTGAACTTCAAAACTCTTAGCAACTGCTTCAATTTTTTCCTGAACAGAGGCTTCAACTTCTTCCTTGATTGAAGTAGCAAAACTAGCCAGTTTTTCATCAACAACAGCACTCAGAGCGTCTTTAAGGATGTTAATATCCATTTCTTCCTCCTGTGTGTTTCCACTTACTTCAACGGAAGTTGAAGTTGTTTCCTTGACATCTTGGAACAACCAACCAACAAACTTCTTCAAAAGACTAAGCTTATTTGCTTCTTGTTCATTCATGTCAGAGATCTTATCATAATTATTGTTTTCCTGCAATTCAATATCTTGCTTAATAATTGATTCCATATTTTTATTTTCTTCTTGATCAATTGTATCAAATTCTTTAACAGTTTGTGCATTAAAAGACTTATTTGTTGAACTACCAAAAACATCATTAATCATATTCATGATGTCTCTAGCGGTTGGTTCTTCAGTGTCGTTTTCTTCAGTGTCATCTTCAACTAAAGAAGGGATTTGAACGCCATCAACTCTAAGGGTAGCCAAAAGCTGCCAGTCCCATTTCTGATGCATATCAATTCTTTCCGCAACAAAGTTTGCAACACCTTGCTCATTTGCAGCATTTGCTACATCAAAAACAGACTTAAGAACTGCAAGGAGACCCATATTTTTTATGTAAAGATCCATAGCTAAATCTCTTGCGCTAGTAGTGGATGAATCATCCTCAAACATAGCCATATCCTCAGATTCTGAGAGTGTCGGAGGGAATGCGCCAAGCTTTCTTACAAGCTCTGCTGTTGGATCTATTGAACCATAAGCATCTTCATAAATTTCTCCAAAAAGCTCATGATATTGAGCAAAGTCAACACCTTCTACATTCCAGTGAGCTCTATGAGCTGACGCATAAAATACAGTCATATTCGCAAGGAGCTCCTGAAGTGATGCAACGGTACTGTTCACACCACTCACCTCTTTACTGATAGGATCTTCACTATTCATATTTTTCTCCTTCTTCTTTTTCCTTTTTGATCTAAACTTTGGATAACCAGAAGGGAATCCAGGAATTGTTGGGCTTTTAATCCCGTTTCGTGATGGATACTTTGACTCAGAATTGTCTGTACTTACAGAAACAGCTGGAGACCCACCGCCAGCACCAAGACCATCTTTTTCTAAATTACCGCAAGAACCACAACCACAGTCGCAATCCTCTAATTGATCCGCAATTCCTTTAAGTATTGACTCTTCAAGAGTAATATTTTCAAATTCATTCTCAATATCAAATTTTTCTTTAGTATTCTGATATCGCTCTAACAATCTTCTTCCTTTAGCGGCTAATTCAGCCGCATCTTGAGCATTTTGAGGAATAGGTTCACCCCAAGCTGCTGCTGAGAGGGCAAGCCTTGTTGGCTCACCGTTTGGCTTTTTCATTGGACCAGATGGATTGGTAAAAAATCTAGTCAAGAATGAACCTTTGCGGCGCATTTTTTCTGGAGTATCTGCTGCACCTCTAACGCCTGGTTTTAGATTGGCACCCTCTGTTTCTTTAAAATGTCTTCTTCCAGCAGCTGTCAATCCACCCTTAGGGTCTTTCAAAGGTTGTTTTGCTTTTGCTAATTGACAATCCAAATCGCAATCAAGAGCGTAATTTAAACCACCCTCGTTATTCATTTTTACAAGGTCAATAACCGCTAAAGCATTTGCTGGGTTATCTACAAGGCTAAGTTCGCCTAGAACATATTTTTTAATAATATTAATCGGTCTTCCATTGTACATTTTATTAGCCATCTCTTCTTTTTTAATGACTTTTCCGCCAATAGAAAAAGAACGAAGAGTGCCATCAAGGACTTTTTGCCAAGTATCCTCGGCACCTTTTGAGATATATGCCTCTACCTTAAAAGCATTATATGTGTTTCCATCTTTGTCAGTAATTGTTACTGGCTCATAATTAACAGCCTTGCCAACAGCAATTGGCGCATGCATTTCACGAATATTTCCACCCCAATTAGCAAAAGCTTCTTTTGAAGCCTCAAAATCAACAATATCGTTAGATTTGTCAATATTATCTGCGGTAGCAATACCACTCACAATTCGTTGTTCCTTTTTGATCATATCAATAGGGAATGAAATATTAAAATCAGTCATGTAAGCCTCGTAACTCTATATAATATATTGTTTTTAACAATATTGCAAATTATCCAATAGCAAATAAAGCAATAGTGCAATTTGCTGTTAATACTTCAACAGTTGTGTAATCGCCAAATATTTGAATATATCTAGCAGATGACTGAGATGGTGTATGGGGGCACAAAACAGTGTATCTCCCATTAAGATTAACGCTTGCAGATGTTGTTGAATTTAAATTACACAAATGAATAGCATTTGTATGACTTCCAATATTGACGACACCACTTGAGCTTGTAATACCAGTGTTTGAATATACTAAACTTCCAAAATCCATTTTTCCTCCTTAACCAAGGGCATACATTGATATTACAGTATTTGCGGTAAGAATTTCAAAAGTTGTATAATCCCCTGCAAACACATTATAAAAATGCGCCTCCGTTTGTCCATGACCAATTTTTACAATAAATTTTCCATTTAATTTAATATCTGCAAAATCTGCAGATTGGTTCATAAACCCTATTTCAGATGTATGTGACCCAATGGACACAACACCATTACTACTTGTAACATTTGGCATTGAAAATACCATTGACATTTCACTCATCAGTTACCTCCTGAATCATTATTAGTACCATTGTCTTGATTCTGACCACGCTCGGCTTGAGCGCCATCAGCTCTAGGATCACTGGTTGCGCCATCACCAGTTGGTGACTTTGGCGGATTAGCAGAGTCATTATTAGAATTTCCTACTGGAGCACCTGGTCCAGTATTTCCAGATTCGTTTTGCTCTTTCTTAACATTGGTTGGGAAAGGAAGAACATCATCACCCTCTGTTCTTTCAGGAAGACCAATTTGTGATCTAACCTCATTAGGTGTAATAACTTCTGTTCTAAGATATCTATCATTAATTCTTGATTGAATATCTTCATCAATAAGATCAATCTTGTTTAGTTTGATCTGAACCATATCTGTAAACTCTGCAATCAATCTATTAAGCTTCTTTTCAATAACAGCTTGATCTGGTCCAATTACTTGCATCTTAAAACTCTTATCCGCATCTCTTGACACTGCCAGGTTAGCGTTATCATAAACTCCAACCTTTGGAGCTGGCACTCTGTTTGCTACAAGAATTTCATCTCTGTTTGATTTACGATACTTATCAAAAGAAGCATCTTGCACTCCAGCTTCAAGCTTTTCAAATTTAATATCTGCATCTGAACCGATGCTTGACGGAATTGGTATAACCAAAGTTCCATGATTACGACCTTTAACTTCATTTCTAAAGTAGTTAATCAATTCCATTTTAGACTTGTTACTCAGCTTTGCACCCTTTAAAATAATTGCATAGCGAGGGATAGCTTTATTTTCAAAGTAGTCAATATTGTATTCCTTTGCAAACTTGTCTCCGATAATTGCCGCCGCTGCAGAAACGGCTGCAGGAACACCGTAGTAAGTATTGTTTGGTGAATAAATTTTAAAGTGAATTAACTCGTTCGGCTTTGGATCGTTATTAATTGGATCTTGAGTTTCTTTATCTTGAAACTGCCTAAAGAAGACTGCTTGAATCTTATTGCTTTTTGCAATCTGCACATAGCCATCACGCTTTCTTCTTACACGAACCAATGTTGCTGGAACATGACCAATGTAGCCAATCTGACCCGAATTGTTTCTACCGATTTCCAGGTATCCATTACCCACAGTCAAAACATCTTGCCAGACACGGACTAGTGTTTCAATAAGTGTTTCTTCAACATTTAAATTTTCAAAAAGTTCGTCAAGACCTTCTTTAAGATCCTGCATTGAATTTCTTACACGCTCTAGCTTTGCTGGATCATCTTGAGCTCTTTCAATCTTTCTTTTTGCCTTCAGTGTTTCAGTAAAACTATAACCAAGACCTACAGTGTTCATAACCCTAGCGTTAATTGCAGCGTAATGAATTGAACTTTGATCGTAAAGACCAGCAAGCGTATCTAAGTCATAAGGTGGATTTACAATGTCATAAAGCGAATAACCACTAACTCTTTCTGGATCAATATATTTAGATGGAGTGCCATCAGCACCTTCATGCTTCTTCTGAAGCCTTTGCGCTTTTCTTTTCATTTTTGGCGATAGCGTAGAAATTTTTACGGAATCAAAAGGATCATACTCTTCTACTTTTTCAAGATTGCCAATATATGAAATATCATCTATTTCATTTTCAACAATAAAGTCTTCAACAACTTCCATTTTTCTTTCCATGTTAACCCCTATTTCCAAAGTGCTCATCAAACATGTCTTCATAAGGGTCAGCTACAAAACCTGCAGCTAATCTTTCTGTTTGATCATCTCTTTCAGATGCACTAATTTTTCTAGCACCAGCAACCCATCTAATATATCCGTCATCATCGCCTGACCAGTACTTACCAGCCTGAAGGACTCTTCTTTCAATGGATGGGTCATCAACAATACCTTCTGCTGAAAGAACTCCATCGCCATCGGACAAAGCTTCGCCATCTTTTGTAAAGTAGACACAAACTCCATATCTTCTTTCTGGAACCCAAAGTTTTTTACTTTTAATCATATCTGACGACATAAGTTAAATTATATCATCAATATTGTAAAAAATGGTACAGAGATGTTCAATTTTTATCTGACTGGGCATGCACCTGTAGCACAATTATCCATATCAAGGGTTAAGTCTGTAGCATTTTGATGAATTGGTGTTGAAAAATCAAGTTTTGCAACAGATTTGTTATATTCATCTTCACTAATTTCTTCATATGGAGGAAGAGGAAAGTTGTGATCAACATGAAGAAGGAAAGATACCGACTTAACACCATTATCATAATTCTCACTCAACCATTCTTTAATCGCAGGAAGCTCTTCCTTACGATAATAAACAGTTACTGAGACAGCATTATCCGCCCACTCCTTCTGCATTGACTGAACCACCTCAAGTTGCTGTACAGCTGTCATTTCTGAGGCAAGGATAGATCCCTCTGGTGATTTGCATGGGAATTCAACAACATATCTGGTGTGATCTTCACGACCATCCAAGCCAATATCCCAAACAACTTTATAACCACGCTTTCTACAAGCATCAACTAGCGGATCTACAGAGCTAAAGCGAACTCTTCTTGTGTAATACTTAGCAAATGCTGGGTGAATACCAGGGGTGACTCCAGGTAGCAATGACAATGTACCTGAAGGCTGAACTGTGGTTAAGCGAACAGATGGATTCCATCCACGCTCCTTGCTATAAGCCTTATCAAAATTCTTCAAGTACTCATAAGTCTTTGAAAGCCAACCAATTTGAACTTCACTGCATTGCAACACTCCAGTAATTGATTGACCAAGACGAGCATTCTTGTGAACAATACTATTTGTTTTTTCATAAGGGTATGAAAGTCTAGTAACTTGCTTTTGCAACATGTACAGAAGTCTAGAAACCTCCATCATCTGCGCAAGCGATTCAATGTTTGGCAAAAAAATTGTTGCAAGATTGCATGACTCACCATCAGCAAGTGCAATTTCTGCACAAGGATTAAAACCTTCAATACTTGGGTCTGGTGACTTCTCACCGAGTCTTCCATGTGTTCTTGCAAGTTTTCTGTTTAACAAACCATATGGCTCGCCAGTTCCGTCATAACCTTTCCAGAATTCTGCAATAATTTCATCATAACTGTCTGCATAAATACTATTGTTACTGTTTGATCTCCAAGCTGGAACATTACCACTACCCCAGTTTTTGGCACGAAGGAACAACACATCATCAGGATCACCGATTGCAATCTGTGCTGAACGGCGTGATGAGCCTGAGATTACAATGCGACCAATAATATTGCAAATATCCAACACATCAACAGAGCGAACTTTCTTTCCAACTCTTGCATCAAGAACTTTACAAATATCAATTAAGCCCTCAACAAGAGCGCCAGGACCAGATGCAATTCCACCAAAGGTCTTTAGCGGAGCGCCATATTCACGAATAAGAATTGTTGAATATGTAAAAGACTTCCCAGTGTGGAAATACGACTCAAGAACTTTGTGAAGCAATTCTCTCCAACCCTGTCGTGAGTCTGGAACAATGAAATCAGCGTCTGCTGATCTTTCTGCAGTAATATAATTTACTTTCTTCACTTTCGGAAGATCGTGAATCTTAGAACGCTCAACTGAGAATCCAACTCCACCGCCAAGCATTAGATAATCAAAAAGCAATTCAAAGTCTTGAATCTTCTCAATGTTTGTGTAAAAGCAATTATTAAGAGATGTTCCAGAAAATTGTGAAACAAGTGGTGTGCCTAATTGCCATAAAGCTCTTCCAGCAACGGAGCAACGCAAATTAAACATGTGGTCAAACAAAGCCTCTGCTTCTTCTTGCGTGTATGGAACGCCAATCTCTACAGCGCCATCAATAACTCTTTTAATAGTTTGTGTCCAGGACTCCGTAGCATCAGTGCCTTCAATCTTTCTGCTATATGTCCTAAGGAATACAATCTCCCCTAGACCGCCAAAACCCCAAGGCGGGGTTTGTGTATCGTACTTTGCGATAAATTCTTTTGTTAATAGTGACATTCAATTACCTCCGAAATAATAGAGAGACCAGTTTAGATGCTAAGACTAGCAGAGTCAAAGATTAGTACTAAGGACTACGATAAAGAATTTTGATAAAAATTCAATCGCTCAAGAATTTTATCGGCAGTTGATTCCCATGACCACTCCGAGTGAATAATTCTTGCAGACTTAAGGGCATACTTTTTAAACTCATCATATTCAGAAACAACATGAGTCATTAAATCAAGAAGTTGTTCAAAATCTGGAGAAGCCCAGTCTCCAGCATCAGTTGCATATAAATGATCTTGCCAATCAGCTTTAGTGTAAGTAGCGTCAAGAGGTATTCCATACTGCGCAAAGTCAGCACAACCAGTAAGGTTGGTTACAATAGTTGGCATTCCAGTTGCCATTGATTCAAAAGGAATTAAACCAAACCCCTCACCACTTGTTGGATAAACCATGCAGTGACATTTGTGGTATAGAGTAACCATCTGATCAGTTGTAAATGTTTCTGGGATTGCAATAATCTGAGGATGTCTAGATGCAGGAACTAATTGATTATCAATGTAGCATTCTGCAAAACAGAACTTGTTATATTTCAATACAAGTCTAAAGTTATCATCACCCTCATACAGATCAAGAAAAGCATCAACAACCATTTGTGCATTTTTTCTTTTTGAATCTCCGCCAACATGAAGGAAATTAAAACGACCAGTCAGCTCTCTTTCAAATATCTCAAACTCTGGAGATACACCATGAGGGATTGTGTAGACATTTGCATTAACATTATTCTCAATATAAACATCTCTGATGAAATTAGATGTAGCCCAAACCTCATCACATTTTCTCATTCCATCCATCCATGAGTGAGGAACTTTCGTTGACTCCCAGGGTGTGTAGCCAATATTGTACTTTGAAGGAAACTGATAGTACGGAGGTGGACAGAAGTTGACATGGTAATCAATATCTTCTCGGTTATAAAATACAGCGACTTGTTTTGACTGAAGGCTACGGATTGTTGAGAGGGCAGCGTTGAAGTAACCCTGGCTATACCAGAGGTCGCCAGAGGCATCTTGATTGTTCAAACTAAACCATGAAATTTTTTTCATTTGTTGCTACTCTGCCTCGTTCTCCAAAATTACTTTTTCCGATGAAAGGTTCAAACATCTTACACCCTTTTTCATAAGCTTAAGGGCGACTTCTTCAGAAATTTCATAGGTGATAGGCATACCCGTAAATACACATCGGGCAGCACCGATGTAAAAATCATCAAAACGAGAGATAGTGATATCAGCTGGATCAACAATTGCGGCAGGTCCATAATCATCAGACTCAACAATCGCAATTATCTCCATACAACATACTACCACTTCTTTGATAAAAACAATAGTTGTCCCGTGTATACTAGTATGCTTAGCATGCTAGATATACTAAGTATACATGAGTATTTATAGTTTACTTAAGTTTACTAGGTATGCTAAGCATGCTAGTATACTAAGCATGCTGTGCATGCGAAGCATATCATTTTTTAAGAGCTTGTCAAGGGGATAAAAATATTTTTTTATTAATTTTTTCTCCGAAGCAATCTGGTATCATGTACATATGAAAAATTTTATTGCTTATATTATCTGGAGTTTTTTATCGCTTTTAGGCATTAAGTATTCTATTGAGATTGGTGCGAATATAGATATCGGTTGGATTTCTCCATTACTTGCTGTATATTCTCTCCAGATGATTTTTAGTGTTTTTGCGTTATTCATTGCAGTCATTACTGAAAGTAAGTATGAGAATAAGTAACTACGATAGCGAACTTAATTTACAAGACATTGAAAGTTTGTCTGTAATGATTAAAGCGGTTCCGTTTGAGAATTCGTTTGTTCCCGCATTTTTAATTATTTCACCTGACGATAACTATAAAATGGACATTGATGAAATAAATGCGTTAATGGATGGAGTTGAGATTGCAAAAGCAAGGCTTGATGAAATCATTGATTATCTTTTAAGAAAAAAGATATTTAGAAATGCAGAGGAAGAGGAGAAAGAAATAGATGATTTTGGGGAGAGTGATTGAGGATTTTCCTTATCCTGAAAAAATTTGTCCGTATTGCTTTAAGAAACTAACCGTTGCTAATGCAATACATTGGGAAGGAGATAAGTATCACTACAAAGCTTTATACTTAGACCCAAACCCTGATTGCCCAGTCTATGATGAAGGTGCCCTACAAGCCTATGCTAGAATATACTATTCATCAGAAGACGCTTATGCTTATTATCATGATGTAAAGATACCCGTTCAAAGATGGGGTCGTGATGACTTATATAGCGTTTATCAATAATTCATGATAAACTAATAGGTACTATGCCGATTAATAATTGCTCAAAAGATGGTAAGCCAGGTTATAAATGGGGTGATTCTGGAGCTTGTTATACATACACTCAGGGAAATAAGAAATCAATGACTGACGCAAGAAAAAAAGCTCTTGCTCAAGCAACTGCTATGGGTGAATTTAAATTTGAAAAAACAACAGAAGAATTAGCCCTACAATTATCAGAAGATGTAATTGATCTATACATGGTTCAAAAAAGTCTCACCCAGTGGTTTAAAGAAAAATGGGTTGATCTTTCAAGACCAAAAGCTGGTGGTGGATTTGAGCCATGCGGTAGAGCAGATGCAAGTTCTGGTAAGTATCCAAAATGTGTTCCAGCCGCTCGTGCTGCAAGAATGACACCTGAGCAAATCGCATCAGCCGTTAGGCGTAAGCGCACAGCTGAATCATCCCAAACCAGGGAAGATAAGAAGCCGATCAATGTTTCAACACAGGTTGAGAAAGCATCTCGCAATGTTCCGACAAACCCAGCCCTTTATGCCCGAGTCAAGGCTGAGGCTAAAGCGAAGTTTGATGTTTATCCATCCGCCTACGCAAATGCATGGCTTGTCCGTGAATATAAAAAGCGTGGTGGTGGTTACAGAACGGTTTCAAAATCAATTGATTCAGTAGAGAAGGTAGCCGAGGATTTGGCGCAGGAAGAAGCTGTTCTTGCCGACATGTTGACCATGCTTGCTAACCTGTATGGTAAGTTCAATGAAGACCAGACTGGTATCTGGGCTGGTTATGATTCACCAGAAGAGAATGATGTAAAAGATATTGGTGTTAAGTGTTCAAATTGCGTTTTGTATGATGGCAATGGTGTTTGTAAAATTATTGCTCAACAAGTTGAGAGCGAAGGTAAGTGCCGATTTGCAATTATATCAGATGGAGTTGTTCAAGTAGATAATGAAGATATGTCTGATGATTCCGAAATGGGAAAATCAGAAGAAATGATTAATGGATATCCAGCAGCTACACAAGACATTGAGGTAAATATATCTTATAGACAAGAAGCTATTGATAAAGCTGCATATGGACCAATGAATCCAGCTCTTGAAAATACAGAGTTCTGGCAAAGAAAAGCAGATATTTTTCATACCACAGTTGAAGAAGCAAAAACTGCACGATGCAAAAATTGTGCGGCTTTTATTCAAACATCTTATATGAAAGAGGCTATGGCTGAAGGTCTTGGCGGTGAAGATATCGCCTATGCTGTAATCAACATAGCAAACCTCGGATATTGCGAAATTTTTGACTTTAAGTGTGCAGGACAAAGAACCTGTGATGCTTGGGTTGTTGGTGGACCTATAACTGATGGGAATGCAAATATTGACAAATCAATGGTTTCTATTCGCAAGATTAAGTATAGAGATCCGCTTAAATAAAAAATATGATATGCTTATAAGCATATCTTTGATATAAGGAGATTTTATGAAAGACAATATGAAGAAAATGGTTTCTGACCACAACGCAATGAAGTCCTGGCATGAGACATCAGCAAAAGCTGCTGCTGAACAAATGCAAGATCACATCAAGGCTGCTGCTTGGCACGATTCACAAGTTAATATGATCAAGGGAATGATTAATGAAGTTCCTCTTGATCCAGAAAAGAAAGTTTCTGGCGTACCGACTGGCGGATCAGCTTCTGCTCCAACATCTGGTGCTGGAATGACTTCGCCAACAAAGGAAGTTGCTCTTGATCCAAAAACTGTTAAGAAGAGCGATTTGATTGAAATTCTTTCCGAGCATGAAGGTCAGTTCGGTAAGTTTGACATGGCAGTTGAGGACATTGCAAGCTTCTTGCTTGCAGAGTAATTTTAACAGATGGAAGCCATAATCGTTGCCTCAATTGCTGCTGTAGGAGGAATCCTAGCAGCACTAATTCAGCAAACAAGAAAAGAAAATAAACAAGATCATGGAGTAGTTGCATCTTTGCTAACTGACCTGCACAAAGATGTTTCTAATGTAGAAGTTAAACTTGATAGACATATTGAGTCACATGCTGTAACAGCGGCTACAGAAGTAGTTAAGAAAGCAGTTAAAAAAGCTATAGCTAAATAGTCTTAGCGGGTATTTCTAGGCTTATATTTTTCCGAAAGGTTATATAGGTGGTGGAGATACCCGCTATTTTTTTATTTATGACTTGATTTTCGTTTTTATAAGTGGTAATCTCTCATTGACCTAAGAGAAAGAAGACAAGATGTCAGATGAAAGCTTTATTGAAGAAGATAATGATTTTGTTGGAACTAAAGATTTTGACAATATTTGCGACAATCTAATTTCCAAAGTCCCTGTTGATAGTCATAGAGAAGCCTATAGTGTGATATATGGTCACTACAAAGGATGGGCTCCGTCTAAGACAATCAAGCACTATAACATTTCAGAGGAAGTGTATAGCTACTATGCAGACCTTTTTGATTTTACAGAAAGGGGGGAGAAGATTATGGCTGGAAGAAAATCTAAGCAAGATAATATTGTCAGTTTTTTGACAGGCAATGTTGGAAAGGTAGTAACACCGATTGAAGTTTCTACTAATGTAGAAATCTCATTGCCAACATTCTACAATTTTTACAATGCTAATCGTGGTTACTTTAAGAAAGTAAAGCGTGGACATTTTGAAATTGTAGATCCAAAAGTAGAAAGAGCAAATAGTTAATTATGGAGAAGCAAGTGGTTGTGCGAAATATGAAGTCATGGGAATACTGTGCGGAAGAAGCCGTAAAGGATTTGTTTTGGTTCGTAGATAGGTTTGATATAACTGGCATGACCCTTGAGTGCGGTACTTCTCAAAAATCACGAATGAGTAATTTTTATTGGGATGGCTTAAACATTGAGCTATCAAATGACCACATCAGTAATATCAAAAATATTATTGACTGGTGCATTGATAGTAAGGCATGGGAGAGCGATCCACATTATTACCCAGGAGAGAATGATGATAAGTTAATGTATTGCCGACAGTACCATAGTTGGCTATGGTCAATGATTGGTGCTGTCGCTCTACATTATTGCAAAGTAAATGGTATTGAGTTGAATAAAGAAATGCTCACATCTACTTTGATTAAGAAACAAAAAGACTATGGTCCAAAAAATATTGAAAGATTTGGGCTAAATGGTCTTACCATCAGACTACACGACAAGGTTGCGAGATTAGAAAATCTTCTGTCAAAACCAAAAGGAGTAACTAATGCAGTATCAAATGAAAGCATTTATGATACATTGCTTGATATTGGCGGCTACGCTGCGATTGCAATAATGTGGATTCGTGAAGAGTTCTTGTTACCAATGGGTGATTTATGATTTTATTTAAAGATTTAAATATTGGCGATATTCCATCAACACCTTTTAGCTTATCAACAATTCCAAGCACAGATGAAGCTGACGAAGTAATCCTTTCCTATGCAAAAAGATACGGGTATCCTGTTGGGTACCTTCAGGAGCAAAATGGAAAAATTGTTCAAAATATTTTTCCGATTAAAAAATCAGCAGAAGATCAAATATCATCATCATCAAAAGCTACGCTAGAGCTTCACACAGAAGCTGCTTTTCATCCGCATCTCCCAGACTACCTGCTATTGCTGTGTTTGCGTGGAGATGAAAATGCTGGAACAACATATGCTCTTTTATCTGATGTATTGAAAGATATACATATTGGGGTTGTTAATATTTTAAAGAAAGATTTGTTTGAAACATCTGTTGATGAGAGCTTTAGACTAAATGGGGAAGAAGATACATTTGTAAGACTTCCAGTTCTAACTGCTGATTCAAATGGTCAATACAAAATGAAATATGATAGAACCGTTATGAAGGGAATAACAGAAGAAGCGCAAATGGCTTTGGATATTTTTAATAAATCTATTGAAAGAAATAAACAAACAGTTTTTTTAAACACTGGTGATCTAATTATAATTGACAACGCAACAACTGTTCATGGTAGAACATCATTTAGCGCAAGATATGACGGATCAGATCGGTGGTTGAAAAGAGTAGTTGTAAGAAAAGAAATAGATTATATTACAGATACCAGCTTATGTCCAGAAACTGGATATACTGTAATAAATAAATACAAAGAGGACAGTGATGACAAATAATTTTAATGACACAGAAAAAAATTTTAATCCATTTCTTGGAACAATGGAAGTGAATTTTGAACAATGGATTAATACTGGGATAAACAACGGTTGGATCAGCAGACCAGTATGTTCAACTCATGATGGCATTCCAACAACTCATGATGAAGATTTAGAATGGGAAGAGGGTAGTGACCCATGTATTTACGCAGTTCGTCTTTTTTCTGATGAAGCCGAGAGAATGCTTGTTATGGAAAATATGAATGGTTTTAACGGTGGACACTAATGAGTAAAAATACTCCGCTCGTACAACCAATTGATCCCTGGATTCAGAGATATGCAAATAAACTTAAAAACATGATGGGTCTTTCTCATTGGACAATTCACATGAGTCCTAAGCCATGCAATGTTGATGCTTTAGGTGAAACAGAAGTTATACATGCTCAGAATCTTGCAACAATTTATTTACATAAAGATTTTCGTAAAGATACGCCTGAAGATATTCGTGCAACGATGGTTCATGAACTTCTTCATTGTCACATGAGTCATATATCAGAAGTTGTTCATGAAATCCTTAAGCCAGAAGAAGATGATCAAAAAGGTAAAGCTATTCATAAAGCAACAATATCAGTTGTTGATTATGAAATTGAAAGAATCATTGATGCAATATCTGAGTCGCTTGGTAAATGGATGCCTACACCCGACATGCCAAGGGCAAAAACAACTAAGCCAAGAGTTGCTAAAAAAGCAGTAAGGAAAAAAAAGTAAATGATTCCAAACTGCGTGATTGTAAAGAAAAACGAAACTCAGTTTTTATTGTTTGATAAACCAGATGTGGTTTCAAATGGAATCAGAAATGGTAATGGCTGGGAAGGGCATCTGGAAACTATCTCAGAAAGGTTTCTTGTAAACAGCTTTGGTGGTTCTGTATTAGATATTGGAGCCAATCTAGGAAGTTACTCTGTTCCTCTAGCTCAGAAATTTCCTAATGTAACTTTTCATTCTTTTGAACCGCAAAGAATTGTTTTCTATCAGCTGTGTTCAAATGTCTTGATCAATTCCCTACAGAATGTCATTTGCCATAATTACGGTATATCAGATTGCAATGATAGATTTATGGCGATAATGCCAGACTATGCAATTGAGACTAATGTTGGCGCATTCAGCCTTGATGAGCAAACTCGTGAGAACAATTATGAATGCGCAACTAAAGGACTGATGGAAGAGATTGAAGTTAAAATCCTTGATGAGCAATCTTTTAAAAATGTCAGGCTAATTAAAATTGATGTTGAAGGTCTTGAGATGGAAGTTCTCAAGGGGGCGTTAAAGACAATTAAAGACAATGACTTTCCTCCTATTATCTTTGAAGCCTGGACTTATAAACCCTGGTATGAGGATAGGAGAAAAGAACTTATTAAGTTTGTTGAATCTCTTGGTTATAACATCACTACTATCGGTGAAAACAATATTGCTCAACACAATACCCATCCGCAAATAGAATTTAGATTTGAGGTGATTAAGAATGTCTAAACAAGATAAAATTACTCATGCAGTGTATTTCACACTTCATGCAATTACAATTGCTATACTATTAATTAAGTAATACAATGGCGAGTAGCTCAGTTGGCAGAGCAAGGGACTGTTAATCCCTGGGTCGTAGGTTCAAGCCCTACCTCGCCAGCCATGTTGATTATTGATAACTATGTGCCCATAGAAGAACAGGGGTATCTGTATGAATACTTTACCGACCCTCAAGTTTCTTATCGGTTCTATCGTAGCCATATCTATCACGAGGGTGAAATGTGGACTCATGCACCAATGCAGATGTCACATCACCTGTATGAATCTGAATCAGATATTGCCTCTAGTCATCTACCTGCAATTGGCAAGCTTGTCGGTAATCTGGTAGATAGATTTGGTAATATTAATCTTTTGCGGGCTAAGGTAAATGTAACCTCTCCA